TTAAAAGTGTTGTGCTCTAACCAGCTGAGCTACGGAGTGGAATACCCACATTACTGTATTAACAATAGATGTGGGTTCAGAAGTCATTTTAATACGTTGCTCTATCCAAATGAGCTAAAATGGGAAATTCCCACTTATTGGATTCGAACCAATTACCTACGGCTTACAAGGCTTGAGGTTTTGCTGTTAGACTTCTTGTAGTTTAACTAAAAATAGAGTAGGGTAACGGAGTTGAACCGTTCTGACTGGTTTTGCAGACCAGCCCCTAACCGCTCGGGCAACCCTACATAGAATACTTCTTATGAGTTCCTATGTTCCCTATTTGGGTCAGTTTCAATAATACATTATTAACGAATAACTCTATAAGAGTTGTGGAGCAGGTGGGATTCGAACCCAATCCTCCAGATTGCAAATCTAGCGCATTAGCCAATTATGCTACCTCCCCAGATGTAATTATTAAAACAGTAGCTTTATCACCATTTATCTCTCTGGATAAGCCTATCTTTTGAACGTGTGTCTGGCTACTGTTTAAATAATATCAGAATACTTTCTTTCGCCCTCTCGGACTACACCAACATTTCAACCTCCCCTTATAATAACACACAATGGTGGGGAGGGCAGGAATCGAACCTACGTTTAGACAAAGTTACAGTTTGTTTGAATAGCTTTTTAAGTTTGCTGTAAGTATTCTTGTATTCTATCGTTTAACTAAATCGTTGGGAGGACGAGATTCGAACTCGCAACCTCTACATCCCAAATGTAGTAGACTAGCCTATTGTCCTACCTCCCAATTTACAGAAGACTATTGTTGATGTTTGCAATCCAAAATATACTGCTATAATCAAAATATTTGCTGTAAGTCTTCTTATTAACTAATCGCTTGCACGCCGTGAGGGATTCGAACCCCCATATCACGGTTTTGGAGACCGTTGCTTCCCCGTCATGCCACCGACGCATATAGTAGACTTACTTCACAGCAAATCTACTAAATTTAGTTTTATATTAAACATAACCTTGCCAGGTTGAGGGCGGTGTCGGACTCGAACCGACAACCCTTGGATTAACAGTCCAATGCTCTAACCATTAAAGCTAACCGCCCAATTTAACAGGAAACATTGTTTAGCGTTGTCAAATTAAAAGTTTGATGCTTGAATAGATTTGCTGTTTGTTTCCTTATAGTGAGTACAAGTTTCACCGACCTTGCACTCTATCGTAACTACAACAGTCCTAAGTGAAAATTCACTCAGCATAGCCTGGTGTAATGTATTTCTTACCAATGAACTAACCCAGTTACCATAGGGTGAGTATCCTTATAATGATAGATAACAGACTCTATAAATGAAGACTGTTTATGCTTTAATTCCATCAAGTAATTTTTTCCATAGTAGCCACTGGTGAATATTTTATCTTTAGAGAACTCAGTAAGGGTATTATCATAGATGTTTCTATTAAGCCAATCCCAAGTAGTAACTAAAGGTGCTCCTCTTAGACATAATGTATATAACAGATACCTATTACCACATCTTTCATCCATAGCTTCTTTAATAGTTCTGAGTGTAGCACCAGAGTTCTTAAAGGTATCACAGAAATCACAATCCATTATAGGAACTATTTCTTGTTGTATATTCTCCAGTTTAACTCCAGCAGCTTTTCTTTCCTTACTCCAAGTAAGGTCAACTAAAGTTAATTCCGAAGGTTTTATAGTTTCTAAGATGAGTTCCTTATAAACTAACGGCTCCTCTCCTGCCAATCCTCTCATAGTTAAGCCAGGTTCTATCTTACTGAATAATAGTCTCTGGACAATTCTCTTAATCTTGTGTTCCATTTTCAATCTAATACTTTAATAGGCGCGGGGGAGGGACTCGAACCCTCGACCTCTAGGTTATGAGCCTAGTGAGCTACCAACTGCTACCACCCCACACGTTATTGTCTTCCAGTGAACCCTTGCATAAGAATATCACCAGTTACATCACCTAATACATTAAGAAGATATTCAGAGGCATTATTCTCAGTAGATGGTTCAGTATCTTTGTGAATACGTTTTGCTAAATATAGCAATTCATCTAATTTTTGAATAATTAAGTCTAATTTCTCTTCCATAACATATTTAATTAGTTGCGGATGTAAGATTCGAACTTACGACACCTTGCGAGTGTTCCAGCTTATGAGACTGGTGAGATAGACCACTTCTCTAATCCGCGATGTTAATAAAAGGAACTTAGTCAATAAGGGCATTAACTTCAATCCTCACTCTTCACTTTATTGGATTTCGTGTGCCCTAATGTATTCTAAGTTCCTGTCATTGGATTACTTTGCTAGCTTTCATCCAACCTCCACTAAAAATCTTTACTAAGAGCCTTATTAGCGAATGCTCTTCACACGTTTCAAGTCAGTGTGATACTAAGGACTCCCTCACGTTGTGTCCTCAACAACACGCTCCCGTATTAACCCTCAGAGAGTATTGGGGAAGATGCGGTGCATACGAGAATCGAACTCGTACCCCAAGATAGACAGTCTAGTATCCTAACCATTAGACCAATGCACCATTTTAGCGTCACCAACTCAAAAAGTCACCGTTTGAATAAACTCGGAGGCTGTAACGCTAAACAGTAGACTTCACGGATTATCTACTTACAAATTTTAAGCTTATTCTGTGGACCGACTGGGAATCGAACCCAGACTCTCTGCGTGCAAAGCAGAAGTGCTCGCCATTATCACTATCAGCCCATAAAAGAGAATTTCCTTTATACATTCACATCGTTCATGCACAATATAACATCCATTCTCTTATTCACCTATTGCTAGGCTCTGTCCTCTTTACTATCCTGTCGAAAGAGTAATCTCAAAAGACATACTGGACAATTCACACTCACCAGTCTTAGGACTCATAACGCAGTCAGCGCAAGCCTATTCCTGCCAGCTCGCAGCAGCCACATACCCTTAACGTCTGATGTGGATAGACGGAACGAAGAGCAGGTAATGAGAATCGAACTCACATCCTCGGCATGGCAAGCCGATGCACTAACCGTTGTGCTATACCTGCAAATTTGAGTAGGTGAAGGGAATCGAACCCTCATCTCCAGCTTGGAAGGCTGGAGCACTGAACCATTGTGCTACACCTACAGACTAAATATGCCCATCTTCACAGACGAGCATACTCTTTACCAAAGCACTTGACTTTAGCAGATATTGTTGTGGGAGTGGTAGGATTCGAACCTACTCAGCCCGAAGGCAACAGATTTACAGTCTGTCCCACCTCTCCAACTGTGGCGCACTCCCCTCAACAATGGGATAAATAAAACACAAACACAATCACGTTCTCTCAACGTTTCTGAGTACAAAGATAGTGCAATCTTTAGACTCTACAAAGTGAATAATGTTAAATTTTGTAACAATCAAATATATTGCTATATCCCATCGTAATGTCGAAATTACTAATACTCTGCTAACGGTTATCTATCTTCACAGACCAATAACATGGATAAAATGCAAATTTACAAAGAATTTGTAAGGGAAGTGGGATTCGAACCCACAATAATACTGACCTAGAATGTGTATCACAATCATCTCGATTGCCGCTCTACCGTTCGCGTATTCCCTTATTTTTACTACCCATCTTCACAGACAGGCAGTATTATTAGTTAATATTATTGAATATGGCACAAACCAAGCAGAGGGTGGGGGAATCGAACCCCCACTCCCAAGAATTAAACGTTCTTGTGCTTTATCCATTAAGCTAACCCCCTAAGGACTAACTCGAAACTCCTCGATGATAGCCCCTAGTTTGTGAGATAACGTTCAATAGCCTGATGCTAATGCTGTTTTATAGTCTAGCGTGTTAATCCACTTCACCAGCGCGCCATGTTAGAGAGGGTGAGAATCATACACATAAGAGTCATATTGATTGCTGCTTACTTGCAATACTGCTCATCTAATATGTTGATTCCTATGCTTCTATCCCACCCATAAACAAAGGATTTAGAGGCGCGCACGGGATTCGAACCCGTGAATGGCTAGATTTAATAATTAATTAATTATTTTGAACCATAGCTACTGGTTTCTCACAATAAGGCTAAAGCTAAAGCTCTTGACTCAATGCTTATGCTAAATATCTAGGATTTAGTAACGCTGAGGCTTAAGCTAAAGCTTTAGTCAATATTTTTATTTTTTATTTACCATGATGTAAGAAGGTAATCAACTTGTCCACGTCAAGATTAGGATTCTCGGCGGGAGTATCATTAACAACCTTCAACGCTTCTGTCACTGCTGCCAGGATGTTACTCCTTCTTCTCAGCAATTCAGCACGTTGTCTCTGAGTCCATTCACCAGTAAACTTCTGCAATGTATAATCACCAGTTTCTACTGTCTTTTTCTTGATAGTAACTTTGGCATTATAGTTAGCAGGAAGACGTGCTGGGTCAAGATTCGGGTCTTTAAGGATACATTCCTCAGATTCTGTGGTACGTGTTACACCTTTCAACATTTCTGTTTGACAGATGCTACGTCCAGCATATTCTGGGTCGGTACCTTCAAGCCATACCTCTGCATCAGAGCGGACAGGAATGTTGTTGTACATATCCTCCAGTGGTTTACTTGTCAGGATAGTCTTGAGCCTCATAAGGTCAAGAGCAGTCAATTTACCGAATGATATACCATCTACTATCAATTCAACTCTCGGTGCACCAGCAGAGTTAGTTGCTTCAACAGCAAATAGTTCATTCAGATAAGGAATAGAGTTCTGCTCAAACCATTCGAGTTTCTCCTCTACAGTTGTGGCTACCTTAGTTGTGCCCATATAACGAGCATCTTCAGCATAGCCATCTCTGGGCTTAAAGGTCTTCTTAATACCTTGGAACATGCCCTGATTCTTCTTAAAGAAGGCAGCATAGTCACCAACCATTCTGTTGAACATTGATTGACTATGGTCTACTTTAGCCAGTAGTGTGTTAAGCTTAATCATTTCTTATTCTTTTTAAAGTTTTTCTTTTTGTTTTCAACAATAACAAGCCGATTCAGTAGTTCTTGGTCCATAGCTGCATTGAACAACTCTGTGGCATTTCTAGGACTAGCCTTAAATGGTTTAGTTCCCATGATAAATGCAATAGCGGCAGGGTCATAGCCACTTAGGTAGAAGTTGTTGGGAGCATCAGCAAAGTCTTCAAACTTAGGCTTCATTCCCCTACCATAATAACCATTAGGCAAATCCCAAAGGATTAACTTAAAGTTATCAACATACTCCTTACTAAAGCCACCTCTGCGGAGTCTATTTCTAAATTCCTCAAAGTTGGTTACATTGCTACCATACCAGTTGAACTCACCATCACTAACGAGCAACGCTCCAGTTGGGAACTCATTCTCAGATACTTTCATTGAGCTTTTCAGCTTAACAAACATATCTGCCACAGATTGCAAGTTAGTACTTCCAAAGTTGCTGTCTTTGTCATTAGTCCACCTTTCAATAGCAGTCTTACCTTGCCACTTGCAAAGCTTACAAGTATTGCTAAATGTAGCATAGGCGTCCTTAAATGGACCATCTAATAATGCAGAGAAATAGAGAGCCATTGCTTTACCAATAGCATAAGATGACATATTAGTTCCGATAGCCTCTGCGGTCATAGAGCCTGAAATGTCTCTAACTACCAACAATTTGCTGTCTTGGTTGAGATTCTGTCTTCCAGTCTCAACTAATCCATTAAATTGTGCATTGATAGTCTCTTCTCTGTAGTCTTCCAGCCTGTTAGTATAATAACTGTTACCAAGCGGTTGGAACAGTTCAAACACAAATCCAGTATATTTAGCCGTTTTACGACCACCAATCCACTTCGCATACTTCTCTGTCAATCCTTGATTTTTCAAGAACTTAGAGCCTACCAGAAGGCTCAGAGCGCGTCCATGAATGGTATTGAAGTCAAGTTCGAGCAACCTCTTCTGGCTAATTATTTGCTGCCAAGTATGAGCAGTTCCACTCTGTTTGAGTTTTCTGTACTTACGTTGTGCAGCACGGCTATCAGAAGCATCTTTATCAGACTTCTTATCAGCCTTCTTACCATAAATGCAAGAAGCCAAATACTGACCAATAATAGTACGGGCTTGTGATTCAACAGTTTTACATTCCTTTACTGAACGAATAGTTGGCAGATATTTCTTTACCAATTCACTTGTATGACCATTAGCTAATCCAGCTAAGATAGTCTTACGCATGAAGTTCCAATCCAACTTTCTTCCTTCCCAGCCATGATATTGTAAATCAAGGCTCATCATTTCAAATACATCCTTCCAAGAACCAGCAGCAATGAAATAAGGTAGGTTAGCCATGAATGTTGGTTTGTGATGCATTGCTAACCATAGCATACGCATAATACCTTCATTCTTCAAACCTTGTCCTCTTTGAACATCTAAGGTGATGGTTTCATTAGGAAGAACAATCTGAGTCTCACGAGTAATCAAGCGGATATACACTGCGAGTTGCAAACACTTCTTTGGACTAATACTCCACAATTTATACATATCCTTAGCTACCTCAGAATATTCACGAGGAGCTTTGAAATTTGCAATCATTGCGAAGTTATCCACAAATGCATCATTACTAGTGCTATACTTCTTAGCACCATTACCACTCACAGTCTCCGCGGACACTTTCAATCCTGCCTTAACAAAGGCATTTTCTTGCGCAGGAGTTTCAGTCTTGTACAGACTTTTCTTCTTCTTACTAAATTCCATTGTTTATCTCTTAATTTATAATTAAATTGAGATAATTATATAGCGTGTCTTTACCTACATAATCTATCCTTTTTTACTATCACAATAAAAACAATCACTCAGCTACTTACATGGCAAATGAAAGATATAGCTGAGTGAAAGGTCGAAAATGGAACTGACGACCTACTCTTGTATTTTGCTTGACCATTAATCAAAATATTGTTAAACATTTTAGATAATTTACAAGAGACATAAGGATTTTCTCCTTACATAATTCATTGAGGAGTTGCACCTCATCCTCCCACTTTGGCAGTGGGCGAACACTTCTTATTCGTATGAACTAGGTTTCAACTTTTATTTATACACGTTTAAGTCAACTATATGTGCGCACATATAGCCTAACTCATCAGGTCAGTTTCGTGTCTCGCAGTAGGAATTGCCCTACAACAGTTATGTTTACCAATTTGGAAGTCCCTCTCTCTAACCCATGCACGAGTAGGTAGTTAGGCATTCCAGGTATTTCATGTCCAGTTTCACCCATAGCTTCATAATCCTCATCAGCTGAAAGATTATAATATCTAAGAGTAGCTTCCACAGCCTGATTATACTCATCAGGATATTCATGGCACGCATTTACACACGTGCCATTAATTGGGTCAATGATTTGAATGTACACTCTTTTCATAATCCAGCAACTTTGAGATACATAGTAAACCACGCTTCAATACTATCCTTGGGTTCTTCCCAAGTATCAGCCTTCTTTCGCAGCCTAACTACAAATTTATTAAAGGATATACCTAATCTATCTCTAGCCTTATCCCATGCAGTTGAGTGGTCTCTGACAAATACTGAATTAGTATCCAATATTTCTGAAATCAAGATAAGTTCTTCCATCAATTGTTTACCATGAGAGATAGCTTCTTCTGTTATTACTAATTTACCAGAATTAAAGGCATTTCGCATGGACTGTCTAGTCCTTCCAGATGCTAGTATACACAGAGCAGCCTGGATTGAATATACGTTAGCCAGCTTGAAGACTGATGGGTACGAATCCATAAACTCTTTAAGACGAACATATGCTTCCTTTCTCTCATAGACATATGAATCTAACCTATCGTTAGCTTTCCATCTATCTTGGGAATTATTGATGAGACGAGCTGTTTCTAATGAATCGTCGTCCTTATACATATATACTCTAAGGGTAAACGGAATACCTTTTTCTATACACTCCAGAGCTGCAGCTAATCTATGATTACCCTCAGTTACAAATCTGTAGGGTACAGCTACTAATATCGGTGGAATGTACACGCCTTGTTTGTAAGCCTCTATTAAGGATTCTACTTTCTTAGCCTTTATAGGTCTATTACCAGGAAGTAATCTGAGTGCCTTAATAACATCAGCATTCTTTTCTGTAAGTACATAGACATTCTCTGTGGGAATGTCCTTAATCATGTCAGCAAAGTCTAAATTTTCCATTTTCAATTTGTCAATTAGTTAAACATAAAATAGCGGGAGAGATGCAGGTGACATCTCTCATTCTGTATTTCAAGACCTATTGCCTAAACCAATATGAAGCGTATAGTACTGATTCTTCGGCATCCCGCTTTGTGGACTAACAGGGATTCGAACCCATCACTAAATCATTTAGCACACCGACACTATAGGTCTAAATTTCCCAAACCAGTAATAAGTCTCTTCTCTCCGCCCTTGCAATGACTTTAAGAAGTTTCTAAATTACCTACCTGCGGAGTAGTTATTCCTAAGTAGCATCATTAGTGTCCTATAACAAGTGCACTCATTATAGGCGTTAATCCATGTGGACTTGGGCGGAGTCGAACCGCCGTCCAGACAATCCTTATTATAAGGATAACGTGTGTCTCATTTATATTACATCAGCCAGTGAGTTCTGGCATATAGATAGTTTTAATAGACTTATCCAGAAACCAGATTCAATCGCAATGAAGGAATCAGTACATCTAAAGCTATATATTACAAACTATCAAACTTTAAGGCTCGAAAGCTGACGCTTTCAAACCTAGGGCTGACCGAAGTCATCCTCTCCACCACTTCATTTACGTTGAAGAACGAGTAGCACTTTTAGGTAAAACCCTTGCGTCCCTACTATACACATTTGCGGAGAATCTCAGCTTTACTAACCTTTGGCTTTCAAGTTAAGTGGGCTGCTCCTATAATGCTTCTTCCCACACCTCTTCCGTTTCTAGGTCTTCTCCATTAACCCGACTATATTAATATGTTAATACTAATAAGCCAGTAGCTTAAGCTACCATTCTGTAAACAGTGTTGCCACTTAAAATTGTGCATCATTTTATAAGAGTTGGTGCCAACTCTACACGTCCTCATAACTTGTAATCACCTGTCAAAACCATACAAGCCCAAGTTGGTGCAGTTATACTCCTGCACCTTTGAGTAATGAGTTATATAACTTTGCCAAGCTACTCTGAGCCTGCTTCATACGGTTGGTAGGACTAGTCCTGTTGATACAAGCACTAAGTGACCTCATAACTTCTTTAACATTACTAGCTAAAGTATTCATTTCCTCAACCTTCTGATTATATAAATCGTTTAGAGTATCATAACTGACCCTCAAGGCATCAAGGGTCTCTTTAGTCGCTTTTAACTTCTGTCGGTTGTTTATATAGCCAACTGAATAATTAACAAGACCATTAATGTATTTACTCTTCCTAATTAGGAATTTGTCATAGGAGTCTGGTTCACTTAGTAGTGCATCCTTTTTCTCTAACTCCTCCTTTAAGTCTTCTATCTCTCCAAGCATTTCAAGATAGATTCTTCTAGGAACTTGTATGTACACTTCTTCCATAATTAGAACGGTAAGTCAGTTATGTGTTTATACTTACAAAACTCATAGACACGCACATTACTAATCTGTGCATCTTCCACAGCTTTGAGAGTTCTCTCGTAATCCCAACAAGTAGTTATTATTCTCTCAGGTTCACAGAAGAACCATTCCTTAATAATATCTTTGTCAGGTATTGGTTCATCAATAGTCCATTCCCATTCTTTCTGTAATCGTAAATCGTAGTGGTGTAATATCTTGTATTCACCTCTACCAAACAATTCATCAAGTAGGTAATGCATTAATAAACCACTTATAGCATCACATCCACAGAAGATGATTTTCTCTTCTTTAGAGTGTAACTTTCTTAGAGCGTAATCCTTTGGCATATTATTTATACTTTTTAGCAAGTTCCCAAGCAGTTGGAGATGTTAGTTTATTGATAGCAGATTTATATCCAGCCAATACAGACTCTCTTTGTTCTTCTGGAACTAAGAATGAGCAAGTTAATAATGGTTCAGTACCATTACCAAACTTCTTACATATTGGTGGTCTTCTATCATAAATATTACATCTACAATTCTCAGTTAAGAACGGACATTTATTCTTGTCAGGGTTGTGGTCTGTGATTGGATAACACATTACCTCGCCTTTCATATTCTCATCATCAATAACGAGAATCTCCTTGACTGGATTAACAATCCTATTCTTTAATGCAAATATGTATTTCTTAGGCAATGGAGCATTGTAACAACAACTCGCATGGCATTTAGATATATCACACTTCATCATAGGAAGTAGTAATCTCCACGTTCAAACGCCCAAATAACATGCTGTAGTTCCCAGTTCTCATGCCATCTTGTACCACTCTTATCACATATAACTTTCAGAGTATCACCTTCTATTGATTGTGGTTCAACTCTTCCAGTAAAAGCACCATTTCTACCAGAGAAAGGTTTGCCTTCTTCTAATTGCTTCAGTATATCCATTTCATTATTAGCTTTAAAAGTTGGCGGAGCTAGCTCACTTCACAGTGGACTAACCCCTTGATATTTGTCTTCAAAAACCTTTTTAGTTATCGCCTTTCTTACGCAGCTTTGACATTACAATAGCTGCACCGAGAAGAGACTTGAGTTCCTTAGGCATACCATCGATAATGTCCTTAACAGGGTCAATGTCATTATCGCTGCCATCACGATGTTTCAATGCTTCCAGCACATTCTTTACAGACTGAGCATCTTCAGTAGATATAGAGAAATGTTCACCACCGAATACAGAGGCTTCCATCTTCTTCAGGTCTACATGAGCCAAGTCATTGCCTTCTATGCTGAATATGAAAGCACCACATTCTTTACACTCTTTGACTGCCATTTCTTCAGCAATACGTCCTATGTATACAGGAGCATTACCTGTTGCCAGCAGTGCAAACGGTTCAAGAATCATAGAAAGTTTGTTGATAAGAGTAGGATATTTTTCCTGTTCTCTGTTCAAAATTGCATCAATCTTTTTCATGCTAAATCTTTGTTTTTAAGTGAAATAATAAAAATCATAAGTAATACACACAATACTAATGGCAACCAAAAGGATGCCATATAGCAATGGAAGCCTAAATATCCTGCAAATAGCAGGAATACGGCTTTAGTCAATCTTGCTTTCCACATACTTATCGAGATTAGTACGAGACAGCAGGATACACACGTTCCAATCCAAGTTGGATTCTACACACATTTCTTTAGCTGATTTGATGTACTCAGTACAATCATTAACTATAGCTTTGTGTTGTTCCTCAGTGACTTCCCCACTGCTGAGCTTAGCATTTGTCTGTTCGATTATAGATGCCATTTCAGCAACAGAATAGGCAATTACACCTAACTGAATGTCTGGGTTTAATACTTGAGCACGATTCACCAATTTGTTCTTTTCAATTTTCATTGTCGATTAGTTATTAAATTAAACATACTTGACCAATTAGTTTCATCCTTATGGATTACTTATAGCATCGCCACGTAAAGGCTTAGTCATGATGCCGACCCCATCACGGGGTATCGAGAAATTATATTCTCCAAATAAATGAATATCTATAAGATGTCTGTCTATTCCAGACTGCCAACCTGCGTTACGTCCGTTGCAGATAACTAAGGATGCATCCTTAGTACAGACTAGATTTAAGTGCGAGTCTGCATACACACCATACGTTTTTGAAGTGGTGTCATGGCTAATTCCCACTTTAGTTTACCTACAACCATACTTGGTGCTCTGAGTATCCACGCTTTTATGTACACTATTAAACGCTTCTTCTTATACCAAGTGAGCACAGGTCTTCAGTTACTCGATTCACAGTAATCAACCTAAGCACTTGTACTTTCACCTATTCTCCTCACGGAGAACCTGCCTTAATTATGGATAAATGGTGCTAGCTATTAAACTAGCACCCATTACGTAGGTTTATTGTTCTTTTATATATTTATTATAATCCTTGACCATTTGATTGAACTTGGCTCTTATGGAGTCTATTTGAGCATTGTAGGGAACAGTGTGAATTTCATCCCTCCTGTTAATACATTCCTTAATGGCTACTATACTCTCTTGGAACGACTGCAGCTCCTTTTCCAGACTAAATATGCTGTCTTTGAGAGTGTTCATATTTGCAGTGTTACGGTCTGGAGTTGGGATTTTAGATAATAAGTATAGCCATCCATTAGTCTTTAATGCCTTCATTCTTCTCTTTACATCAAGACTATGTATGATTCTACCATCTCTAGCTTCAAAGTCATCCTCATTGGTATATATTAATACGCCTTCACGATACACTTCAACTTGTACAGTTACGAGTTCTGGCAATGAGAAAGTTTTGGTATTTAAAGTAAATCCAAACTCCTTCTTTAATCTCCTTTCTATAGTAGAGTTTATTTTGCCCAGTTTGTAGTTGAAGAGTCTTTTTATATGGTCTTCGATAGTCATGTCTGCAATCTTTATCTCCTCCTGCTTACCAGGTTGAAAGTTGGGCTGAGATAGAATATAATTGCAAGCCAAGTCTATAAGATACAACTCTGCTAATGTATAATTATAGCAAGTAACTCTTAATGAGGTAAGAACAGAATTATTTATTAATAGAGTTCTGATTCCCACTCCTTGTGTCAGCTTTATGTTATATACACTGTTTAGGTATCTCAAAATAGATTTGCTTCTACAAGAGACATTTTTCTTAGGTATACACATAATAGTAGAAAGCTTTTCCGCTATTTCGGATTTATACTTCTCTGTAAGAGGATGCATATCATCCCAACTTAGTTGAAGTGCTTTTTCTATATCTCTAGGTAATTGTAAAGTGTTCATTATGAGATTGATTTGCGATTAGTTTAAACTTGCCTATCCTTTACAGCGATAGGCGTTCTGTATAGTGTTAAAGACCTTTGGCTGATAGTAAAGAATTAATTACATTTTTACTATGCTCTCTTATATCTTTATCTTCAACTTGGTCCAAATGATATTCAATATATGCCTTGTCAATTATAATGCCAGCACCAATACGAAATGCAGTGTCAGCAATAAGACTCATAAGGTCATTTGTTTCTTTTGTTGTCATTTTGTGAAGTTTTAAGTTATTTTCCAAAATAATATTGAAGTGCTTGCATCAAATTAGCATCTTGGCTGTCAAAGTCATTAGTATGCTCTGCTGCATATTCTAATGAATCCATACACTTAAATGCTTCTTCCATGCTATCAAAGGTCATATCATGTATCGTTGATGGTATAATAACCTTATTGGCTACTGCTCTACCATAACGTAATGATAATGATGTTGCTTTGCCATTATCCAATAGGGATTTCATAAATTCCTCCTGCTGAGGAGTAAGGAGTAAGTCACTACTCTTATTCGTAACTTGTCCAAATTTGTTTATTCTCATAAGAAGTAATGCTTTATGTTTAGTCCTTGAATACACATGAAAGTACTCCTACCAAGAATATACAAAATAAAAGAAAATAAATGAGTATATCCATGTTATTACGATTAGTTGATTTAGTTATTGTGACGCCTAGTTAAAGGCGTTTCGTCTTAATTTTCAAAGACTCGTCAGACAATTTCCTAAATTTGGGATTAAATAGTGTAAGAGAACACAACAAACCATTAGAAAAGTGTATTCTCTTACTTAGTCCTTAACCAGTCCCATTTGAATGTTTGGAAAATTTGGAATTTGGTAGGACTTTGTGCTGCTCCCCATGCTCATTCCTTACTCTGTTGCTCTCGTTGTGCAGACTCAATACAACATAGTTCAAGATAGCATATACATATCCTACTTTCTGTAGCAGAAAGAAACATGTATCATACTTAGGAACATCTGGGTTAGGTAGAACTGAGTAGATGACAGTTCCTGCTCTGAGGATTCTGTCACCTACTAATTCACCTTTAACGGTTACGGTTATGCGAGGTCGATTTTGAATACCCATTGATTACCCAATGTTCTAGTACCATTAGCTCTCTGTCGCATGGTCTGTACTGATTGGATTTGGGAGATTTTCAACTTCTTACCCGCAATGCTGTTCAAAGCCGACTCAGCATCTGCCGATTGTTTCCAAAGGTCAACGGCTGTACCCGTAGCAATCACAGCAGGCAGATTGTTTCCAGCAGCATCCTTTGCTCTTGTGCTATCATCATTGTAAGGTACAACAGCCTTTACGAATGAACTGAGATACAATTCTTTCGGCTGACCAGCAACCTCAACAAAGATACCAGGAGCAGGATTGCCATTGAACTTACGAATGAATTTACAAGCTTGCAAATCTTCACCAGAAGGAATTTCAAATTCATCCCCTTCAGCAAACATATTGCTACCATCATTCACACGTACTTCGATGTTTGCAAAGCTAACACCATTACCTACTTGACCACCAGCAACCTTCACTCTCTGGAGTGCAGTTGCAACATTCTGACTTAATGCCATAATACTTAAATTTTTAAAAAAGTTAATCTATTCTCAAGCTAACTTTAAAATAATTCAATTCGCCTCTTGAGACAGACAAATTAAATGCCAATACAATAACTCAGTATCGGCACAATACTGTAGGCGTTATACACTTAGGCTATATTATAAGTTTTATAGTTAGGCTATATTGTTATTATATAATAATAGAGGGAGATTATTCTCCCTCTTTAATTAAATATGGTTTGATAACGGCATATTCTTTATAGCTGATTTGCTCAATAGTTTTAGGTGTGCCATCACCCCAAACGATGATTTTTACATCGCAAAGCCTTGCTTTGAGTAACTTTGCTTTGTAAACTCCTTTGATTATTTTTTCTAACATAGTTTTATGCACTTAATTCGTGTCGTGCGCAACTTTTTATATTATTCTACTTCTTGAATATAAATATCATAATGGCAAAGAGGTCCGAAAGTATAAGCACATTCAATATATCTTTTTTAATGATTATTCTAATTTAATGTAAGCAGTTTAAAGACTTGCTTAGGTCTGTTTGTTTACTCTGCAAATTCAAACCCAATTAAAGCGGCTGGAACCTCAAAAGGTCTGCCCGTTTTAGTCGGAATTGAACGTGCATAAACTTGTCTATGGCAAACTAATTCTTTGCCCTTAGCTAAGGAAACAAACATTTCGCCCAACTCTTTGTTAGTTGTTTGTGCGGTTAGTTTATCCCTTAATTCTTTTGAAATAGTGGAGTTATTGACAACTTCCACCGTTTCACCGCCTTTGCGTTCAAATGCCTTTTTCAACAAGGTAGAAAGCCAAAGTTCTTGCTCATTGCCTTGCTCATCAATAAGCAAAGCAACAACACTAACACGATTTGAACTTTCAGACCTTGCAAAGCAATATCCTTCCGCCGAAAGTTTGAACTTTCTACCCTCTTGGTATGGTGAAAGGTCATCATTCGGAACACTGGCTTTTTGATTTGCCAACTGATTGAACATTGCTTCATTGTCTTTGTTAATTCTTGTAAAACCTTCTAACATGGCTTTAATGTTTTGACACATTGGATGCCTTTTTCATCCGCTAATGGTTTGTTCAGTGGTTGTGTCAATTCCACCTAACGACAAACCGTTTTCCCTCTGCACAGGGAGCTACGCCTTTGTCGCTAACTTTATGTAAGTGTTATAAATTTAGGCTTGATTTTTCTAACGAAACCCCCAGGGGGTGTTTCGTAGAACACTACCCTCCCTCTCGTCTTTTCTACCTATTTCCATTTTCCAATTTCAACTATCACACAGTTTACACTAAAATTTGCAATTCGCGAATCGCGAATTTGACATTTATCAGCCAATAAAATTAAATTTCTAATTGACTGGTCACCTCAATGGGGAGGGGGTGTATTTTTGGAGTACCTAGTACCTGAGTTCGCCTATATTAAATATATTTAAGTATATATCATTAGGTAGTCTATTTGGAATATACTATCTTTGTATTATTAAACAATAAGGAAGAATAAATATATTAATAACAAATTTTTAAATTATGGCTAAAGAAGTTAAAGAAAATCTAACAGAATCAGTTGATGCAAAATGCCAGTGTGGTAGTGCAGAGCCTAAAGAGGAATCAGTTCTTTGGGGTAAAGTTACAGTAGCTAAATTAACAGTATTGGATAAGATTATACGTGGAATGGAAAATGGTGCTAATATTGAGCATTGTTTAGTATTATCTAATATCTATAAGAACCTATGCAATTAAAATCTATACTTGATAAGTATGATGTTATAGAGGCACAAGTACTCTATAATAAGGCAGTAGAGCTATTACAGCTCATTAGTGATGAAGAACTAGAGGAGATATTTACTAAATATCCAGCATTGTTCTCTAAGATTACTAATGTTCACCTTACCCATGAACAGCTACTAAGGGATAAGCAATCTATTAAAGATGCTATTGATGTATTTATAGAGACTATTGAATCACGAAACCTTACTAAGGATGAATTTGATGCAATGACTCTAGATGATATTAAGGATTATATGAATAGCATTATTACAACTAAACTCCCTTGTTTACATAGAATTATTAATGAACTAGAGGATAAAGTAAATGATTCCAGAAATCAGGCAAATTAAAATGAGCTTAACTCTCTTCGAGCAAGGCTTAGAAGAGTTTATGAAGAAGGCTGAGCAAGTTAAGAATGATAATATAGAACTAGCTAAAGAGAATGATAAGTTAAAAGCCAAGATTCTTGAGCTAGAAAATAAATTGAAGGGCTAATGACTATTAACGAAATTGAATTATATGATGTAGAGGCTGTTGATGAAGTATTATCACACCTATCTAATGGAGATGCAAATGTAATACAAGAAGCAATATCTTCTTTATGTGGAATGGTCACTATTAGAGATAAATACATCAAAGAGCTAAAAGAAAAGATATTGCAGGCTGGTAATATCCTAGATGCAAAGACTATTACAGAATATGAAACCAAACGTATTCCAGGTTGTATCCAAGATATTGCTCCCAACAAAAGATGGTCAAATACTTTTGGAGGATGATATACTACAGAGACAGAATGTGCTATATAGTCCTTAAAGAAGGGGAATATATGGTGCAGATTGCTTATACAGTTCCAACTGACCCGAAAGTTGCAGAGGAATTATTACATATGAATGTATCAAAAGCCCATGAACAGATGGCTGAATTAATAAAGACAGAAAGAAGACGGGCATTAGAAATTAAAGTATATGGTGAGGATAACTGATGACAAAGAAATAAAGGAAACTGTATTAGCTGGCTTACAGAGGAATAAGGAGAAGTATGGTAAAAGATACTGCCCTTGTTCCTTAGTAAGGACAGATGATACAGTATGTATGTGTAAAGAGTTTAGGGAAATGGAAGAAGGTACTTGTCATTGTCAACTCTATATAAAGACTAAGGATGTAGACATTCCTTCCCATGTGGATAATAGTACACTTGGATATACATCTAAGAGTTTTAAAATAAACTTTAAGGAAGTAGAGTGATATGAAAACATTTAAAGGTCATAAACAAGAAACTCTATTACTAATTGAAGAATCCGATTTAGATGATAAGATTGCAAGTAAGCTAAGAGGTAATCACGTAGATTATATAATTGCACCATTGTCAGCTAAAGATAATGAGGATTTTATGAAGCAGGCTCTATGTTGTATTTCTATTAGTGGGATTTACTGGGGTCAAATATTATATTACACATGAACGAATTACTTAGTATATTAGAGGGACATACCTCTATCGAGGAAGCCTTAGAATTTTATCAGTTAATATATAGAGCTGTAAAAGAAAATGCCTATATACATCCAGGTTGGGATTATCTTAGATACCCTTCTGTAACAATTAAATCTATAGAGTAATGGTATCATCTGCCGCTATATGTTTACTTCTTTCTAGACCTCACCCTTCGGAAGGTAGGTCTTGCTGGTATAATACATATACCTATATAGATGAACACATTAAACCGAAATTCGAAGAGTTTGGTTTTCCGTTAGACGACAACTATCTTTATGTAGGAAAATATAAGGATTGTAGATTATCTATATCAATAATAGATGAAATAATAACCATACATATGTCTACCTGTGAAGGAGAGCGAAGGATTTCAAATAGATATGAAACTTCATTAACATTATTTAATACATTCACGAAAGATGGATTCAATTATGTACTCGATTCTTTATATAGGTGGATAGAAATGACAAAAGGCGAACTTAGCTAAATGCTAGGCTCGCCTTTTCTGTTATGTAATATAATACCAATCATTTCTATCTCTTACATTCTTATCTTCTAGTTGCTTACTATCTAAATGGTAATCACCATCTCTAAAGTTTAGCTCTTTAGTACCATAATTCCAATAGAAATATCCATGCCATCCTGGAAGCATTAATATCTTACCAGTAGCAGCATATAAAGTAGCTTGATTATAATTCATTCTTATCCTTAGATTTATTATCAAACTTCTTCCAGATTCCTGTTATAGAATCAATACCAAGTAATGCCATACAACAGACTAGGAATGTATCTATCATTAATGGGGCTTGAACAACGTGTACAGTACAGTATAGTAATACAGCAATAGCTACGAACCATCCCAATACACCACACACTCTTTTACTACTAATTCCAGAGTGTGAACTGAACATTCCCTTTATAAAAGTTATAAACCTCATAGTATTAGAAATTAAACATCTGTATCCTACTAGCTACATCAGTTCCACTTCCAGATTTACTCCAATGTCTATCAGATGGGTTAGCTAATCCTTGTAAGTATTTCCTAACACCACCATTACCTGCTAACCATGCTCCACCTAACAATCCAAATTTAGTATATCCTTTTTGTGCAGCTAGCTCTAAATCTTTCTTATTAAATCCCCTTTCAAATGACTTAGCTAATTTAATTGCAGCCTTAATTTGCAGTTTAGGATTATTTCTAAATGTCTCTATATCTGTACCTGCATAAGCGGTAATATTATTATACTTCTTACCATCCTGCATGAATTGGAAATATCCATAAGCGGGAGCACCAGCTCTATTTTGAATTGCACTATTAAATCCAGATTCCTGCTCTGCCATTTTAGTAAGGAACTGTCTATAATGCTTAGCTTCTGGGTCTTCCTTTTCTACTTCATCATACCACTTATTAAACTCATCTAAACCTTTAGATGGCTTGATATTAAATAGTTCTCTCTTCATAGGTGTGTTTACAGCTGATTCTATAATAGGCTCATCTATTCTAGGCTCATCAACCTTAGGTTGTGAAACTACTGACTCATCTCTAACAATAGGAATATTATATGTGCTAAATACATCCGAAGACTCGAATTTAGGTATGTCAGGAGTCTCCACTGGGGTATATGATACAAACTGTAATCCATCCTGACCCTTTCTAACTCTATTAGTAGAATATGTAGGTCTATCAGACTTCATAAACTTCTTCCTCATATCTCTCTTATTATTAAGAGTTCTTGAGTTTCTTACTAGGGGAGAATCCTTGAATTTAAATCTCCTACCATCTGATACTAGGCTACCACCCTTCTTCATAGTTAATAGTGCACCTTGCATTAAGGGCTGCCTTCTTATATATGGATTTTTAGGAATACTCTTTATGCTATCCCAAACTCTCCTACTACCTATATAAATAGGATTCTCTTGCTGTAATATAAAAGGGGTTCCTACTTTATCCATTAATGCAGCTTGCTTAGTAGCTCTAACTCCTTCAGCAACATTATCTCCTGACCATCTTTTAGCATAGTCTCTAGGATTAAACTTCCACATATCCTGAGATATTTGAGTTAGTTTACCTTTCTTGTTATAGTCTATTTTAATAACATGACCTCCTACATCGTCAATTGGACCAACATAGTTAGTACCAGGCTGCCTAAAGGTTTGAAATCCATCTGGCATTTCTATAACCATATCTCCTTCCTTACCTTGTAATTTACCAATGCCATTAGAGTAGTTATTAAATTCATCTACATTATTGAATCTTAATGGATGACCACTTTTAACTACAGATTGCATTTGGTATCTTCTACCTTCAATACCAGGATATAACTCACTATATCTTTTATCATAATTAAACCCTTGACCTTTAGCTGGCTTAAATGATTTAGCTATTCTCTGGAACCAAGGACTTCTACTTATTAATGGGTCATTCTGGAATAAATATAGTCCTAATAAGTCTCTATCACCATTATTACCCTCTGGTGTTGCTGAACCAGTATAGGTAGAATCATTATTCTTAATATCCTTTAGAGATACAGAAGCATTGCCTTTAGTTCTCCTTCCTACTTTATAAGCTGCAACCCTGGCAGGAGTTTTCTCTACGTTAGATAAGAATGGCATTACTCTATTTATAGATGCCATAGCCATATTAGTAGGTGTGCGAGCTTCCTTATTAAATATCCAATGGTCTTTATTAAGAGTACTCCAACCTAAGTCAGCATCTCCCTTAATAAACTTAGTAGCTAATTTATTCTTAGTAATATTTAAGCCTTTGCCTCCACCATATACTGCTCCTGGAGTGGTTACTAATGCTGCACCAGCCATAGCAGGCATTACAGTCCTCTCTAAGCCTACTAATGGATTAGTTCCATTCCTCATTGAGGCTTTAAATCGTTCTTTAGCACCTTTAAAAGGATGCCAATAATCCCTATTTCTCTCGGCGGCAGTTCTGTTATCAGTAGATGGTTTTCCACCTAAATCGGTAATGTAATACTGTCTTGGTTTGGCTTTAATAAGTTCTGGAATATCAGGTTTAACTACTCTAGTATTATCCTGAATAGCTACTATATTACCTTCTTGTAACTTCGTTATCCTCATATCTAATTATATTATTATGTAGTTTCTTATGACAATTAGAGCAAACTACTATACACTTATTCATCTCCTTAATAAAAAGAGGTGTGGGAAGGTTCTTAACTGCTCTTGATATTGTATAGAGTTTATTCCTTATATGATGTAACTCTAAACAGCAGTAAGTAGTCTCCCCACATATACAACATTCTTTCTTCCTCTCCCTTAATAAACTTTTGTTAATTTTAGCTGTTTCAGCATTCTCAGTCATAATTAATCATTAGTGATGCCACTTAGCTGCATTTCTAGCGAAATTAGCTCTCTTCTTTTGTAATGGTGTAGCATTGGGATTATTAAGTACAGAACGAGCGTGCTCTTGTACACTTTGACCTGCTTTCTTAGCGGATGCTGTAAACTTACCTCTATTCTCCTTCTTAATATGGATACCACTTCCATTTTTACATCTTGGTACTAGCCTACTTCCCTGCCTAAACATAGGAATACTATCACAATCTACATTACTACACATCTCTTTTAAAGAGACATACATTGCTTTCAATTCTCTCTGATTTAGTTCCATAATTAAATAAGTTTATGTTTCATTTTTTTATTTACAAAATTAAGGCTAAATTTGCACATTATCAAATGAAAGATAGTAAATTATAAATAATGGATTGATGAAAATGAATTAGAGTTTAATTTTAGACGGACTAACATTCAACAATTAAAGGAAATAGATTAATGTCGTTAAGTAGACTAGAAGCAATTTGTGCCTGGATTAATAACTTAGGTCCAAATGTTAAGACTATCATAATTATAATTTTATCAGTGATAGTTGTGGAAACTAGTTTTAGAGGGCATACGAAACTCGTTTTACAAGATTATACTGAACAAGTCCAGCAGGAAAAGTACCTAGCTGAGGAATATACAAAGATAATTGCTCCTTCTATTAATGAATACATTGAAAAAATATTAGCACAGGACAAGGATGCTTCTAATGTTATTTTATTGAATTATCATAATACCTTGGCTAGTACTCATGGATTATCTTATAGATACCTTACAGCACTAACTGAGAAGAAGAGAGGTCTGGATACTAAGAGCTGTTTAAGAATATGGAAGGAATTAGAATATATAAACTATGGAGATGAGATTGAGAGAATAAATGCAAACAAGTCATTAAGAATGGATAGTATCCCAGAGTACAGCTCAAGGTTGCCAAACTTAGTAGAATTGTTGCAACGTAGTAATGCTAAGTCAGCTGCCTTTTACCCACTAACTGGTGTAGAAGGACCTGTAGGAATGCTAATAGTTATTTATCCTATTAAGAAGCAGTATTACTTAGGATATTATCAATCTGTAATATCACCATCTCTACAACCTCTAACAACATGGTTAGATTATAATTCAGTAAAGGATAAATTTAAAAGGCTATATGAAAGTGGACAAGCAGAACCAGAACGTTTGCTACAACGATGAGAAGCATATGTACTGGGATGAAAATGGAGTATATGTATCAGTAACAACATTAATTGGCAAATTCTGCCAAGACTTTGACAAAGAATTCTGGTCAGGCTATAAGGCATTAGAGAAGATGTTATCAGAGGAGGAGTTTAAGGCTGAGAAATCTCAGTTACTTAATACCCATAAGATAGATGTTGAATATTTCTGTAATATGTATGGATTTACCCGTAACGATTACAATAAGGCTCAGCAGGACATCTTAGATGAGTGGCAGAAAACTAATGCTGAATCCTGTGAAAGAGGTTCTAAAATTCACGCCGAATTAGAAAGTAATTATACTTCTAAAAGGCAGTGCGAGCTTAAAAAGTTTGGACTTGGAGGTAAGTTTGAAGTAAATACCAATGATTCATTAATGCAACACAATCAGGATTTACTTGACATTGAGAAGGGAGTGTTCCCTGAGTATATGATATATAGGAAGTCTGAGGATGGTAAGTTTAGACTGGCAGGACAGATTGACTTACTTATTAAGGATGGCAATGACATCTATATCATAGACTACAAAACCAACAAGAAGTTAGACGACAAATCATTCTTTGATAAGAGGACTAAGAAATGTCAAATGATGAAGTATCCTATGAACAACATTATGGATTGTAATAAAATGCACTACGCATTACAGTTATCAACCTATGCTTGGATGCTTCAGAAGTTGAACCCCAAGTTCGTCATTAAGAAATTAATGCTTATACATTATGACCATCAAGGTAATGTTTCAGAACATGAATTAGATTACCTAAAAGATGATGTAGAAAGAATGTGTAAGTTCTACAAGAAAGAAGCCATATTAGAGGCAAGAAAAAATAGCAGAAGACCTATAGAATTCTAATATACCTATACGAGTATCTTTCAAACAACTAGGTTTGAGATATTAGCAACTTTATGAACTAAATAGAATGAATTATGGGTCTTAGTGCTATTTTAAATGGGCATACAAACGAGATGTTAGGGCTTAATAAGAATATGTCTGAAGCCCGCATCCGTGTATGTAAAGAATGTAAGCTCTATAAAAAGAGTGTAATATTGGGGGAGATATGTAACAGTAAATTGTGGCTCAACCCTGATAATGGAGATATAAGTACAGAGAAGAAAGATGGTTATATTAATGGATGTGGATGTAGGTTAAGAGCTAAAACAACTCTACCTAATGAGTTCTGTCCTGTAGGAAAATGGTAATAAATTAAAAATTTTGAATGTATTATGAGAGGTAATGGACAAATGGATTTAATGTTTGGTGGTAAAGCTGTAGGGTTTGCTGGAGCTGAAAGTTTTGATGACATGAAGAAGAACGCTGCTGTAGAAGCACATAATAAAGCAGTAGATGCTTATACTAGAGCTTTGAATGAAAATCTTAAAGATGAATTACAGAAAGCACAAGAAGTGACTGAGAAGATGCAGTCTATGGAGATTATGCCTATTAACTACTATGTACTGGTTAAACCATACGCAAAGAACCCTTATCAAAAGATTGAGGTTACTAGTAGTGGCTTAATTATCCCAGAATATACTGGTAAGTTTAAGAATCCAGATTCTGGTGAGGAAGACCAAGAGGAGAATCTATCAGTTGTAGCTAATGTAATTGCAGTGAGTCCACTATGTAAATTCATTAAGGAAGGAGATGATATTTATTACAGACGTGCTTGCGGAGTTCCAGTTCCATTCTTCAGACAAGGGTTTGAGGTTGTAGCTGAACAGCAAATTCAGGCTGTAATCAATGAAGGATTAACAGAACGTTTTAAGAATATTGAATAATGGAAGAGAAGGTTTATTTTATGCCAGGTGAGGTGGTAACTCTTAAACAAGATATACCTAACAAACCTGTAATGATTGTGGTTAAAAAGGAAACTATGAACATAAGGACTCATGGTGTTCCTAATGTTTCAGAAGATTATTTTAAAGGTATTAGATGTAGATGGTTTTCTACGGAAGGCGTTCTACAGGAAGCAATCTACAATACTAAGGATTTAGTTAAAGTATGATAAGTATGTTTCAACAGGGTGGGCAGATGAATGACGAGCAAAAAGCATTCACTGCCTATCTTATTAAAGTCCTAAACCCTAAAGATGCAGCGGACTTTGAGAACAAAGTAGCACAGCTATCAGAAAGTGATTTAAAAGAGTTTTATAAACAATACAAAGCAATGGAAGGTAATCAAATTTCAATGGCTAAGTTAGGAGCCAAATTAAGTTATGTTCAAACCCTTAGAGGTGAATGCCCAGAAGGATACGAGGTTGAGAAGTATATGGCTGGGGGTTGTGTTAAGTGCAAGAAGAAAGCTGAGGGTGCTAAAGTAGTAGATATATTTAAAGATAAGTGTGGAGGTAAGGCTAAGAAGAGAGTTAAGAAAGACCAAAAAGGTGCTGTAGTTAATAAGGCTGATACTGTTCATACAAGTAAGGGAATTTATAATGTTAGTAACAAGAAACTTCCCTACAAGAAAATGACTCCCGCTGACTACAAGAAGTTACCACACAATGAAAAAGTAAAAGTTGACCTCAAAGACCAAGAGAATGGTAGGGGTGGAGAAGGTGCTCATGTAGTAAAGAATAAGGGCATCGGTAAAAACTTCTTCGGAGGCTCAATCCAAAGACGTATAATTAAACAATAATTGTTATGACAATATTTCTATATGATAATGTAAATCACGAATTAAGGCTAAACGAACCAGAGATTCTTCTTATTAAGGAGTTCTCCGAGTTATGGACTAATGATAGAAATATCACCAAAGAAGACCCAAAGGGCACTAAGAAAACTAGAGCCTTTAGAGAGTTCACGTATATGTACCTAATGATTGATTGGCAATCACACTATTCACAATTTACTGAAGCTGAACGTAATGAAGCAGCTAAACAAGATAGTGGTATTACAGAGGAGGAATTTAATGACCCTCTATTTAGGGCAGCGTGTAGAAAATATAGAGAGATACAGGAATCAGCAAGAGACATTAAATTAATAAGGGCAGCTCAGAATAAGGTAGATGAACTAATTGATTATTTCAATGAAGGTTCTGATTTACAGGAACGTGACCCAATTACTGGTAAGCCTATATTTAAAGCTAAAGATGTTATTGGGGAAATGTCATCTATATCTAAAGTATTGGATGAATTAGATGCTTTAGAAGCTCGTATTAAGAAGAAACAGAAGGCTGCTACAGGTCTTCGTGCTGGTGCAGTTGAAGGATATGTACCTAAACTAAAGTAACATGGCACGTGGAAGGAAACCTAAAAATAAATTACCAGAATCCCCTACTGTCCAAGCCTTAGTTGAAAAGGTTACAGAAGTAGGGGAACCTACTGGTGTACTAGAAGAGAAGCTCTCAGAGTTTCAATGGGATGTACGAATCGGAGACCCAATAGACTACTTTGACTCTAATTTATCTTATGAGCTTACTGGTTACAGACCTATTGATGGAACAAGAGGACTAGACTTTGACCCAGAGTGGTTTATGGAAGCTAGAAGAACTAAAGCCTCTACTGGTAAATATTGTAATGAACCAATGTTTGGTAAGGCTTATGGAGAGTTCTGGGACCAAGAATATGATAGGTGTAGAAATGGTATGACTGTAAATGGTTATACTATTACTGGTGATAATTACTTCTTTATTAATTACTATCAGTTACCTAATCTATCATCTGCAACTAAGGCTGGTGGTGGTCGTTCAGTAGACTTCCCCAATTTCTTTGTTAAACAGTATGAGTACTTCCATTACATTGAACTATGTAAGGTGCTGAGAAAGAACGCTATTGGATTAAAAGCTCGTGGTGTTGGATTCTCTGAAATAGCTGCTGCTATTCTTATTAATGGTTATATTACTAGACCACATTTTAGAGGAGTAGTGGCTGCACAGCAAGAAGGTTATGTTGATGATACCCTTAGTAAATGCTGGATGCAGTTATCATACCTAGATGATAATACTGAGGATGGTATGAGAAAACTAAGGCAGGTTCACAACACAGCCAAATGGAAGAGGGCTTCTAGTAAGAATGTAGATGGTGTAGAATCTGGATGGATGTCTGAGATTGAAGGAATTACAGCTGATAAGCCTAATAAGATTAGAGGTGACCGTACTGATATTCTGATGTACGAAGAGAGTGGTTCTTGGCCCAATTGGAAGAAAGCATTCATTCAGGGTGATGCCTTGATTGATATTCAAGGACAGAGATTCGGCATTAAGCTAGCTTGGGGTACAGGTGGTGATAGTGGTCCTGCATTAGAAGGTGTAGCTGCTGCATTCCATGACCCTAGAGGTTATGATGTACTTCCATATAAGCATAACTATACTAAGGAAGGTACTTATGTAGAAACTGCATATTTCATTCCTGCATATACTATTGTTACTGCTCCAGGATATGTAGACCACAGAGGGTGGACAGACCCAGAAAAGGGTAGGGAGTTCTACATGGCTAAGAGAGCTACTAAGATTGCAGACCCTAAAGGTTTGATGCTATACTCTGCTGAGTATTGTTTTACACCTGATGAAGCATTAGCTTTGGAAGGTGATAACCAATTCAATACTGTATTATTAACTGAACAGTTAGCTGCTATTAAGTTACATAAGATTACTCCACAAGAGCTTAAACCTAAATGGGGACAGTTAGAATATACATTCCAAAACAATGTACATTCTGAAGAAGCTAAGAATGGAGTAAGATTTATACCTAGTGATAAAGGAAAGGTTTGTATTATTGAACATCCTATTAAGAGTGAGAATGGTGTAGACTTTAGAAATCTATATGTAGCTGGTATTGACGGTATTGACATGGGTATGAATGATACATCTGATAGTACTAGAGACCCGTCAGACTTCTGTGTTGTAGTAAAGAAGAGATGCTTTGGATTACAAGAACCAATGTATGTTTGTATCTACAAAGACAGACCTAATAATCTTGAGGAAGCATATAGAACTACCTTAAAGATATTAGAATACTATAACTGCAAAGCTTGTTTGGAATCTACTCGTATTAGTATCTTAACATGGTTTAGAACTAAGCATAAGGAAGAGAGATTCTTAATGAGAAGACCAAGGGCTACTCAATCTGATATACAAGCTGGTAGAAGTAGACAATTTGGTGCTCCTGCAACTGAGGCAGTTATTCAACACCAGTTAGACCTTATTGATTGTTATATCAATGATTACTGCCACAATATGTGGTTTGAGCCAATGATTAATGAACTTATTACTTATTCATATGAGAATAAAAGAAAGTTCGATATTGTAGCAGCAATGGGTATGGCTGAATTAGGAGATGAGGAGTTAAGTGGTATTCCACCACAGGAAGCTGATAATGGGGGTAGGAAGTTGAAGCTATTTGGCTACTGGACTGATGAATATGGTATAAAACATAAAGGAGTTATTCCAGATAAACAGTCTATAGTACCTAAGTTTAACTTATTCCCTACACAATATTATGACGACACAGGACATCGAACAAGCGATACGAGATTTAATTAAATCTTTGTATTGTGTAGAATATCAAGGAGTCCTAAAGGTTTACGAAACCACTTATAAATTTCCAGGTGAAGAACCTGAGCACGTGGGATATAGAATGGACCTTGGACTTAATAAAGATGAGAAGCCATTGTCCATTGCATGTGATGGTACGGCTGAGGAGTTTATAAAGTTTATTGAGAAAGAATTAAAGGAGAGAAGCTTAGTGAGAACTAAGTACTTCACTGCTATACAATTATATGATTACGAAGATGAGTGCAAAGCAAAGAAGTGATGATTATTTGATAGAGAAGATTGACAAAGCTGTAAATGAGTTAGTCTTCAACAAATGGAAGTTACAGAAGGCATACAACTATTATAACGGTAAGAGAGACGCCGAACAATTTAGGTATCTTGAAGAAAACTTTGGAATAGGTAATCCTACTTCTATTGAGTTCACTCCTCTTATAAAGAAACATGTTGATGCTTTAATTGGAGAGTATTTAGACATTCCAATTCTTCCAAAGGTATCTTGTAAAGATAAAGATACAATCTCAAAGATTACTAGACAGAAGGAGTTAGAAATAAGTCAGCAAGTCTATACATTCTTACAAAAGCATTTAAACAATCAAATACTAGCCTTTATAGGAGGAGGTAATGTTAGTGATGCTTCTGTTGAGGCAGATATAGAAAAGCTAATTGAAGATATTAATAATAACTTCATTAGTGATTACGAGAAGGCTGCCCAATATGTTATAGAGTATGTAATCCAATCAAGGAGTACTGACTTAGCTAATAAACTAAAAGCATTACTATTGGATTTACTTGTTACTGGTTGCTCATTCTATAAGGTTAAGCCTGCTGCAAGTGGTAAGAATATTACTATTGATGTACTTAATCCATTAAATACATTCGTTGATAGAAATCCAGAATCTCCTTATGTAAAGGATAGTTACAGAGTTGTAATTAGGAAGTGGATGACTAAGCAGCAAATTCTTGTTGAATACGGCAAAGACCTAAGTGATGAGAGTAGAGCTGAGTTAGAGGATATGTACGAACACTACTCTGATAGTTCCTATATGTATATTAGAGCTATGGAGAACCAAGTGGGATGCAGACCTATTATGGAAGGAGAGGGTGCTGGACTAGATGCTGGTAAAGGTATTGTTCCAGGATTCCCTGCTGATACTTATGAGTCATTCAACTATAAGCTATTACCTGTCTATGAAACAGAATGGATTGATATAGACAAGGAAGGTGATGAGTATGTTCAAAACAGATATGAGGGAGTTAGAATAGGGCAGTCTATATATGTTCTTACTGGTAAATCAGAGAATGTAATTAGGACTAAGGATGCTCCTACTAAGTGTGGACTATCTGTTAATGGTGTATATCTAGTTAATAGAGACAATATTCCACAATCCTTAGTATTACAATGTGCCCACCTACAGGATAAGTATGACTTAATTACTTACTTTAGAGATAATATCCTAGCTAACAGTGGTACTGATGGTGACTGGCTAGACTTATCTATGCTTCCAACAATATTAGGTGATGACCTTACTGAAAGAATACAGAAGTGGATTGCATTTAAAAAGACTGGAGTAGCTTTAGTGGATACTAGTCAGGAAGGTAGAGCATTTAATAACAATACTTCATTTGCTGGGTTTACTGATACTATTAAAGTACAGACTATTCAAGCCTTTGACTTAGCACTACAGAGAGTAGAAGACCAAACATCATCCATTACAGGTGTGTTCAGAGAAAGGCTTAATGGTATTCAGCAAAAGGACGCAGTTAGTAATGTAGAAGCTGGAGCTAGAAACTCTTATACTATTACTAAACCATTCTATCAAACTATGGATACATTGTCAATAGACATTCTTAGAGACTGTCTTGATATAGCTAAGATAGTATGGAAGAAAGGATTAACTGGAACTCTAATCTTAGGAGATAAACTACAGAAAGTATTTACTGCATTACCAGAGCATTTTACTCATACTGATTACGATATACATATTGTACCAAGTACTCAGATTATGAAGGAGATGCAGAATGTTCAACAAATCATTATTGAGCTTATAAAGAGTGGTCAGTTGGACCCAGATATGATTGTTGATGCTCTAACAGCTAGAAGTCTTACTGAACTCAAGGCTAAGGTTACTAAAGCCTTTGCTAAGAAGAAAAAGGAGATGAATGAGATGGGTCAGATGCAGCAACAGCTTGAACAGCTACAGCAACAGAACCAACAACTACAACAGCAATTACAACAGGCTCAAGGTAAAATTGAAAGCCTTAATGAAGCTAAGTTGGAGATTGAAAGACAAAAGGTTCAGAATGAAGCTGATATTAACTGGTATAATGCTAGGACTCAAAGAGACAAGTCTCAAAGTGATGCTGATAACGATACTAAGAGAACAGACATTGAATATGCTCAATTATTCGATGGTAATCAAATGAATAACGAAGTTAAAAACGCATAAGAATGATTAATCTCAATCAGAATGAAAGACCAACCTCCCTGCAAGTAAGTAGATTATCTCTACTGCCTGCAGGTGACTTTGAGTTACCTTATGGAAGTAATGCAGTTCTTGTTAAGAACATTACAGAAGATAATGTAACTGTAGAGGTACTATTAAAAGATTCAGAAGGTCAGTATGTATCTACTGTGTTCTATCCTGGATGGAATCCAGAGTTAGTTATAGGTATTAAAGCTGTACCTGAAAGTACATTACAAGTAGGTAACTAACATGGGAATTTATATTGGCATTGGTAACCATATTGGGAGAGCCAATCTAAAGGTTATCTCAGTTGTAGTTAGAGTTATAGATAAAGGTACTGGATTACCCTTAGTAGGTGCTATAGTTGTCTTTAAGGGTAAAGAGTACGTAACTGATGCCAATGGACAAGTAATATTAAAAGGATTTGAGAACAGCAGCTATCCACTAATAGTCAAAAGACAAGGACATGAGTCTGTTGTTATAGACAGGTGGAAGTTAGAGAATGGAGACATTTATCTTACTGATGTTACTAGAAATATTCTTGCCGAAATTGGCGTTAATATACTTACAGAAGATGGTGGTCTAATCTTTAGAGATTTGGCAAACATTATATTAGAAGATGGTAAATTTATGGTTACAGAAAATGGTGATTTAATTTTATTTGAATAATGGCAGCAACTGACATTAAAATCTCTCAAATGACTCCTGCTACAACACTGGCTGGTGATGAGTTAATCCCCATCGTTCAAAATGGTGCTAACAAATCAACTACTGTTAATAAGGTAATTGAAGGTTTAGCTACAGAACAGTGGGTAACTGATGCAATAGCTGATGCAGGAGGTAAGGTTCTTGTTGTTACGGAACTACCAGCTAAGGGTAATCCCAATACCATTTACATGGTTCCTAACGAAAGCTCTAGAGCTAACGATGTATACGATGAGTATATATGGATGGTTACTACTGAGAAGACAGGATGGGAGTTCCTAGGTAATAAGCATGTTGAGGTAGACTTAACAGGTTACTACAACAAGACACAAGTAGATAAAGCTATTGAGGATTCTGAGGCAAGAAGCACCGCTGCTATTGCTCTAAAAGTTGATAAGGTAGACGGTAAGCAGTTATCTACTAACGACTATACAACAGCTGAGAAGCAAGAAGTGGCAAAGATAGCTAACAAGGTAGATAAAGTAGATGGCAAAGGACTTTCAACTAATGACTATACTACTGAAGACAAAACAGCTGTAGGTACTATTGCAGATAAGGTAGATAAGGTTGAAGGTAAACAATTATCTACAGAAGATTATACAACAGCTGAGAAGACTAAACTACAAGGTGTAGCAGATAATGCTAACAACTATGTACATCCAACTACAGCAGGTAATAAACATATTCCAGCTGGAGGTACAGCAGGTCAAATACTCGTAAACAACGGTGACGGCACAGCTGAATGGCAAGACAATCAAGGTGGAGGTGGCGGAATTGACTACACTGGATTAGAAGACATTTACTCTTATGGAGTTGAATGGGATTCTACAGTAGCTGACCCTACATTAACCAGAATTGGTAATCCTCTATTACATAAATCATTACCTATTCAATCTCAGTATAAGGGTTGTGTAGCTAATGGTGCAGAAATCAATTATTATCTAAACCCTAATGATTGGTCACAAAAAGTTGATGGAACTCCTTCTGTATTAGATGGAACTGATGGTACTGTAAGAGTACATATACCTAAGTTCTATGGTAAGTCTGGAGTTGAAGGTACTAAGAGGTGGGTTAGAATGTCCACTATTAAGATGGACAATACCTGGATTGAAATTCCAGAAATGCTAGTTGATGCTTACAGAAGTACAGTTAACCAAACTGGTAATAAGGCAGTTTCAGTAATTAATACTACAGCACAGTTTAGAGGTGGTGGTAATAGAACTGCTAACGATGCATACTTAGATACTGATGCATTTAGAAGTGACTTAGGTAAACCAAGAACTAATATCTCAAGAGCTAACATGAGAACTTATGCTACCAATGCTGGTTCAGAAATGTTATGCTATGAATATTACAAATGGATATTCTACTGGGCTTGGGTTATTGAATATGCTACCTTCAACTCACAAGCAGCATATAATGCTGATTTAACAGCTGAAGGTTATCATCAAGGTGGATTGGGTGATGGTGTTACTACATGGGATGGTACTAACTGGAATAACTATAATGGTTATTATCCATTAACACCATGTGGATATTGCAATGAGTTTGGTAACTTCACTGGCGTTAAGGATTTAGTTATCCCTGAAACTGTAATAAACGATTCTACGACAGTTGCATCTAAAACATTTAAGGTTCCAAGATGGAGAGGGTTTGATAATCCATTCGGAGACATCTGGACTAACTTAGATGGTATTATCTTAGAGAGAACAGCAGCTAATCAGCCAAGCAGTGTATACACTACAACTGACCCAACAGCCTTTGGAGATGATAATACAGCTAAAGGTAAAATGACTGTCGCTGGTACTGAGATTGCATCTGGTGGATATACAAAAGACTATGACCTAGGAGAAACAGGTGAAATCATACCTTCAGTGGTCGGCGGTTCTGCTACTACTTACATGTGTGACCACCACTGGTGCAATGCTTCAAGCACAGCACTAAGAACGCTCGTCGTTGGCGGCCGCGCTGATTATGGTGGTAATGCTGGTCTTGGCTGCTTCTATTCTAATCTTGGGGTCGGTTATGCTGCTGCCAATGTGGGCTTCAGAACACTAAATAAGGTAGTTTAACAAAATATACAATAGGTAGAATACGAGATTAGGGGTACTATTTACCTACATTCTGTTGGTGCTGGACAAGTTAAATTTACTATAAAACACTCATCGTTAGCAGCAACGCTAATAATGGTAGTAATGCTAGTCTTAGCTACTTCAATTCTAATAATGGAGTCAGTAATGCTAATACCAATGTAGGCTTATTATATATTTTTTATTTAGGTAATTTGGTTTCATTTTACAGTCTAAATAGTACCCTTGCCTCTTGGCAAAAGACAACGTAGTATTTAATAACTGGATGTTAGTAGGTTTAGTCTCGAACGCTTCTAAAATAAATATATAAGACTTGAAACGTATAGGTTATTTACATGATAAGGTTTATGATATAGAGAATATCAAGAAAGCTGATGATAAAGCTAGGAAGCATAAGTCAGTTAGATGGGGAATCCTCAAGCATGACAAGAATAAACAAGAGGAGAATGAGAAGTTATCGGAACAGCTAAAAGACCTGGTCTATGAGACTTCTGAGTATAGTACGTTTAAGATATATGAACCCAAAGAGAGGTTAATATTTAGACTACCATACTATCCAGATAGAATAACACATCACGCAATAATGAACGTGATGGAACCTATTTGGACTAAAATATTTATAAAGCATACATATTCTCGTATCAAAGATAGAGGTATTCATAATGTAGCTTATGATTTAAGAGCAGCATTAACTGAGCATCCCAATGAAACTCTTTATTGTTTGAAGATGGATGTTAGAAAGTTTTATCCATCTATTAATCACGATATACTATGTGAAATCATTAAGAGAAAAGTAAAGGATGCAAGTCTTCTAGTATTACTCATTGGAATCATTTACTCTGCTGACGGAGTTCCTATAGGTAATTACTTATCTCAATTCTTCGCTAACTTATACTTAGCTTATTTTGACCATTGGGTCAAAGAAGAGTTAAAATGTAAATTCTACTTCAGGTATGCTGATGATATTGTAATTCTCAGCAGTGACAAGAACTTCTTAAGAACAGTACTCATAGCAATTAAGATGTATTTGAAAGAGGTTCTGGATTTAAGGTTAAAACCAAATTATCAAATATTCCCAGTAGATGATAGAGGTATAGACTTTGTAGGTTATAGGTTCTATCATACCCATGTGTTACTAAGGAAGTCAATTAAGATTAGATTATTTAGGCTGGTAAAGAAGTATCAGTCTGGTAAGATTGACAGACAAGAATTAAGAAGGAGAATGCAATCCTACTTTGGTTGGTTGAAGTTCTGCAACTCTAAGAATTTGTTAAGAAAGATTCAAAGAGAAACAGGTCTAAGATTCTCTAATTGGGATGGGAAGAAATCTAATATTTCTAGATTTTATAACAAGTATATTCATGTTGTTGATATGGTTAGTTACAGTAAGTGTTTTAGAGTTAACTTTGTATACAATAACAAATCCTATTACTTTGAGAGTAAGAGTAGAGAGTTATTCTACTCTCTAACAAGATATTCATTCCCAGTAAATTTTAAAATAAGACCTTATGTTAGAACCAAAAAGAGTAGAAATGAATGTACAGCCTAACTCAATAGAAAAGCTAGGTAACGGCACATATTACTATAATTATGACATTACGTCAAAAGAAGTTGATGTTACTGACCCAGAGACAGAGGAAGTAACACAGGAAACAAGGTGGACATATATACAAGTTCATCTACATGGTCAACCAGACCACAAAGAATGCATTAAAGCTATTATTAGACAGTATGTAGACCAAGATGAAGAGTTTGATTTAATTAACAGCTCCAATAGTATTGTTTTAGGTTTATCTGATAATCAAACTGATAGACAGAAATACCTAGATTATCTTACACTGGTAGGAGAAATCAAAACTAAAGTAAGGGCTGACTTCAACGTATAATTATGGATTCAGTATTTAAAATATGCAAGAAGGGAGCTTGTGGTATTACAATAACTGGACTTGAAAGGGATAATGACGAGTACTTAAATGAGACTGATGAAATCACAGTAAGTACTCGTAACTATGCCTACAGTCAGACAGTTACCCTTAACGCTATAACAAGTATTAAGTCTTCAGGAGACGAAGTAACTCAGAAGTATGATGTTGTGGAGCACGTTATAGACTGCATTGATGAATCCGAAATGGAGATGCCCATTGATGGTCTATATGAAGTAACTCACATAATCTTACCGACAGATGTGTGGCTTGAATATGTATTGGAAAGAAATCCAACTGCATTAACAGCTTACAATTCTGTTTACTACTACAATACACAATCGGAATCATTCATGAAGTATATTGATGAGGAGTCAGTAGGAGTAACTGTAGAGGAGATATTAGAGGTTAATGCCACACCTCCTGCTACTGTTACTGAGAAGACTACTACAATTATCAGAGGTGATAAGAACACATTCTGTGTTTGCCACATTAATGAATGCTTCTACAGATTGTGCAAGAATCTTTTAGGGGACTTACCAGGAAGATGCAAGAACAAAACTGATGATGTTAAGATGTTAATCTATAATAGAGATATTATATGGATGGCAATTAACGTTATTAAATACCTAATTGAGTTAGGTCAGTACTACGAGGCTCAGAGAGTCTTGGAGGACATTACTCAATGTGGAGGAATTTGTAAAGATGTTATGATTGACAAAAACACTATAGGAGGAGGTGGTTGTGGATGCAATGGCTAACCTAAAGTTAAAAGTAATCAAAGACTTTGACAAGTTCCTTAAAAGACTAAATAAGGGATATATTGAGAACTATGATATGATTCTACATCAAATATCCTTTATTCAGACTTGTCAATACTTTTATAAAATAGATGGAATATACGAATTTCTAATGAATAATTAACATGGCAATAGAAAGGGATACAAGACGTTATGCCTGTATTCATGATTTGAATAATTATTTCAAGAAGAAAGACTTGTTAGGTGGTTTAACTGACTTAGAGCAGGAACAGTTAAGAAAGAATATAGGTATCATTGATTATACTGGAGAAGGTGGACAATCCAAACCCTTAGAAGTTACCTACGCAGTACTCAATGATAATATAGGTAAGAAGAGTTTAGTAACAGGGGCAAGGTATGTTATTACAGACTTTCAAACTATCTATTCTTCTAACGTTACTAATAGTTCTGGTCAGAAGGTTACGTGGGGCACTGATAGCTCCACTAACCCCTCACCTATTTGGAAGCTAATTGTAACAGCTATTACTAATAATAGGTTAGACCCAAGAGTTGTTATTGATAATGATAAAATGAAGGATTGGGTTATTGAATATGACCCTACCAAAGAAACTCTCGAAGACGGAGTTACTACTAAAGGTAGAATAACATTTATGAGAGACAATCATTTCAATTCAGCTCACTATGACTTTAAGAATATAAAGTTTAGAAGAACAGCTGAGGAGTTAGACAACACTAATCTTAATCTTGGAGCAGCATATGGAGATTTCTATACATTCTCAGACTTAACTGGAGGAGTTATTACTGACAGCTCTGAATTACATAATACTAAGCATAATGAATTGAAACAAGGGTGTACTAATAATATATTCCTGGGAGATACATATGATAATGTATTGGAAGCTGATTGTAAGGGTAATACGTTCCTTAGAGGCTGTCATGACACAACTCTGAGGTGGAACTCAGTTAATAATATGTTTAACGAGAATGTATGTTACATGGAAGGGTCATTATATAATAAAGTATTTCCTATTGGAGATACTAGTTTATCAATGACAATTACCAAAACAATTCATAAGGTTAATGAAGCTACTATTATATCCTTCTTAGACCCTATGACATATGCTTATCAAATCATTCAAATCTAAATATGGCAGAGTTTATACGTCTTGACGAACAAGAACAAGAAGCTCCCATTTTACCTGACTACCCACATTCTATTTCTAATATAAAACCAGATACTAAGATAATAGATGGTGTTATAGAGAAAGAAGAAGTAGAAGGAATTTGTGCTGACTATGATGTCATTACAATAGACAAGATAGACAGTGTAAAGGTAGAAGAGGAAGGAGTAGACCACATCTGTATTAAGGATGATTGTGATACTTCTAAATATTATGGGTGTACTGGTGGTGATGATGGATTTCAAAAGGAGAATCTATTTTCAGAGTTAACTGATGAATATCAGAGAACTATAGCCAGAATCAATCTTGGTATAGCAGATGAATATGCTCTAAAGTGGGGAAACATCAAAGGTAACTTGTCTAATCAAAAAGATTTATATACCTTTGTAACTGATTCAATAGCCTTCGATATTAATAAGGTTATTGATGAAATTAACCTTAAGCTCGCTCAATGGGCATGTGAGATAGAAATTAGATTTAAGAACAAAGCTGATATATTCTCTCCAAGCTTTGCTGGAACTCCGACTACTACATTGCCCTTGATGACAGATAATTCTAACAGAATTGCTTCTACTGAATGGGTTAATGCTAAAATAGCAGCAGCATCTATTGATGATAACGTCAAGGCTATATCTCTGGACCCAGAATATATGTGTTATGGAGATGAACCTACAGATGTAAAAGTTACTTGGGAGTACCATAAAGAGGTTGTAGAGCAATCTATCAATGGGGTTACACTAAGTCCAGAAGTAAGGGAATACATTTTTACTAATAGAACTACATCTATGGTAATTACCCTCAAATACAAGTACGAGGATATTAGTGCTACAAGAGTTGTTACATTTGACATTAAATATCCAAATTACTTTGGAACTTCTCCAGACTATACAAAACTTGATAGAACTATTGATAATGTCTATACAGTTAATGCTGGAGCTGATGAGTATATATACGTGATGATTCCTAATGGTTCTAATGCTGTTTTAGGAGTTAGTAGCATTATAGGTGGTTTTAAATTACTTGGAACTCAAGAGATATTTAGCAACCTGTATTATATATTCAAGAGTGCACAGGCAGGACTAGGAGAGACTACTGTAGAAATACTTGACCAGAGTGGATATAATCCAGAGAGTATTGATACCACAACTATACGTGAATTGCTGGCAGCTAAGGCTGATAAGCATACAGTATATACTAAAGAAGAAGTTGATGATAAACTTGCTGCTATTGAAGGCGGTGATATACAACTTAATAACTACTATACTAAACAAGAAGTTGATGCTAAGATTCCAGATGTCTCTGGTAAGGCAGATAAGAGTGAGATACCTACTAAGGTTTCTCAATTAGAGAATGACTCAGAGTATCTAACTGAAGTTCCTAAAGAATATGTTACTGATAAGGAACTTGAAGCCAAAGGTTATCTAACCCAAGAGTTAGAACCTCAATTTGCTGCTAGTGCTGCAAAGAACATAAATCAGCAAGACATTGATAACTGGAACAACAAGGTTGATAAACAAGTAGGAATGGGTCTATCTGAACAGAGCTTCACTATAGAAGAGAAGGCTAAGTTATCTGGACTTACTAACTATAACGACTCTGGTATTAGAAAGACAATAACTGATTTGGAAGGTGAAGTTGCTAAGAAGGCTAACAAGGCTGATATTCCTGACATTAGTGGAAAGGCTGATAGAACAGAACTACCAACTAGAGTATCACAGTTAGAGAATGATAGCGGATATATAAGTTCATTACCAGGCAATCTAGTTACTGAACAAGAACTAGAGGCTAAGGGTTATCTAACTGAGTTTACTGAAACTGACCCCACTGTACCTGCATGGGCTAAGCAACCTAATAAACCTACATATACATTGGATGAACTTGGAGCTGAAGCTGCTGGTGCCGCTGGTAATGCCTTATTAGAAGCTAAGGGCTATACAGACAGTAGGTTTGATATAATCTTAGAAGGTGCTGACCCATCATATAGTACATTCAAGGAATTAAGTGATGCTATACTTGCTCAGAATACCACTATAGGTGGAATTAATACTGAGATAGGTAATATAAAGACTACCTTGAATAGTAAAGCTGATAAGTCAGAACTATTCTCTAAGGACTATAATGACCTTGTTAATACTCCTGCCATTCCTAGTATTGAAGGATTAGCTTCACAGACTTGGGTACAGCAGCAAATCGCTGCAATACCTGGGGTTGATTTGAGTGGATATGCTCTGAAATCTGAAATACCTGATGTTAGTAAATATGTTGAGAAAGTTCCTGGAATGGGATTAAGTTCTAACGACTTCACCAGCAGTGACAAGAGTAAATTAGACAGTCTTACTAACTACGATGACTCTACTATAAAAGGAGAGATAAATGACTTAAATGTTAAGGTCAAGTATGCTAATTTCACCATACCATTTGATATGGTAAGCAGCGATTCACCAAGTACGTACTTCAGTACTATTAATGAGGCTGTAGAGTTTTTAGAATTATTATATGAAACTTCCACAACTTCTATTGAATACAATGAAGATACTATCCTAACTTCTTATAGTAAGGTAGGAACTGATACTACGGACATAAATGACAGGAGAGTTATTAATGTTGTACTACTATGTCATCTATCAGCGTCTCAGGATTTTAAGATGGAGTTTAATTTAGTCTATGGAAATACTGAGGAATCCTTTAATTACACCAAAGAAGTTATTAGTGTAGTAGCTAACGACTTAGTAACAGACAGGTCTGATATTCCCCTATCAGCAGCTCAGGGTAAACTACTAATGGACAAACTTACAGCATTAGAACAGATTGTTAATAACATTACTACTAATGCTTCTATAATATTAGAATAACATGGCAGATGCAATGGTAAACAATAAGCAGGTAAATTTCTGGAGGGGTGATATGACTCCTCCAACTATTTACCATATCTGGATTAAGGACAACAGTAAGATGTTGTTGTATGATGGTGAGAAATGGGTAGTATTCTTGGATAATAAAGAAATCATTGATATACTTGATAAAGTCCAACAACTGTTGGATGAAATGCAAGCTAAGATTGATGAAATTGGAAACAAGACTGTTAACAAGAAGCCCATTAAGACCAATCCAGTATTAGATGGTACTGATATACTTATAAATGCAACTGGTAACTATGTGATTCCAACTGAAACACTAGCACAAACAGCTTTAAGATTAGACAACTTACTAACTACTAAAATAATTGAATAATGGTAATTGATAGTAAGTTTGCGTATGTAAAGAAGAAAGAGGTATTTGAGCCTCTAATTGAGAGTATTCCGAAGGGTCTAAATCCTATTGTGTTTATAGAAGACACAAGGGAAATGTGGACTTGTGGAACTTACTTTAGTATTGGATACCCTAGTATTGAAATATCAGAAGTAAGTGGTTCAGTAAAGGTTCAGATTGGTAACTCATTCTTCTTAATGTCTACGGCTGGCGAGAGTATTAGTGTTAGAAAGGGTGATGGTAATAGAATTATTATTAGTAGTAATGCTCTTAGTAGAGTAGATACTGAACCTCCTCTTGAATGGGATGCAGCTAATAGAAAACTATTACACAAAACCAGTGGAGTAGTTCCAGGTTCTTACGGACAGTCTACTAATCTCGGAAATGCAAGTATCTTTGTAATTCCAAATATTATAGTGGATGCCACTGGACACGTTACATTGGCTGAGAATCATAACATAGAAATCAGAGATTATGTTGAGCAATTAGCTCCGTCTACTTTAATGGGAGATAGAAACATATTGCTATCTTATAATGAGGCTAGTAATACGGCAGATACTTCTCAGGTAAGAAAGGCTAATGGTCTTACATTCAATGATGCTACTCAGAAGATGACAATAGCTGGAGGTATGAACTCTAACGGACCAGTTAATGTTAATCATGGAGACTTATCTGTCTTAGATGGTTATATTATTGGTAACTTAAAGGGTGATGTACAAGGTCAAGCTACACCAAAGATTCACTTATCTTTGAAGCCCGAATATGGTGGTGCTTCTACTAAATTATACGGTCATGTAAAGTTACAAGATATTCTTAACACTAAACCTGACCCATCTAGTAGTAATGAGAACATTAATGATACTAACGTAGTCGCAGCTATTGCAGCTTCCCCTTTAATGGTGTGGAATGCAATACAAACTGCTAAAGACTATGCTGACAGTATTCTTGGTTCTAATAACGCAATGCTATATAAAGGTGCAGTTGAAGCTGGTACTACAAGCCCAGGTTCATTTACACCTAGTGCTGATGTTGGTCATACTTATGTAGTAACATTTGGTACTGGTACATATACTGATAGTGTTGGATATATTAATGGTGAGCCAGTAGAAATTGGTGATTTATTGATATGTAAGGAGAATACTCCTGCTGCTACTTCTTCAACATGGTCACAAGTAAGAACTAAGTGGACATTTGTACAGACAAATACTACAGGAGTTGTTAGTGGACCTTCAAGAGCAGTAGTTGGACAATTAGCTGTGTTTGATAGTACTACAGGTAAGTTGATTACAGGTCTTACTAATGGTAGTGTAGGACAGGTACTTACTATCAATAATAACGGTACTCCTTCATGGATTACTCCATTATCTCAAACATGGCGTGCTATTAACTACCAGAACTCTGGTCAGCCAGCAGCTCAAATTCTAAGTAATTCTACAGATTCTGGAGATTTAACTTTTGGAGCAGCAGGTAACATGAGATTGAGTTGGGATAATGCAACAAATACATTAACCTTTACTTCAATATCAGATAATAGCTGGCGTGATGTGTTAGCCTATACAACATCTTCTCTTTTACCTCAAAGTATTGGAGAGAATGCAGACTTAATATTCTCCAGTGATTTCTTATGGATAGAAGGAGAATTAGTAACGGGATGGGCTACTGTAGACTCAAGTGGAAACATAACATATTCAAGATAATTCAGGAGGACTCAGTTCCTCCTTTTTATTAACTTTGTGATAACACAATATGCTAATTAAAACAAAATACATTGACTGTGCTAGTAAGAGTGTGTTTAATACATGGAAGTTACCTACAAGTGCAGCAGATACCAGTGGAGATATATACTGGTCAGCCATTGTCTATATAAAAGACACTGGCGAAGTGTGGACTCATGGTAAACTATATGGAGGATTCTTCTCAAATGCAGACAGTAACAAAGTTAGTTTAACCATAGGAGGAACAACAAAGATATTAGCATTAGATGGACACGTCCAATCCTATACTACACTAACAGGTAGTGGAAGTACAGCCGACCAAGCTATCCTATCTACAGGAGTAGCTAATAAGTGGACTCTGAAGACTTTAGGTAAAAACGCCTTTAGTAATGTTGATTATCTACCTGCTGATGCTACTGCTGTTGCAGCTGAAAAAGTAGTACATGCTTTAGCTTTCCAATATAACGGAAAGGCTATACATTCATTTGATGGCTCAGTAGCTAGAGTCTTAAACATTATACAGGGTGATAATGTATTTATTACTGGAGATAGTCAGGGTAATGTAACTATTGCTGCTGACCCAGGAAGTGATACAGCAAACACTGCGGGAGCTACTAACCTTATTAATAAGAAGTTATTCCTTATTGGTGCTGAATCTCAGACTACCTCACCTCAGACTTATAGTAACCAGTATGTATATATCGGAACTGATAACTGTTTGTACAGCTTAGGTAAGAAGGTATTAACTGAACATCAAGCTATTTATAACTTAGATTTACAAACCCAAGTAGGGGAAGCTGTCACTAAGGTTACTACATTTGACCCTAATGCAGCTAACAACTCATTTACTTTGGTTCAAGGCACTAATGTAACTCTAACCCCAGATGCAGCTAATAAGAAGGTAACTATTAGTAGTAAGGATACAACTTATGATTTCTATAACCTAGTTTTCAAACAAGGAGAATCTATTATAGATACTTATAAGCCAACTACTTCACCTAGTAAGACTCTTAAAGCAGGGACTAATGTTACATTTACAGGTAGCAATAACGAAGTATTAATAACAACCCAAGATACAAGGAATACAGCTGGTGCATCTGACAAGTTGGCTACTAAGTTATTCTTAACTGGTTCTTTAACCCAAACAGATAACCCACAAACCTATACCAATTCCAAAGTATATATAGGTGTCGATAACAAGCTGTATAGTGATGGTAAAGTAGTTTCTACTGGAGACCATACACATAATTATGCGGGAGCTACTAATCCTGGAGGTCCAGCCCTGAAAGTAGATTTAAATCCATCTGGATTGTTGGATGCTATTTATGGAAGCTACGGTGGAATATTACAAGACCCAAATAAAGGTCCTGTATCTGGTTCCTGGTCTAATAGGATTAAAATCTTACATAATAATTCAACTGGTTATTACACTGAGTTAGCTCAGAATTTCACAGGAACAGCTGGATTATGGCATAGAAGAAATGTAGCTGGCACAGTAAGTGAGTGGACTCCAGTGATTGATAAAGCTAACTTCCGCACTTACCTTGATAGTACTTATGTTATTAGAGGTAACGACCCTAATGTACTTACTAATTATGTGAGATATAGTATAGCTTCTGGTCTCACAATGAATTGGGAGTGGGGTAATGCTACTCCAACTCATATATGGGGAGCTAAGGCTAGTGATAGTTCTAAGGCTTATGTATTTAATGGGGACAATATTAGAGCTTTCGCTAATGCTGTGAATAGAGCTGGCGACACAATGACAGGTACTTTAAAAGTAACTGAAATTCAAGCTACTAATGGTAACGGACTTGTAATGTGGAATGGTACTACTTATACATACTTAGGTATGCAGGCTGGCACTACTTATATTAGGAGTGGCGCGACGGATTTACAACATAGGTACAATGGAACTGACTATAAGATATGGGATGCTAGAAATTTAGTAGGATTAAGAACGGAGCACTCTCATAATACTATAAATCATATTGATAGTAGAGATGCAGCATCTACACCACAAGAACATGCAGCAGGTGTTTGGCTTGACTTTAAAGCTAATGCCAAAGCAGGACTTAGTGACGGTGGAAGTTATGCTGGACTATTAACTGTTAGAAAGTATGGTGGTACTACAGACTGGACAGGTGGTAAAAGTGCACAGCTTGGATTTACTGACAATTCTAATGTATGGGTTAGATTTGGTTCAGGAGCGTCTTGGGAGAATTGGAAACAATTAGCTACTACTGGATGGGCAGATGGTAAATTCTTACCTTTAACTGGTGGTACTGTAACAGGTAATATCATCCTAAAAGGAAGTACCAACACAGATATGACTAATGCTAACATCCACCCTAGACTTAGATTCGACAATAGCGATAGCTCACAGACAGTAAGTTTTATATTCACTGATTATGATTCCTATAGAGCACCTGCAGGTATAAAACTAGTAGGTAATCAGGGCAATGAATGGTTTGAGGCTCCTAAATTAATAAAGACTGGTTCTTCTGATAACTATGTGTTACTTGGAGGTGGTGGACACAAAGCATTAGCACAATTTGTATATGCAGCTGGCAACTTAGGAGTTCAAGAGTCTACTGGTACTTCTGATAATATAGGTAGAGCACAGTTCTGGAGAGACAATAGTCTAAGTGCTTATGGTGTAACACTATGCCACTCAGATAATGCTGGTTACAAGACCAAAATCTACCATGATTACGGTAGTGGCGGTAACTTATATATGAAAGCTTGTGCTAATGGAACTTGGGGAAGTGTTTATACTATATGGAACTCTGGTAACTTTGACCCTAATACTAAGGTAAATAAGGCGGGAGATACCATGACTGGAAAATTGTCATGGTCTATGAATGGTGTTACTTCATCTATTAGCAATGATAATGGTTCATATACTCACCATAATACTAATGCTAGTGCAGGACACTGGTTCAATAAGAATGTGTATGTATCAGGAAATGTGTATGGTGGTTCTTCTTATAATAGAATATTGGCGTTCAAGGATGAGATTAACTCACAGGTGGGTGGTTCTAAGAGTGCTCAAATGAACTGGGCATCATGGGGTACAGATACCTATGGTGGTGCTATACAAATTAGAGAGAAAGGATTGGTAACTAATACTCAGTCTGCGTGGGGCTATTCCCCCGCTTTGACATTCCATTGGGGTAATAGATATGCTAAGAGATTTGGTATGAGAAGTGACGGTCAGTTTGCTGTAGATGATACTCCAATCTCTTTAAGTACACATAATCATAACTCACTGTACGTTACTGCATTAGGTACTAATGGTAACTATCTGACATGGACTAAGAATGGTACAGCTAATAATCTTACTGTTCCCTATGCAACCAACTCAGATAAACTTGATGGTGTTCACAATGGTGATGTAACTGCTAACTACTATAAGGTAAATGGTCAGCAAACATTGAACTTAAATTCGCTAGATGCTAACAAGTGGTATCCATGTGTAATGACTGCACATCCGAGTAACACAACTCCAATTAGAGTTACATTTACTGATGCCTTATCTGGTCATAAACCATCATGGTCTACGCATAGCGCTGGATTCTCATTCCAATTTGATTTTGAATGGATTGGTGGAGGTTGGGGAACTATCGCTTGGTATTTAAGGGTGTATAGGTATGCTGCACAGTTTGGAGGTGAAACAGCCTGCTATGGACTAGAACAAAGAAATAACAGAAGTGCCTTAGTACTATATATGAGAGGTGGTACGTCATATTACTATAGGAGTACTGATGGTCGTTCATTCACAGTATATACAACAACAACGAATATTGGAGATAGTACATATCCAGATAACGTATCACCAAGAACTAGTAAATTAAATGATTGCTATCTACAGGAATCAAGTAGCAGATATGGAACTTGTTACAGAGCTTCTTATGCTGATAGTGTAACAAATGCAGATACTGTAGACGGATATCATGCAAGTGGATTATTTACTAATCTATCCAACTCTGGAAACAATCTTTCTATTACAATTGGAGGAACCAATAAGACTTTGACACCAGCTTATGCTTCTAACTCTGGTTCTTCAAGTACTACTAATAAGTTGAATATTACTGGCTACCAAAGTGATGGATTGTCCTTTTATCAGACACCTTCATCATTTGATGGTTCTCCAGCTGATTGGGCACACTATATAATCGCTAATCATGGAAGTGGCTCAAGTTATTATCATTACACAATTAGATTGCCATTTTGGAGTGTGCCACAATATAAGAGACAGACAGGTAGTACTAGCAATGTTTCTTCATGGTATAAGTTCTGGACTGAGGAAAACTTAAATCCAGTGGACAAAACACTTTTGAAGAAGACTAGGATTCCAGGTGAGATAATAGATTTCTATGTATATCAAGTAAATGGTTATACTTGCACTAGCTATAGCTATAGTACATTCAAAAGTCAATTATTTGAATCTAATGGTAGAGGTAAGACTAGTGTTACTTATAGACCATCTAGTTACTCTTCAACAACGTACACTGTAAATCTTAGTGATTTCGTGTTGTGTACTAGTGGCTGGGCTTCTGGATTCTATGGTGGTATGTACACTGCTGCTGCGGGTGCTACTGAAGACTATGAAGGTAGAGTTGGTGCTAGTGCTGGTTCTAACAGTAAGAGTATTACTGGCTATCAGATGCCTCGACACACTCACTGGTTTGCACACCATAGAGGTGATAATGCTAATGACCGTGACCACTTTGGTCCAGAGCCTAATAACGGTGATTCTCCTAATGGTATACAGTCTGCAGGACAAGGAGGAAACTGGCATACAGGTTACTCTGGTAGAGGTGATGCTATTGACTTTAGACCAAGAACATTTATGGTATTTAAGATAATGTATATGCCTCAGTCGTACTAAGTTATGAATATTTAAGACAATTTATTTTGAATATTGGCAAAATATGATTAACTTAGCACTCGAAAACTTAAAAGGAGATTTTAGAACAAAACTAACTTTAAAATAAATTTAATTATGGAATTACTTAATAAAAGAGTAATGTACAACGTAAGAAACCAGGATGCTAACCTAAAGATAGAAGGTGATGTACAACTTACTGGAGATAATCAAATCGTCTCCTTCTCTGGAAATCTATTTACACTAGAGGATGGCTTCTCTGGAGGGTTTAGCTATTCAGAGGATACAGAAGGACTAATCAGTAAGAGTGTTAGTAGCTATCCTGCTTCTTTAGAAGACAAAGGTATGAAACTATTAGATGCAACAGTAGCAGCTTTAAAACAACAATTAGCAGGTTAATTTTATGACAGTAAATGAAATGATGGTTAAGCACAACTTTATCACTAAGGTGTTGCTTAGAGACGGAGACAAAGAACTCAGCAAAGACCTAAAGGTAAGGTTAATGAGCATGAGAATTGAGTTAGGTAAAGTAAGAAAACAGCTTGAAGAAGATTTACAAGAGGCTGTTAGAGAACTAACTCCTAAAGGTTATCAAGAACTGATAATGAAAGAGAATAAAACTGAAGAAGATAAAGCTCAAGTTGAGGCTTGGAATAAGCAAATCAATGAGGAGTATAATGCTTACGTTGATAAGAGAGGAAAAGAAGAAGTACAAATTGATACTACATTGAGTGAGGATGATTTTGCTCAAATCATTGAGGTAAACGCTGGCAACGATGTTGAAATTAATGGAACAAAGTTGAATGCAGCTGATTTCTTAGAAGTACTTTATAGCTTATTCGTAGCGTAATGTAATAAACGAGGGCTGTGTAGGTTATACATAGCCCTTTTATTTTATCAGCATGAATGAATATATTGAGGTAATTGGTCAATTAAAACCCAAAAACAATGCTAACTTTCCGTTAGCTGACGTTAATGACTTACGTGGTGGTTACATCCAAGTTACCAATATGAGTGATATGGAAGCCTTCCTCAGTACTAATAAGCTGAAGGAAGGTATGCTGTGTTACGTTAAAAATTCACCTGACGACAACCATATGTACCAATTCTATAGTGGGGTATGGAATGTATGGAAAGTACAAGGAGGTGGAGGAAGTGGAGGCGGAGGAATGTCTATAGTGGTTGTAGAAACCTTACAAGAACTATTAGACAGAGACGATTTAAGAGTTAAAGGACAGATAGTATTCGTTGATGAAATCAATGAGATACGTTACTTTAACGGCTTCGTATGGGAGTCCTTCTCCAAAATTTACATACAGGATACACCACCTGAAGATAAGGGAGGTATTTGGATAGATACTTCTGAGAATAAAGAACATATGACAAGTAGTACTGTAATTCAAGACCTGCTGAAGGTTATATCAGTATTACAAGACAAGGTACGTAAACTAGAGTTTGCATTTAACTGCCAGATAGATTCGGGTGATTTTACTAACAATCAGAGATATGCTTATGATGGTATGCCTAATGAGGAGCCTAACTATGGTACTTCAGAAGAGGAAGACAATGCTACCCAAGAAGCTAATAAAGACATAGTTCTTGCTGATTCACCTGAACCAACTGAGTATGAAGAGTATTTACCTAATGCTAAGCATATATGTATTAAAAGTGGTACGTATGCAGAAATGCAGGCTAATAAAGGTGATTTTCTACCTAAAGAATTGTTATGGTGTTATGATACTCAGACATTATGGATTAAAGACCCTAAGACTTATAAATTAATTAAAATAGGTAGCACAGGTGGTGGAGAAGACCCAGGACCTGGACCAGACCCAGAAACAATGGATGGAATATTAACCGAAGTCATTGGAAGTGGTAGTGGAGCTAAAACCAAGATTATTGGTATTGAGTTCGCTGACATGACGAATAAAGAGAATACATTCCTTATTCAGGTTAAGGATGGTAAGTTAGATATACATGATTATAGATTAGATAAGAATACTTTAGCTGGTAATGCTCAGACTCAAGGTACTGGAATTTACTACACTACTCCATATTTCCCTATCATCCCAGAGGAGGTAGGTTCTAAAGACTCTCCAAAGATTTACGTTAATATGGTGTATTGTGGGGGAACATCAGAGGATAAGGACTATAATCCAGTATCTCACAATTTCGTAGAGTTGTGTAATCTTGGTAAGAAAGACTTAAATCTAAAGGGATTGTTCTTACATTATACAGAAAGGAATAGTGGAGATTGGGTTACATTACCTCTAGTTGGTACTCTTAAATCTCAAGGTACATTCTTGATTAAGGGTGCTCAATGTTCCGTAGAGAACATCAATACTACACTAATTAGAGTTGGTGAACCTGATATGTATTGGACAAAAGATGCAACTCTTAATAATACAAGACTTGAGATTGCTGGAGATACAGGTGCTGGAGTACAGCCTCATAGTATATGGTCAAGTAAAGATGATTGTATTAAATTTAGCTATGACTGTGCGTTTTATATTAGTAGCGAGGAGACTACAGACTACTTCAAAACTACTGTTATGAATAGTACTGCACCTTGGACTACTAACGGAGTTATTAAATGGTATGTTGATTTAGTCGGAATAGGCAGCTATAATGATAAGTCAATGCCATGTGAAGCATCTCCTATTGCTACTAAGGGGAGTAATGTATTACTAATGCGTTACTATAATATGGACCCAGTAAAGCAAGCTACTAAAGCTCTGAGTGCTAGAAGTAATGTTAAGGATTGGACATATATTAATATGGACAAAATCAACCCTGCTATTGATATTCAAGAGTATACTCCGAAGAACTCATCACAAAATAAGAATATATTCTTTAATAAGCATCTATTAGTGGAAGGTGCTCCTAACATAGTTACTTGTACATTGGGACATGATGCCCATAAGACAAGATGCTTCAACTGGGTGTCAGTAGGATACTATGATGAATATATCTGGATAAGAAAAGATGGTGAAGAATATACTCCAGAAAATAAATTTGAATCTTTCAAGAAAGAAGACTTCAATACAGAAGGCGTTAGTCAAAATCCTAACAGACCTGCCAACCACAAGAATTGGACTAATAAAATTTACAATAGGATTAGAAGCATAACTACAGATGGTACTCCATTTACAGTTCATAAGTTCATTAAGGACTTTGATGAGCCTACTGATACACAGAAGTATTATTATAAGGTAGGTAGAGATGGAGCATGGACTGAGGAAAGGTCATTTACTCTTAGAAATAGAGATAAGGTTATCGAAAGAGGATTTAACTTCCTACAAGTAAGTGACCAACAAGGATTTAATGCAGAAGAATATGAAATGTGGAGAGTTAGTGCAGAGTATATTAACTCTGATAAAGCTGAGAATCCATATGAATGGTGCTTAAATACTGGTGACCAAACTCAGAATGGTAATAGATTCAATGAATGGATTGACTATTACAAAGGTGGAGATGTTATCTACAGAGACACAGAACAAATGTTTACAGTAGGTAACAATGATTTAACCCCTGTAGATGTGTATGTATTAGGTGATGGTGAAGATATTAGTAAAACTAATCCAGTAAATGTAGAGTTCTTCTTTACATTTGAACATCCTTATACAGTACCCATTTCGTCTGCTGGAGTGTACATCCCCTGCTGCTATAGTTTCGTATATGGCAACACCTATTTCTTGTCTATGAACTCTGAAATCACTGAATTAGCGAGGACAGACGTGTTCGGAGATATAACTGGTGTGAATGTATATAATGACTTAAAAGACTGGGCAACTGCTGATTTGGCACAACACGCAGCTGATGCTAAAATTAAGTGGAAGGTTGCATTCTGTCATGAAGCTCCATTCACTATCATTACAGCTGACTTAATTATGAGTTATCTAAAGAAGAATGAGAGTGGAAGTTATGATAAAGACCTAAACATCAAGAGGGGTGGTAGCCACTTAAATACAGTAGGTAGTTATTGGTTCAGTCAATGGCTACAAGATAATGCATTTAAGCTATGCCTGTGTGGTCATAAACATACATATGCTAATTCAAGATACATAAGAGAGAACCCAAGTAGGACAATGGAACCTATCGTTTACGATGCTTCCTTAACTCCTTCATGGTATACCAGTTTACCAGATAGAGAAAGACAATGTGTTCAAATCTCTACTGATGCAAGCTTGAATTATGTAAGATATGTAATGTGTCAGGCTACTGGATATAAGTTAACTTCTAATAAGGAGTTACCTGCAAAGAATATTCCTTGGTTGTTAGAATACTACCCAGTATCTAGTCAGATTGAGAATAGCACAACTAATACTGCTACAGTAAAGGTTAACTCAGCACAGCAGTATCCTAATTACATTATATGGAATATAGGTAGTGGTGATGAGGTTGAGACTCCTTCTATGACAACAGCTTCAAGGGAGAGAATACTTGGTAAATCATACAAGCTTCAACTAAAGGACAATACTAAGGTTTGGGCTTACAAGTATAATGTACCTATAGCTTATACTGACCTTAAAAAGGTGGGAGGTAATGGTTCTACCAATCCAAGCAACAATATAGTAATTGAAAAGACATTACAATGAAAATAAAACATTATGATGAAGTAACTGGAAGATGGGTAATCGACGGTGCTTCTAATGCTTCAGAATTGGAACTGACAAACCCTGGCTTCTTAAATGAAGCTGGGGAATCAGTTTCTATTGACAATGGCTTTACAAAGCTAGATAATAGAATGACTAAGTTAGAACAAAACCTAGCCTGGGTGTACCTTAATGGTGCAATCGGAGGTGGTGGCGGTGGAGGAGGCGGTGGTGACGGCTCCGAATATACTATTGATGTAGCTGAGGGTAGCACAGTCTATACAGCCACTAACACTGTTACACTTAATATCTTGATTAAGAGTGGTGGTGTTAAAAAGTCATTTACTGTAATTGCTAAAGATTTGGCTACCAACAAAACATTAGGAACATGGAAGAAGTACTCTATGGCTAGAACAGATATTACCATTACTGGATTATCTGGAACTACTGACGTAGAACTATCTGCTTATGACAGTGACAATGTATACGCTACTCCTACATATGTAAAGATTGTAGCAGGGGCTATCTCCTTAGAGATTCAGTCTATACCACCTAAGACTATGTATATGGGTGGTGTTGCAGAAGTATCTCTTAACTATACTGTAACTAATAATATCTTACAGAGTCCAGCGGAGTTCTGGATGACTATTAATGGTATTGAAGTAGCTAGAGTAGGTAACATTACTACTGCCATTAGAGCTTTGAGTTATGATGCTCGTAAGCTATTATTTGAAAGCGAACACTTTAATCCTAAAGCAGGTCAAAGATTCTACTTTGTGGCACAGGCTAGTACAACTCTTAACGGTGAAATATTATCATCTGAACAAATTAAGTTCGACGTTACGGTAGCAGACAGTAATAATCTAGTTATTGTAACTGAAGATATTACAGAGTTTACTCCTTCCTCAAATCCTGGAGAGACTATTGATGATTTAACTAAGTATGGTCAAGGTTCACAGTTAGGATTTAGCTATTACTTCAGTTATGGTCTTAGTAAGTATAGTTCATTCAACATGGATTATAAGATTCATTTAATGAACGATAGCGGAGAGGTAGAGTTACTTGACACTGGTACAATTAAGAATATCAATAAGAGTGAGACTAATAGGTTTGTATATAGTACTGTAAATCTAGCTGTTAATAAAGCCAATGAGTATTTAAGAATTACTCTATTTGGATACGCAGTAAATGACCCTGGTGATACTTCTGCTCAATATACTAAGACAGTTACTTGTCGAATAGTAGAAAGTGTGAGTACAGAGCTGTATGCAAATAATGACATGCATACGTTACTTGCTTACTTTAGTAAGATTACTGGTTTTCCAAACACTGCAACTGGTACATGGAACTATCCTATTAAGAATAATGGTGAGTTTATATATGAAGGTGCATTTGCATCTAAGTTCCCTGATGGAGTAAACTTTACTCTAAAAGGTGTGAATGGTAAGACTAGTGGTTTCATACAAGACATTGATGGAGTAAACCAAATACCTGCAACAAGGCTAAGTGGTGAAGCTTATGGTTATCTTGAAGTGGCTGACCAAATGTTCCCTGCTGTTGATATTGGTGCTGGGGTATCGTTCTTCCAACCTATGGGATTCCATATCTCATGTACTTATAAGGCAGATGCCTCTTCTTATCCAGAAGAAGTAGTATGCGGTATAGGTCAGTATGAAGATGGTGAACTAAAAACTGGTTATGAAATATCATTAGAGAAGGCTGTATGTAAGATTGGTTCTGCTGATACACTTACAGTTAAACTTCCACAGAATGAGCTACTTACAGTAGACCTAGACGTATCATTACTATCAGGTAATGCTTGGTACTTTAAAATCTATGTTAATGGTGTATTATCTGCTGTAAGTAGAGTACTACAGTCAGATATTGACTGGATGTTTGGTACTGATTTCTATTTTGGATGTAGAAATGATAATGGGGTTAGAAGTAGATTCTCTGATGTTAATATTTATGACATTAAGATTTACACATCATCACAGAGTGAGTATGCTATTGTACAGAACTACATATCTGCAACTGAACAAGCTAGACTTGTAAGAGGACAAATAGATGCATCCTTAGATGCTGAGCTGAGAACTAAGAATCTATTTGATAGTGCAGGTAACTGTTTAATATGGGATAAGACTTTGGATGGAGGTAAGGGTGGTTTCTTAACAGGTGAGTTATTATACTCTAAGTTAGTAGAGCAAATGGAAATTAACACACCTTATCCTATTGTATTAGTAGAGGAAACATCTAATAGTCCCACACTATTTGAACCATATTCAACTGCAATATTCTCTGCATCTGATAAGGTAGAGGTAATGGGTAAGAAATTCCCTGTTAAAATCACTTATCAAGATAGTAAGGGTAAGGTTGTTATTACAACTCCAAGTGGTGTATCAGAGAACAATGGTGTTACTATTGGTCTACAGGGTACATCTTCACTATCTTACAATGCTAAGAACTTTGAGATTTATATGGGTGATGTAGACCAGACTGGTAAGAAGATGCTATTCCAACCTACTGATGATTGGTTGCCAGAGAATGAGTTTACATTAAAAGCTGACGTAGTAGACTCTGCACACGTTAATAACGTAGTAATTGGTCAGATTGTTAATGGTAGAGCTAAAAACTCTTCTGGACAGTCTATTACACCATTCGGAGCAACTCCACCCATGTCATTAGGTAACGATGTTTGGGGAGGTGATGCAGACAAAGCTAATGCTATTAGAGGTAAGATTAAGCATACCTCTGAAGGTTTCCCAGTATTACTATTTATTAGATATGCTCCAGATGCTGATGGTACTATTAAGCAACCTAAATTCTGCGGTATTTATAACTTCAATTTAGGTAGATATGCTTACTTTAACTTAGGATTAAAGTTACTTACTGACTATGTTAAGGTAAACCAAGACGGACCAACATTAGTAACTGATTATACAGAGGATGCTAATAGATGGAACACTGGAGTAAGTAATGGTGTATATTCTGTAGAAATAAATCAAAACTCTTCTGCTCAAGGAGCTTTCCAACAGGATGATATGAAGATTGTTCAGTTCATGGGTGATGTAATGTACACATCTAGGGATGAATCAATTGGATATAATCAGGTTCAGAAGTTCTATACTCAAATGGCTAATATGGCTCTTACTCGTATCCAGAAATATACAATGGATGACGCTGGACAGACTCCTACTAAACCTATTCCTGGAGAGTTCTATGATTTGGATAAGAATGCTTATTATAACTTTAGTGCTTGTGACCAGCATCTAAACTGGGATAATGCTTGTGCTTACTTTATGATTGCATTACTATTTGGTTGTGTGGACTCAATGTGTAAGAACTTAACTATTCGTAGTTGGGGTACAGATGTATGGTATTGCTGCTTCTACGATATGGATACTGCCTTCGGTCTAAACAATGCTGGACAAGATATTGTAGAGTACTGGGCACATCTACATAGGTGGTATAATATTGCTTCACAAGATACTGGTATCACTCAGTATACTCAAGAGAAGAATTATGTATCAACTGATAATTATAAACAATACTTTGCTTCATGGTGGAATAGAATATGGGAAGTGCTTGAAAACTTAGCTGGAATTGATAGCGGTAGTACGGAGAATAGAACTAGCTTAGAGTCATTATATGTGAATTTAAGAACTAACTTGTTCCCTGACCCTGATAAATTTATTAAGGATTACTATCAATCATATACAGAGAAGACAGGTTCTATCATGTTTAATTATGACTATAAGATTAAATATCTTGCTATTTCTAAAACATATGACCCAAATACTGGTAAATATGAGGATAGTACAGACTTCAGTCAGTTAAAGTTCTTACATGGTAATCGTGTAATGCACGTTAAGGACTGGTTCAGAAAGAGAATAATGTTCTTAGATGGAGTATATGGTTATAAGGATAACACTAATCTATTACCAACCACTATTGAATCTCCTATTACTGGACTATGGGCTTCTAATAAAGCTACAGGTTCTGCTACTGAGGTAAGATTTAGTACTGATATAACAGCAAGTAGCCAGATACTTTATCATTATTCACATGATAAGACCACTGGTGCATTCTGGATTACAGATACTCCAACATCAGTTATATTACCTATGCCAACTGGTGAAACTGTAGTGTATATGTACGCTAACAAATATATTACTGACTTTACTAAATTCAAGAGTTATCCTTGGACTGGTTTGGATAATATTAACCTACCTATGTTACAAGAACTTGATTTAAGTGGATTAGGTAATGTGGATGCAGCTTACTTCTTCCAGGGAGGTGTATATAATGAAGCTAATGATATAGGTTTGAAGAATATTAAGAAGCTGAATCTAAGTAAGGTAAGACTTATTGGTTCTACTGCTTCCGCATATACATTAGACTTGAGTGGTTGTCGTAAGATTCAGGAACTTGACGTATCATACTCTTCTATTACTAAGATTACATTCCCAACATCTGCTGTGTTGAAGACATTAAATATGTCTGGAACGGATATTACTAATCTGAAGCTAGAGAACCAATCTTTCCTTGAGTCATTACTTATCGATGATTGTCTAAAGCTAACTTCAATAGAAATCAACAACTGTAGTGCATTAAGAACTCTAAACATACCGCCTAATGTAAGAACAGTAACTATTAGAAATTGTGAGAAAATGGAGATTATTCAGATTCCTTACTCTTCTGTTAACAACTCTGTTAGCCCATTAGCTCAAGTTACTATTGATAACTGCCCTGGTATGAAGGAATTTAGCATTCCTAGACAGAATAATCCTTCTTTAAAGTTAGAGTTAACAGGTGCTTGGAATCTTGAAGTTCTAGACCTTAGTTATACTAAAACTGATGATATTACACTAGCATCTTTATATGTTAATGGTAAACCTAACTTCTCTAGTCTAAGAAGGCTAGTTATTTCTAACACGTCATTATCTACATTGAAGTATAATGACCAAACTCCAGCATATTTAGACTTAACTGCATTCCCAGACTTAGAAAGTATTGAAGCTATCAGTTGTAAACAGTTAGTAGAGGTCAGATGTAAGAATGATAAGACAAACCCTATAGAAATACCAAGAGGTGCATTTAGGGATTGTATCTCATTACAAAGAGTAATCGGACATCTATCTCTTCAGGGTGGTGAGATATTTAGAGGATGTAGTCAGTTCTATCTAAATCCAGATAATATATACACCCAATATGGTACTGATGTTTTCCTTGAAGGAACTGACGTTACCAATGTATCATTTGATGCTGAGTTAACAGATGCCTACTTCTTATTTGAGGGATGTACTAGAATGTCATATAATGACTTTAAGTATCTAATGGTTAGACTAACTGAGAATATTGTCTCGCTAGAAGGTATGTTTAAAGGTTGTTCAAATATTACTGGTGATATTTGGTACGATTTATTTAGGTTGTGTCCTAATGTAAATAGTATCAAGGAAGCATTCAGTGGAACAAGTCTGACAGGACCATTCTTCTCTAGAACCTCTGATTATAGTGCATCCAAAGACTCTACTTGGGGAGTGTTAGACTTCCTACCTAAGCTTACTGATGCAGAGGCAGCATTTGAAGATACTAGCTTAGAGTGGATTGATAATAATGTATTTGCTCCAGTTAATGGTAAATATAGTCCTCTGGTTAAGATTGATTATATGTTTAGAAGCTGTATGCAGCTGAAGAGCTGCGCTAATACAAGGGCTGCTGTGCCAGTAGAAGGTTTATTAAGTTCTAAGACATTCTTTACAAACTTAAGAAACTTAGTAAGCCCTTATCCAAAGGGTGTATTTACTGGATGTGCTTGGGTTAGAATGTCTGTTGATTCAGATAGTAATGGTAATACTTACCTATTCCATACCGTTAACAAGGTAGCACAATCCTTAATCTTAACAGATTCTCTATATACAGGAATTAAGCTAGTTGGAAAGATTGGACCTAATGTATTTGGTGGGGTAAGTCAGACTATCACTGATGGAAGTATGACTTGGTATATCCCAACATTTACTTCTATACAATACCCATTCCAATACAGTGGTGGAGGTGAGGCGTTAGTAAATCTATCAGAGATGGCTAACATGTTCCAAGGAATCACTGGAACCCTTAGACAAGCTGTTGGTATTTTCAATGGTCTAACTTGTGCTAAGGAAACAGGTGCTCAGAGTATTCCTGCTACTCTATTTAAGAATTGCAGAATCCTTAATAGTATTGAGGGGATATTCAGCGGTATAGATTTAAATAATGATGGTAAGGTATATCAATTCCCACCTGCTAGTATGTTTGATGATTGTGTGAGTCTTACTAACATTAAACGTATGTTCAGTGGTTGTTACAACCTTAGAATGCAGTTAGTAGGTGAAGGCTTTAAGAATTGTGTACTACAAGATGTTTCATATGCCTTTGAGAACACTGGAACATTTGGAACTATTCCTTATAGACTATTCTTTATGGAAGAAGTTAAGGAGGATGGCTCTAGGTCTATTAGACGTAGTATCACTACTATGGCTGGAACATTTAAAGGTTGTTGGTATTTAGGATATGATGAAACTAGAACTGTAGAGATTGGATTACCGTTAGCTATAGGTAGTGAGGCAGGAACAATGTGGGAAGACCATATTATTGGAAATGCTGGTAATAGAGTTACCTATAAGCTTGATGTAAGTAATCTAAAGAAGTCTTATAACTATGATAGAAATGAGGATTCAGGTAGTCCTGACTATAACCCTGGAGAACAAGCATTCGATGTTTGGTATCTCGACGGTTATGGATGGGAAGGTGCTTCAAGTACAGAAAGTGGTTTAGCTGATGTTAAATCAAGACTTACTGAGAAGTACTTTAAATATGATACTCAGCAAAAGACAGCTATCTCACAAGCAAGTAGTGGTCTAGCTGAGATAGGCTATCAAAACTACATGATTCCTACTGACTATTTTAGATACTGTAATGCTGAGTGTACATTAGAGGAGTCTATGGTAGATTTCAACTACCCAGAACAAGTTAGAAAGTTCTTGCCTGATTCTGGAGATTGGGCTATAGAACAAACTGGTAAATGGGATGGAATGGTAGGAAGGATTCCATGTAAGTTGTTTGAATCACTTGTAGATACTACTAAGATAATAGGTGTATTTAAGAATACAAGGTTCTGTGCATTTGTAAACCTACAAAGTAGTACATTTACTAGAGGTATTAAGTACCCGCCAGACTTGTTTAAATATAACACTAAGTTAGAAGATGTTTCCGAAATATTCTCAAGAACTATTATTGAGGTTGGAGTTGATGTAAATAGTGACCTATTTGCTAACAATCCATCACTGAAAGTGGTTTCGGGAGTATGGTCAGATTGTATGTTCGATAAGAGAGCTTACAATGCTGGAGGAACGCAGGAGATATATCCTCAGATTGACTTTGCTAACATATTTAAGAACAACACTAGAATATCCAATGCTTCTTACTTATTCTCAGTAACATCTGCTGGTGATGACAGAGAAAGTGACTATGGTCTACTTTTAATTACTGAAGACTTACTGAAGACTTGTTATAACATTAACGATATTCGTAATATGTTCTATTACTGTACTAAACTACAGGGAGCTGTACCTACGTTCGTTTCGGCTACTTATCCTATATTAAACCTAGTATCAGGATATTTAACTGGAGTTAAGAAGAGTAACATTACCAATGCTGACCAATTAGAGTCTAGATTAGTACCTGCTGAATGGCTATAACCAATTATATAAGCTAGTTATATCATAGAAATGATTTTTAAATATTTTAATACAATTATTTTGTAGTTAACATTGATTAACAATATTTCTTTGGTATGACCTTTAAGAATCATTAACTTTGCACTATGAAAATTAAAGAAGCGCGCTTAACAAATTCGGTAAGAAGGGTAGAACCAACGCCGCTCTGACTCTTGGTATTATCGGAACAGCACTTGGAGCTTTCGCAGGTAACAACAACGGCTGTGGATGCGGTGGCGGCAACGGTATATTAGGTGGACTCTTCGGAGGAAACAACAACTGTTGCGCTATGCAGCAAGCTGAACAAGCTAAGACAATGGCTATGGCTCAAGGAGAGATGTCTCAGAATCTAGCTTGGAACAACAGAGTACAGTCTATGCAAGATGATATTGACCTATACACTTACATTAATGGTAGGAACTTAGCTACTAATGAAAGAATTGGAAACGAAACTCAGGTTCTAACAAACCAAATCTGGAAGGGTAGAGTAGAAGACCTACAAGAAAAGAGTGGAATGTACGTTGATATAATCACTCGTGATAATGCTCAGAACCTAAGACTATGTGATGAGCTTTATAAGAGAAGAGAGCAAGACGTACAGGAGAAGGCTGACCTATTCGAAAGATTAGGAAGTAGAATCTCTGAATTAGAGAAGAAAGAAGCTGCTACTGCTGCTGCTCTACCTCTAATGTTCGAGCTTAGCAAGGTTAATGCTGAAAGATATTCAGATAACTGCTGCTGCAAGTCAGAGAAACAACTATTAGTTGCTGCTGGTGATTTACAGAGACAACTTGACCATAAGATTACTGGACAGCTGAAATATGCTTATAGTGACTTATGTGCTCCAGTTCCTAGTATTTCTCCACTATACTGTAGTCCATTCACACAATATGGCACAGGTATGTATGCTGGACAAGCTGCTTCTAACTGGAATGCAGTAAATACAGCTATCAATAGTACTTGTCCTTCTTGTACAGCTCAGTAAGATATTAAAGGGAGATTATGCGAATAGTCTCCCTTTTATTTTTTATTTTAAACACAAACACTTATGAAAGTAAAAATTACTCCTATCGGAGAAAGTGCTCAATTAATTGAATTTAATGTATCGTTACCATGTGGGGCAAGAGCATCTGTAGCTCCAGTGTCTACATTAACAATTACACAAAGATGGGCTAAAGTGATTAACACAGCTACAACAGGTGCAGCTTCTTATATGCAGGTTACTAAGTTTGATATTATACATAATACTCAGTATACTGATTGTAAGGGTAATGTAAGATTGGTTACAGAAGAAACATCAACTATACTAGCTTCTCCAGCTACAAGTGAAACAATAACTACACTTGTTCCAGAAGTTAATAAGGTAATTGATGTTATAATTCCTAACGGAGTTAGTATTGTTAATCAAGCTATCTTAGATGAGTTACCAACATCATTGCCAGTTAAAGGTAATTGTGCTTACTCAGTATTCGAGATACAGATTCCTGCAGCACCTGCTCCAGCAGCATAATAATCACATGATATGAGCTTATTTGGACAACCTTTCGGTACTAACTATACTGATTTACAAAACCAATACTTGCAGCAACTTCAAGTTATGCAACAAGCTCAGCAAGCACAACAGAAGACTCAACCCATCCTTGATGAAATAAACAGGGAGGTTGGGTCGTTGTCTGTTGACGAGCAGAATGTATTGGCTAAAACACAAGAATATCAAATGGCTAAACAAACCTATGAAGCAGGATTCATGGCGTTCTTAGGTACTAAGTTTAGTTCAGAATATGTAAACTCTCCAGATGGTAAGGTAGCAGCAGAGAACCTACTATCTACTATTAGGAAAAGTAAGGAGTTTATACAATCACAGATAAAAGCTAAAGAGGAGAAGGTTAATACATTATTAGAATTAATGGAAAGTGACCCAGAGATGAAAAAGAGATTTGATGAACTCATGATGAATAAAACAGCTAAATAATGAGTGACAAAGAATTGTTATTTCAAGCAGCAAACACATTCACTAAAAACTTGGTAGGTAACCTATTCGGTATAAACACAATAGGCACTGATGCTCTCATAACTTACGTAGTTAATAATATGGAGGACAAGTATGGAATGTATTTGGAACCATTCCTCGATAAGGGTGGTAATATAAATATAGATTTATTTGGTAATGCGCTACGTGACGTTATGAAGACTCGTGCTAAAAATGGATATGTCGTTAAGCTATTCGGTAAACCGATTAAGTTTGGAGAGGCTGACATTGATGAGTTCGAGAAAATATTTAAAACGTTGAAAGCGAACAATGGACAACATTAGGACAGAGTCATTTCTTGGAGGTGACAAAGTAATAGTTGGTAATAAGTACACTGATTTAGTACTTGAAACTCTAGGTAAGGTCTATATAAAGACTGGAAACAGTTCAAGAGTTTTGAGTGATGTCTTAGCATTACTTGATAAGGCTACAGAATCAGAAATTAAAAGCCAAACTATTATAGTTGGGAGCTTACTTGAGATGGAGCAGATGGAGTATCCTGGAGATGGATTCTTCGTTTATAACACACTTACAACTACCTTATATATTTCTTATGATGAGAGATATGTAGCTTTAATAGAGGCAGCAGAAGGTGCTGGAGATGGTTATGTAAGGCGTAAGGGAGACACAATGACAGGACAGTTAGAGATTAATACTGTTGGTCCTCCTTTAATAGTGGCTTCTTCTAAGTTAGTAAACAATCTAAACGTCGAATTTATAGGCGGCTATGCTGCAGATGATTTGGCTAAGAAAAGAGTAGATGAATACATTACAGGTAACTGGACATTTAAAGGTAAAGGTGTTTCAGAGAATAATTGGACATTCAACCAAAATGTTCGTATGTATGGTGATTTAGTAACAAGTGGTAGCTTAACTTCTCCAGAGTTTGCATCTGGATTTGGAGGTTACGGTTGGAGACTTGATGCTGATACTAATACATTAACTGTAGATTATCTTGTAGTTCGTAAAGCTATGAGAGTATATGAGATGGTTATTAATAAGATTAGTGCAACCAATGGTAGCTTATGGGTTAGTAACTCTAGTAAATGTACAGCAGCTTATCAACCCAAAATCATAACTCAAGCTGACCTACAAAGAATAGGTACATGGGGAACAGAGGATGCAAAGAGTAATCTTGAGAAGTTGATGCCATCTAATAATTATTTCTTATTTAATGATTTAAGTACCAATTATTCAGTAACAGAGAAATTTACTACACAATTAGCTAATGCTAGTGGAACCTACACCCCTAAAGCCTTTGTAGATTACAACTTCATAATCTATATTAAGGACATAACAGTAGTAATAAATAGTCCACTGTTTAAAGGTCCGAGTAGTCTATATGATTTAAACGTACTAGACAAGTCATGGGCTGAATATAATGCTAATAACCCTAGTCCTGGTATAATTACTGAGAAGATATTCAATACCTACAAAAGTAATATTAAACTTATATTCATAAGTAAGTCAAGGGAAGTTATTGAGTGGAAAGAAGTTCCAGGAGACCCACTGTCAGGTACTGAACCTTCTAAATGGGCTAACGTAGACTCATTTAATAAAAGGACACAATTTTTCATAGTTCCTAAAAGTAGAGAAGTGAACTATAAAAAGGATGGAAAGACATCTAGTGATGGTTCTAACTTATATAGTGTCTACCCCTATTATAAGTACTTTGGACTTCAAAAACCTGACACAGGAATGCCCTCACAATCTAATATATGGGTAGTAGAGTGCAAGAATGAGGATTATCCTTACTTTAAACCTGGAGATATTGTTAGATGCCAGAAGTACAATAATGGTAACATTAAATACTATGATGCTATCGTAACTGTGCAAGTAGACTCCTACACATATATAATGCAGAAAGCTCTATCAGTATTTGATACGTATACAGAGGTATCTTACGATGATGAAGGTAATTTAATTAAGTTTGAGCAGAGCTTTAATGATACTCAGTATAACAAGACTGAACAGCTCTACAACTCAAATACTAATGAGTATGAGCCTGCAAGAACTACTGATAATGGTAAAGCTGATGGAAATGCTATTTCAAAGGATGAAAGACTTGATGATATAGCTAAGGATGATGATATGGTTCAGATGGGTAATATATACAATATTGAAAGACAGAATGCTGTTTATATTACATCTACTGACGATTGTGGTCCTTACATTGATGTATTAGCTGGACTTAACAGACCCGACTATTCTGTATTATATGTTACTCCTACTTGGGCTACTAAGAAAGCTAACATTAAGAAGAAGGGTGATATATATGTAAGAGAGGATGCTAGTGACTTCTACTATCAGACTACTAACCCAGGTAGTGTAAATCCAGACAACTTCGGAGGTAAGATTGATAGGAAACACCCATTGATATTCTTAAAGACTAAGGATAAGAATCAAGTCCTTATAAATGATGGTGAGAACAATCAAATTACTCAGGAGATTCTCAATAACCCAGCTGAGTATGGTTACTTCTTAACTGAAGTTCCTACAATAGACTCAGCTCTGTTATTTAGGAATAAAGAATATAAGTGTACCTATACCAAGATTACTAAGGTTAGGCTAGGTAATCTATCTGGAATACACAATGAAATCTTTGGAACTAAACAGCCTTACGGTTATGGTCTATATGGAGAGAATGTATTCTTGACTGGAGAGTTCTACCTTAATAATGGTACTTCTATTGTAGACTTCTCAGAAGAGAGTATATTATTGAAGTTTAGGAATGCAGGTTTAGAAATTAGGGATGTAGTTAACAAAGATGGGACTATTGACCAAGTACCAGCTTTAAATCTTGAAGGTGAACCTATTCTAGACGAGAATGGCAATCCTACTTACAGGAACAAGACCGAGATTTACATGAATGCTGACCAATTTAGGTTTAATATAGCTGATAACAAGGCTATGACCCTAGGTGGACTATTTAATGATAATGGGCAATTCATAGAGGCAGTTTTAGACGTTAATGGTTGGATTCAATCAAGAGGATTAAGTGTTGGTCACGAGGTGGATGGTAAGTTCCAGCCATTCTTCATAGTTAGTAAACACGGAAACATATGGGCACAAGATTGTGACTTCAAGAAAGTTAGGGCAACTAACATCAAATGCTGGGACATCACAGCTTATGATGGACAGATTGGGGGATTTAAGCTCAACAAAGATGGAAGTAACAGGTTAGAGTGGGAAACATTTAACTACGGAGGTGGTACAGACAAGAAGATAGAGCTTGGATGGGCATCTGTTAATTATAGCTGGATTGGAAATGATTGGGAAACTTGCATTAAAATCCAGACTGGAGTATGGGCTATGCCTATTATGGTATTTACTATGATGGGTGCAGGAATATTTACATCAGTAAATTCAGAGAAGACTGCTAGATACCCAGGTAAAGGTGAAGTATGGGCAGCATGGTTCGATGGGTTCTCACTTAGTACAAAAAGAACGTATGCTGAAGGGTTTGGGTTTGTAGAAGGTTATGAGGCAGACGGTAAACCTAAACTAAATATTCCCCGTTCTGGTACGTATAAGGTATCTGGTAGAGGATACGTTTATCTTACAGTAAGAGATGGATTGGTTATGGATTTTCATACGTAATATTATGGTTGTAAACTTAAGTATTAGAGATAGGCTAACTATAATTGCTATGCTTCCTACAGCAGGCAATATGAGTGACTTAGTTGAAATTGTAGAGTTAGTAAAGTCACTAAGATTTACAGATGAGGAGAAGGATGAGATACAGTATAAAGAGGATGGTGGTCAAATTAAATGGAATCCAAGTAAAGATATACAAAAGGAAATAGACATTAATTATTCTCAACTTGGAATTATAAAGAAGAGAATACAAGAGCTTGACAGCGAGGGGAAGATAACATTATCAACTCTTGACACTTGTCTAAAATTTAGTAAACTATGATAATTCTATTAGATGCAGGTCACGGAGAGTCTACTCCAGGTAAAAGAAGTCCAGACGGAAGACTTAGGGAGTATAAATATTGCAGAGAGATTGCTAACGAGGTAAAGAGACAATTAACTGATAAAGGCTTTAATGTTGAGTTGGTAGTTACAGATGATGTAGATGTACCACTTATGCAAAGATGCCGAATAGTAAATCAATACTGTGATACACATGGAAAAGCTAATACTGTATTGGTGTCGATTCACTGTAATGCTGCTGGTAGCGGGGCAGATTGGATGAACGCTAAAGGTTGGAGTGTATTCATCTCCAACAATAGCTCAAGTAAGAGTAAGAGACTGGCAGAGTGCTTGTTTGAAGCAGCACGTAAAGAGGGTTTAACACTAAGGAAATATTCACAAACACAAGTATATTGGAAGCAGAATCTAGCTATATGTAGGGAGACTAAATGCCCAGCAGTTTTAACAGAGAATCTGTTTCAAGATAATAAGGTAGACGTAGAGTACCTACTATCAGATGAGGGTAGAGCAACTATAGCTCGCCTGCACGTACAGGGTATATTGGATTATATCAAGGCAATACAAGGATAATAATTAGGGGTGTTCTCAAATATTAATGAATTTCAGTATTTCATTTTGGACACCCCTAAAATTTCCTTAATTTTGCAAATAACTTTAAAAGGGAATAATATGGATATGAAATTAGAGGATTTAGACATTGACGATGTAGGATTAGACGAAGACATAACTCCTGAAGCTGAGTTTGACGAGGATACCTATGAGAAGCCTTGGCTTGATGGTTCTGTACCACAAGGAGAGGAAATTCATGAGGATGAACCATCTAACGAGCCAACTGAGGACGACATCATCACTACCCTACTAAAAGATAAAGGAATCAATCCTGATGCTATCAAGTTTGAGAACGAGACAGGGGAGATTGAAGAGAAGAGTTTTAATGAGCTTTCAAGAGAGGAACAACTTCAAATACTAAACTATGATGAGTCAAATGACGATTATGGTTTAGCAGAGGATGAAGTTACTCTTATTAATGAGCTTAGAGAGAATAATCTGAGTGCAGAGGAATATAAAAAGTATATTGCTCAACAAGCCATTCAAGACTACTTAGCTAATAACCAAGAAGACACTCCTGTGTATGAGGTTGATTCTATTCCAGATGATGAACTGTATCTTATAGATTTAAAAGCTAAAATCCCAGAACTTACTGATGAAGATGCTGCTGCTGAGTTAGAATTGGCTAAGCAGAATGAGACTCTATATCAGAAAAAGGTTCAAGGTATCCGCAACGAATATAAGAAGAAAGAAGAGTTGCTAGCTCAACAAGAGGAAGAAGAACAAAGATTAGCTGCTGAAAAAGCTGCTCAAGAGTTCGAAGATACTATTGTAGCTGCAATTCAAGAGAATGATACCATTGATTTGGGTGAGTCCTCACTAACCTTGTCTGAGGACGATATGAATGAAATTGCTAGCTTTATCTTAGATTCAGATGTTACAGGAGTGAGACACATCGCTAAAGCGTTGAATGACCCTAAAACCTTAGTGGGAATGGTTTGGTATGCACTGAAGGGACAAGAGGCATTTAGTCAAATTACTGATTATTACAAACAGAAGATTACAGAAGCATCCAAATACAATTATAATAAGGGATTTGAAGATGCTAAGGGTGGTAAAGCCCCTAATGCAGCTAAGACAGTAGTCAAGAAACCAGCAGGTGGTAAAGCTGCTCCTGCTAAAAAAGTATTAACAATCGATGATTTAGATTAAAATTTAAATTATAAAGTATGATAGTAGCAAATTTCGTAACCAATCGCCCTACAATGAGCGAAACTAGAACTTATGAAGATTTCTATAAGTTCTTAGGCACAAAACCAACTAGACTTGGTATAGTTTCAAGACTCTACCCTAACTTAACTGCTTCTTACTTAACAGAATCTCTAAGAAATATCTTCTACATGGATTCTAAATCAAATAGCAAGTACAGAAGCATTGATAGTATGTACTTCGAGTGGGAAGTTGAAACTAACTACATTAAGAGAGTTGAGTTCGCAGATGTTCCAGCAACTAATGGTGAAGGTGGTACAACCATCGTAATGGCTTTCAAAGAAAACTATTACCAGAAGTACGACATTTTTAAGATTGACAAAACAATGCAGCAATGCCAAGTTATCTCTAGACCTACAAGAGTTGCAGATAACTATTGGACTGTTGAGGTAAGACTAATTGATAATGACTATTCTTCAATTCTTGACTTAGACGGATGTCAGATTGGTGACACTACAAGATTCCAATCTAACGCTATGCCTGAAGCTCATGAAGAGGGTTATGTTAAGTATCAATCTAACATTGAGAGACACAGAGGTTACATTACAACACATCGTGTTGATGATAGCTATACTTCTCTATTTAAGCCACTTGAGCAAACATTCATCAGCATTGGTAAGGGTGAAGGCAATGGTGCTGTAAAAGAAACAATGTATAAGATGGATACTCTTGAGAAGAATCTATTAAGAAACTTCCTTGAAGTACGTAACCAAGGTCTATTATTTAATAAGACTAACGTAGATAAGAACGGTAAACCAACAATCTCTGACCCTGACACTGGTCGTCCAATCTATATTGGTGACGGTATCATCCCACAAATCGAGAGATTTGCATCTAAGTATGTATACAACAAACTTACTCCAGAAGCATTCACTACAGCTATGGCTATGATGAATGAGAAGAGTGAGAATCCAACTGGTAACAAGTATGTATTCATCTGCAACGAGAAGATGTGGAATGACATTCAAAGCTGTCTATCAGAATGGCTTGCTAGATTCAAAACTTGTGGTACTTATCTATGGTCTAAGAAAGCTAACGGATATGTAGACGTTGGTGCTACATTCAATAGCTACGAAATCGGTGGTAACACTATTTCATTCAAGGTAGACAGAACATTCTCTCGTGAATGGGGTTCTGAAAAGGGCTTTGGTCTAATGCTTGACCTTACTGCTGATAAGACTAGCGGTGAACCAGCTATCCAAATGTTCACATTAAAGGGTGGTGACTTCATTACTAACAAGTATCCTGGTGTGGGTGGTTTGGATGGTCTAAGCTCTGGTATCGTTTCAAGTACTACAGCTGCATCTAAGGTAATCAACTGGGGTTATTCTGGTGTTGGAGTATTCTCTCCATACAGAAGCTTCATTATGAAAGAAGCATAATAAAAATATATAATCAAGATGTGTTGGGAGGGGCTAATCTATAGCCCCTCTCATACTCATTATAAAGATGATGTATGATATACAATAAAAATACGAATTAATATGGCTGATGTTTTAGACGATATAATTATTTTAAGAAGTGTGTTCGGTAAAGTTGGACAGAAATACTTCATGAATCCTGTTAGAGACCCGAAGACTGGTAGATTTCCTGATTGTGTTAGACCAGTAGATAGTAAGGGTGATATGATTATCTCTGATAAGGATAGAAATGAAGGTAAACCACTTATTCCTGAGAATAAAGTATTCATTATAGAAGATGGTACTACATTCAATCTAAATGATGAATGGCAGGCTGCTGAGTGGCACTCAATACAACATTGTCCTCTCATTGCTCTATCAAGAGATGCGAGAGACTCTAAAGGAAATTTACTAATTGATGGTGAAATAGCTGAGGGTAAGGCTCGTGCTCGTTATGGTACAGCTGAACTATATGTAGAAAGACCTGGATATGATACTGCTAAGAGAATCTCTAAGAAGAAACTTATCCATGATGCTGACTCTTACATCTACGGAGACCCTAAAGGTGCAGAAGGTAGAGCACTTAAAGCTAGATTGCTTGGTAAGAATATGCGTAATGCACCAGACGCAGATATTACAGACTACTTGCTTGAAATATCACATAAATCTCCAGAGAAGATTATTGACCTATATACTGGTGGAGATATTAATCTGAGATTGATGTTTATTGACGCCAAAGACAAGAATGTCATATACGTTAAGAATAAGGTTTATCTATATGGTGATAGCATTGTATTAGGTGCAACTGACGATGCAGTAATCACTTGGATGAAGAACCCTACTAACAGTAAGGTACTTGAACTTATTAAGAGAGATACTTATCCTGATATGTACTTAGAAGAAAGTGCATCTAAGAAATAACATTACCTAAATGACAGCGAAACAAGTATACAGAGGAGCATTAGTTGAAATGAATAAGACTGCTGCTCCAAGTATTTTACTTGAGGACTTTAACTACTTATTAAATAAGGCGATATACCAATACATTAATAAGAAGTACAACATTTATGATGTAAACCAACAATCAACAGATGACATTAGAGTATTAAAATCTACTGCCATCCTCCAGCCTACTCTGGCTACAAATACATACGCTGCTGTTAGTTCTCAAACTAACTCATTGTATGGAGCTGTTTATGAAGTAAATCTACCATTGGATTATTTACATATCTTGAATTGTGTATGCAATTTCAAAGTAGTAAAGACATATGAATGTTATGATGCTGGTACTTATGTACAAATTGGTGCTAAGCGTTTAACTTCAGACCTTTGGTCACAAATAATAAGGAACTTCTATATGCAACCCTCTTATAGAAATCCTTATTACTTCATACACAACGTAAATAGTGCTACAACGATGCCTACCAATCCAGTAAGACTTACTGCTGGAGAAGGAAGTATATCACCAAACACAACTATTCAACAAACTACTGGTACTGATGGCTCACTTCCAACTAAGATTACCATTGGTGGTAAATCAGTAGATTTAGTAGAACAGCCAGGAGTTAATAGGTATGGAAATCCATCTCAAGTTAGACTTGAAATTAGGTATGGCAAGGATTCTTCTGTATTCCAACTAACTGATATATTTGTTGATTATATAAAGACTCCTCAAAAAATTAGACTAACACAAGACCAGATTGAAATGGTTGAAGATACATCACAAGTCATGGAGTTTCCAGATTATGTGTGTCAAGAGATTATAAATGAGCTGGCAAAGCTATTATTGGAGAACGCAGGTGACCCAAGGCTTCAAACTAATTTAGCAGTTAATCAGACTATTGCAAATCCAGCTCAGCAACAGTCACAAACCAAAAAATAATTAATTTATGTTTCAGTACACTAACACTATTGTATTAAACTCACTGAAAGATGTAACCACTGGTTTAGATAAAATCGTTAAGGGTTCAGACAACATTGAGGTAAGACGTGTAAACAAATTCCTCAAATCTAACGTAAGTGCGATGTACAAGAGAGCTGCTTCCGACCCAGTTATTGGTAAGGCAGAGTTCACTATTACTAACCCAGGCGCAGGTATCTACAGGTTGAAGTTATACATCAGATTATCTGGAAGTCAAAACTCATACTACTCTAATGACTTCGTATTCAAAGGTAAGCCTTTCGTTTACGAGTTCAAGATTGCTTCCAACTCTACTACTGCAACAGATGTTGCTAAAGAAATCAAGAGAGTTATTGATAAGATTCAAGCCTTCTATGGTGACAAATATATCAAGACTGAGGTAGCTGGAGACAAGCTAACAATTCACGGAGTAGACGAATATCAACTATTCACCGAGGCTAAGATTCAAAAACTTAACACAGCTGCTAACAACCCACTTACTAATGAAGTATTTGAGGATGTTACTGAAGGAACAATCACTAAGAGTGTTGAAGGATTCGGTACTTATACTCATATCCTAAAAGACCTTAGACTACCTACTATCGAGGCTAGAAAGTTCGAAGCTGTTAACCAAGAAGAGCTTCCTGTACCAGGTGCTAAGTACAACCAGTACATCATCGAGTACAAGGTAGATAGAGGTCTGTTTGGTGGAGCTGCTGTTGGTCAGCAAGTTACATCTAAGACTACTCATGTATTCTATGTGTTAGATTCACTAGCAACTGAGTTTGAAACTGCTCTAAAGGTTCTTGGTACTATCCATGAAATCAAGAAACCAGGTGCAGATAACGAAGACGTAGCTTAATAAACCTACTAATACTAAGGCGATGACCATTTAAGTCGTCGCCTTTTTTATTTTGTACTTATGGGATATTATTTTAAATTAGCATCTGCAATCTATAATGATATAGTATCTGGACTTAGAGGTTATACCACTTCCAATACTTTATCAATAGAACAATTAGAAGATGATATTGTAGATGAAAGACTCCAAATCATTAAGGAGTATTCCATGAAGGGACTTATCCCTAAGAGGGACTTATTAATGTCTATAAACTGCATTAACGTAGACTGTAAGGATATAGAGAACTGTACGTGTGGAAATAAGGCAGATGGTACTCCTACATTCCATTTTGAAATACCACAACTTCTAACTGAGTTCGGAGGTGGTATTGAATATATAGGCTCTGTAGATAAAGGACAGCCATTTATATGGTACATAAGTCCTACTGTAATGCAGTATCATAAATATAGAAAGAGAGCTAAGAACAAACCTTATGTATATATAGACGTAACTCCCAATGCTAATAATATGTATGATTGTTGGATATTCAATCTTCCAGTTATTAAGCAAGTATCTGTAGTAGGTATATTTAAAGACCCTCGTCAGCTACAAACTTATGGATGTTGCTCTGCATTAGACATTAATAATATGACTTTCATCGACGCTGAAATAAAGAAGAGATTGACAGAGAAAAAGCTACGTTATTATAGACAGTTAGCTGCTCCAATATTACCTAATGACCAAACTCCTAAATAATGGAAAACTTTCAATCAGCATATGCTCAAGCTAACCTATTATATGGTATAGAATTAGCACCAGAAGAGTTCGAAGAAATAGGTCTGATTGCCTGGAATAAAATAGGTAATAGACAAACTAAACTATATAGATATAGATGTAAGATAGACTGTGAAACCTTAACTGTTACATTACCATGTAATTGTGATTTTATTGAAGCTGTAACATACGACTTTGAGGATTGGAGATATACTACCAATGATACAGTCAATGGGGATTATCAATCACAGTTTATTGAGAATTACATTGAAGGGCGCAAGGTTTATAACAACCCATTCTACATTAGTGGTAAACTAGCCAAGTATGAGAGAGTCAATGATACTCTTTATTTTGATAAGGATTATGGCTCTGTTAACATATTATATAAAGGAATACTATTAGATGATGATGGATTACCTTTTATCAATGAGAAAGAAAAGGATGCAATAGCTTGTTATTGTGCTTATACTGATAGGTTCAAAGAGGGCTGGAGTAAACATAATCAAGGCATGTTACAAGAGGCACAACTCCTTGAACAAAGATGGTATAAGTTATGTGATGCTGCCAGAGTTCCTATGTATATCAACCAGAATGATATGAATGAAATCTTGGATGCTAAGACAAGCTGGAATAGGAAGATATTTAATAAGACTTGGAAATTTGTAAAATAATGAATTACGCTACAGGATATGCCATGAATATAGATGAATTATTCATCTCCTTTCCCACTAAGAAGATGAAGATGACATCAAAGGCATGTGAGGAATTAATAGGTAATAGGCACAAAGAAGTTATTGCTAAGAAGATATTTAAAAGTGCCTTGAATATGGTTTTAGAAGATGTAATCGAAAATAATACTACATTTGTCCTTCCGACTCGGTCTAGGAGAGCTGAATTGAAGATGAAGAGATTCGAGAGAGAGGAGTTCTCTAAAGCAAGGAGAAATGGAAAGTGGGCTAAGGTGGACTTTCTGGCATCTAATTTCTGTGCATACCAAATGGTATTTCACTTCCAATCTAAAGGGGTTATGAGAGAAAAACTAATATATCTTGACCCAGAGCATAGAGATAGGATATTAGAACACACAAATCAAGGTAAACAATACTATTAATGCTTAAAAGTGTCAATGATTATTTACCAGACCTAATAGCCCAATTTCCTACCGTACCTCCAGAAGATATTAAACGAGCCGTTGAATATGGATGGAGGATGCTATATTACTATAATCTTAGAGGATGTGATACTCTTATTAGTAGTACTAAGTTTAGATACTGGTTCTACTGCGGACAACTTACACGTGATTCTATTAAACACTATAACTATTATAGAAGAATGTTAAGGAGGAAGCTAAGAGTATTATACTCTAAGAAAGTTAAAGAGTGGGATGGGTACTATTATATAGGATTGACTGACGATGAGTATGAAACTGTAGTTAAGTCAACCACTGGAAGAGGAAGAAAGAAGAAGAATTTTATATTCCATAATAAATTCGGAATGAAAGTATTTGATGAGGCTAAAGTATTTTACAGTTGGTCTAAATACATTATAAGATATAGATACATTACCGATATGGGATATACATTCTTTAAAGATACAATGAAGTGCAATGATTTAGAGATTGCATTAGTAAGAGATAATCCGAGTACGTTCAAGGACATACTTATTAGTAGTAACAACTATGAACTTATAAAATATGAGAAAAGAAGCAATTAATACCTTTGGTGAGGGTTTAATAATGGACTTACATCCATTAACTACTCCCAGTAATGTATTAACAAACTGCTTAAATGGTACTATAATAACATACAATGGTAATGAGTTTGTATTACAGAATGATATGGGAAATGGTGAAGTTCATACAGCCTATCTTGATAAAGGATATGTACCTGTAGGAATGAAGGAACATGGAGGTATTATATATGTTGCAGCTCATAATCCAATCACTGGTAAGAGTCAGATAGGTTCGTTTCCATCTCCTCAACAGTTGTATGAGGGAGAAGACCTAAATGTCACTCCTATTAGGTTTAACTTCAATGAGTTTATCACAATGAAGGGTTCAGTGCCCTATATAGAATTAGAATACTACAAGCAGAAATTATTTCAAGTTAATAATTCAGATGAAGTAAAGATATTTCATCCTGGAGACCGATTTGTGATAGTTACTAATTCTATAGATGCAACTATTAAAGAGGCAATCAATAGAGGTGCAATTAAACTAAGATTGGGTGTTATAAATAGTAGTGGTAGTATTGATTATATAGATGAGAAGAACTTGAAGATATATAGCAATGGACTGTGGATTTATGAGAATAGTAATACACCAATGCTGGATGTTATCAAATCAAAAGAATTAGTCCAAGTATTTAGTGCTAAATCATCTGGAGCACTAATCTTAGTAGTTGAGTTGAAGACCTTTGATACATTCAACCTTATTAGAAAGTATTCATGTAATGATGATACTAAGGTTATCAGTGTAGAGTTCTCTGGAGAAACTACAGGAGTGTTTAAAGGAACAACCAAAAATAATCCAGATGAGGTTGGATTGATTGAAGCTGATTCATCTGCTGTTAAGTCAACTATTACTAAGAGTGGCAAGACAGGTAAGACTCAGTATAAAATTATGCCAGCTTGTCCTTATGGAGTATTAGAGAGAATGGCTAAGAGTGGAACTATAGACTTTGATGCTATTAGAACTAATTCTGAGGTGTTAGGAGAGTGGAGGTTCTATGTTACTGATACATACCTGAAAATAGGTTGGGGATATGATTACTACAACCTAAATGAGGATTCAGACATTGAAAAAATAGAGTTTACCTTTATAAGTCTAACTGATTCAGCTAATGCTGCAAGTGCTGAGACTCTTAACGGTAACTATAAATATGCTATCTCTAAAGAGTACTATAATGGTAGCTTTGAAGAGATTATACCATTCGATGATAGTACAATTCAAAAGAATTGGATTTATATAGTTAGAATAGACAGATATGTGGCTGGAGTTAAGAAGACTGTAGGTTATAAACTAGTCTATACTAGGGGATATTTCAATGATTTCTATGAGGAAGTTCCAGATTTCAACACTGGTCTTCCTAGTGGTAATGATAGGAGTAGAATCTTATTGGATGTTAAAAGTGAGGTTAATACATCAGTCAAGAAGACAGGAGTTCCATCTTTAACATTAAAGGCAGGTGCAGCTACATCCCCTTCTCCTATTACGAGGGTAAGTATATCTCAATTCATTACAGAAGTACCTTCACTAGATACAGATGTTTCTGGTTATAAATATGAAGTAGGTAAAACTGGAACTTATGAAGTTAAAGTAACCCCAGCTGCTGGATATGATTACGATAAGAAGATGTATGCAGGTAAGCCTGATGAAAAAATAGTAAATAACTATTTTGGAACTACGCCAAGTGTAACATCATGCGACTTTGACCATTCAGAAGTTCTACCTAATAATAATTCTACACTAACTGCTAGTATATCTAACCCAACTTCAAAGATTGCAAAAGCTTTTGCTTGGAGTAATAATCAGTTAGTAGGACAACTAGCTACTACAAGGTACATCTACTCTAATGCTGGAGGTGTGGCTTCTAAGACTATAAGCCAAGAGGTATTAAGACCAGCTTATGAACAATCCATGGATTTAACACAGAAGGAGAAATTATTCTCATTCGGAGAAGAGAATGGTAATCTTAGGTGTGTACTTGCTAGTGATAAGAATATGGAATATAACTGCTCCGTTACTGCTAGTGGTGCTGCTGTAGGTAGTGGTCAAAATAGTGGTGCAGGTGTAGATGATACTGGATTACAAACCAGTCTGTCTAACATGGGTAATGGTACAGTAGGTATATTTGGAGGTAAAGATGGAGATAGTGCTTCACTGTGGTATAATGCTTCAAGAAGAACCATAGATGGCTGGAGCTGTAGTAAAAATGAGGTAGATGGTGGAGATAACTTCCTATTTGCAACATGGAAAGATGTAAATGGAGTTCACCATCCAGTTAATTTAGCTTCTAGACGTACAGCACCTACTACACCATCCAGTGGCTCCGATAGGACAGATAACCTTATTAGAGTTGACAAAATGGTAAGGTGTTTACTAAGTCAACTTCTTATACTACAGAAGGGAAGTAAAACAATCAACTTTGTTGGACCTAACAATCTTGACTATGTATATCACATAGCTTCTGATACACTATGTACTATCAACATTGGGGTTCCAAATGGTGGTACTAATGTAAATGTAGACTTCTTCTTGGGAAGTGATACTACATCTATAGAGACTCATATGAATAGATGGACAGCTGTTATTAAAGGATTAAACAACTATCTTCCTATATTTAGCATCCATAAGAATCAATCTATGTCTACTGTAGTATCTATAGGAGATGACCTGGACTACTCTAAGGATGCTGATATTCTTAACTGTTATACTAATGCTTATTCAGCTTATACAGTTACTTCTGATTCCTTAAGTGGTATAGATAGAGGTAAGATTTATGTAGCCGATTCAAGTGTTGGATATACTGTTAATAATGATGGTAGTTTAACATTTAACTCTTACAAACCTAAAGCTGCGTCTGCTACAACTTTGGTTGATTGGAAAGACTATACATGGACATTCTCTGAGTCATTTAACGATGTATTCGTTACCTCATATGCTTATGAGAAGTTATCAGGAGAGATACCTGATGGTTACTATAACGAAATCCTAGTTAAATCACCAAGTACTCGTATTGGAACCTGGAAGAAGGGTAAGGATAGTGATGCACCAGACTTAGCTATCAATGTCCTAAAGAGTAACAAATCTATTTACACATAAATATATGAATTTCAAATCACTAAGTGGTAAGTCACTGAACTTAGACTTAGGATTGAATCAACTTCAACAGAAGGGAGCATTAGTTTATGAGTACAATCCACTAAGAGTACTAAGAACTAATGAAGATATAAGGGAAAACGGAGTAATTGTGTATCCTAAAGGTAGTTTAATCAACCTGGATACAGAATTACTCAGTTTTGACCTGAACCATCCTATTGACATTGTTCCTCAACAGTCTTATGATGGTTCAGTGAACCTTATCCTTAATGATGGTAGTAACTATCCTAAGCTAATTAACACAAGATTCTCATCTACTGGTATGAATACATATCAGATTGTAGATAGGGAAGGAGATAATGACACTAATATATATGATATAGATTCCTTTGAGTCTGATATATCACTTTATAAGAAGACTAACAATATTGCTAACCTTACATTCATGGGACTAAACACCAGTGGTAATTTAAGGGTTGGTAATTATGTGTTTTATTTTAAGTTATCAGATTCAGATGGGAATGAGACAGATTTTATAGCTGAGTCAGGCATAGTAACTTGCCATGTTGGTAATTTGAATGACCCATCCTCTATACAAGGTGGAATTAGAGATGAGAACAGTTATAAATCAGCTTCATTCTTGTTAACTAATATAGATTCATCTTATAATAATGTAGTAGTCTATTATACAAGGAGTACATCAGATATTGATGGAAATGAAATGACTACTTCATTCAAGATTATGAAACAATTCGCTGTATATAACAATGTAGCTAAGATTAGTATTACTGGATTTGAAACGGTTCAGGCAGTTAGTATCAACGATATTAATGTGGCTTACAATGTAGTTAATAGTGCAGCTGCACAGACTACTTGTCAGAATATGTTATTCTTAGGTAACGTAGCTAATCCAGACATTGAATACAAGGAGCTTACTGACCTATCTCTGCATTTTCTACCTGAATTGAATGTAGAGAATAACATAGGTAGGGTAGATAAAGACTATAAGGATGAATCAGGACAGTATGAATATTATAATGTGATGAACATCTATAATAGATTGGGATACTGGAATGATGAAATATATAGGCTGGGAGTGGTATATATCCTTAATGATTATACATTATCTCCAGTATTCAACATTAGAGGTGTTAGCAGATTAACTGTACCTGGAGACCCAGATAGAATACCCTGGGAAGACTATCCTTTGTTTAAGGAAGGATTTGACCCCAATAGTACTACTAATATAACCGTTATCCAAGCAAATAGGGAATACATTCCTATCAATAAGGAAACAAGTAAGTTAGACAGCCAGAATGAGAACTCTAAGGGTGTAATCAAAATTAAGTATAATGGCAATCAATTAGCTGAGAGTGGTACAATTCCTATCGGATTTGACATTAAAATTAGTAAGGACGCTGTTAGAGAGCTGAAGAGATATACTAAAGGATTCTTCTTTGTAAGACAAAAGAGAATACCTACCACACTAGCCCAGGCTGTAACCATAGGATTAGAGAACACAAGTCATTTACCAGTTCTTCCATCTGGAAACGATAAGTATAGGGTAGAGAGATTCTTGGATAATGATGGAGTTCTAACACATGACTTTGATAGAAGGTGTGAAGACATCGAAAAGGATAATGTATTAGAAGGATATGCAGCTCTATGCCCAGAATTTGAATTAAGACAGTCTTATTTTAATCAGCTATTTACTGGTACTCAGTTTGAGGTTAAGATGGCTAAGTCTCAGTTTAGTAAGAAGTACTTTGATAGAAGTGGCACGCATTTCTACAATCTATCATATACTACTAACGATTCTACCCAAGATGAAACATATAACATTATGGCTATTGGTGATAATGTTAAGGCACTAAAAGGCAAGAAACAACTATTTAGTGCTAGAGCTGGAGAAGCAGAAGAAGCATGGAGAGTTTCTTACTACAACTACACTAATAAGTCTTCTAATGCAAGGAATCTATTAAGAGGTAGTTGGGGACCCTATATAGGCTTAGAGGGTTATAATACTAATAAGATGAGTCTTATTGATATTAAAATTCCTAACTATGAGGAGAACCTGTTAGACACGTACTTCGAAATTAGATATGAGGATTCCTCTGCTTTCTATGCAATCTGTAACAGAATGTTGTGGGATGATTTGGATGAAGATGAGAATACTATGGTAGCTAAAAACCTATTTAGAGGTGATTGTTATATAGGTAACTATACACACAGAATGTGTAGAAATTTCCAAGACTCATCAGCTCCTATCAATGATGATATTGTAGACCAAATGTCGTGGAAGGATAATTATACTATTGGAGATAGTGAGAAAAATGGTAAAATTAATAGAGGTGATGTTAATGCTATTAAGATGGGACACTGGGTTACTATAAAAGTATGTAGCAATGTTAATTTGTCCATGAGAAGCATTGATATGTCTTATACTTCTGAGTTGGGACTTACTGGTAAAGCTAGAGGATTCTATCCATTACAAGCTATGTCAGTAACTGGAGAATCAAAAATACCTGAATCATTTGTTACAAATGCTGGTATTAACAGCACAACATCTGATAAGTATTATTATGAACTACCTAATGTTCCAGCTATTAAGAATAAATTCCATATTAGAGTTATGTACTCTGACATTAATGTAAATGATTCATTCAAAAATGGATATAGAGTATTTAAATTAACTCATTATAGGGATTATCCTCTAACCTATGGTAGTATTGTAAAGCTAGTTGAATGGTTTGGTAACATTATCTGTGTATTTGAACATGGTGTTGCTTTGATACCAGTCAATGAAAGAGCCGTTGCAGGGGAAGGTGCAGGCGGAAATATCTTCATAAACACCTCTAACGTGCTGCCAGAGAATCCAAAAATGCTCAGTGATACATTCGGTACTCAGTGGGGTGAAAGTGTCATAAAAACTCCCTATTACGTTTATGGAGTGGATACTGTTGGGAAGAAGATTTGGAGAACTAATGGACAAACCTTTGAAGTTATCTCGGATTTTAAGGTACAGAAGTTCTTAAATGATAATATCTCACTTACTGAGAAGGAAAAGACTCCTATTATTGGTATTAGGAACGTGAAAACACATTATAACAGGTTTAAGCAAGATGTAATGTTCACATTCTATGATGATATTAACACATTAGAAGAGAATGTTTGGAACTTATGTTATAACGAAGTTATGCAAAAGTTTGTTACATTCTACTCATGGGTGCCATCATATTCTGAAAATATCGATAATATATTCTTTAGTTTTGATAGAGATACATCTAAGACTATTACTAAGCTAACTTCTAACTATCCTCTTATTGGTATGCAAGGAGGGGCAATAGTTGATAATGTACTAACAGTTGTAGACGGTAAGGCAAAACTGGGAAATCTTCAATTAAATCTAGATATTAGTGGTTCTAGTATTGAATATAGTATTGCTGATGATAGGGTTAGAAACAAGTTCTTTATTACCAATGGTAATCAAGTATCTGTTAACGCTAACTCTGTAGGAGATAGTAGATGGACAATACCTATTAAAGCTGTTGTTTATAATCAGGGAACTGACTTAGTTGAAGGTGAAGTTAAGAACATAGTAAAAACATTGTATTCTAATGTAACTGTAGTTACTAAGATGAGATATGATTTACTTACTACTTCATTCTGGAAACATGGTCAGGCTGGACTAATGACTACTAAGAAACCTATTAGTTCTTGCTACTGGTATGGAAAGCAACATCCGTTTGAGTTTGAATTTATTGTGGTTGATAATCCATCTGTACATAAAATCTTCAATAATCTGCAGATTATAAGCAATAAGACTCAACCTGAATCCTTCCATTTTGAAGTTGTCGGAGAAGTATATAACTTTGCCAACGATAAAAGGAATGCTTATTTTAGGCAAGAGGCTACTAAACATCTATACCAATACAATGGTGCAGATATAGTTTATAATCACGACTATTTGGATATTATACCCGAACAAAGAGACATATTATACAGTACTACTAAGTATAAAGATATGTCAATTATGTTCCCACTATTCTATTCAAGGGTAGATAGTCTGAATGAAATTGAAGACCACTACCAGTCTGTAACCTCAGCAGGTAGGGACTACCAATACATATCTGGTTCAGAAATTGTGCATGATAAACAACTAAATGAATTTAAGATAGCTACTCATATCAAAGCATGTCCTTTTAAGAAGAGATATTTACAAGAGATAACTCAAGATAGATATAGCTCACTTGTATCAGCTGGATATACAAATGTACTAGTTCAAAATGGTAAATGGTATGAGGTTATGGAATATGGTAGAATAAATGGTAACATGGACTACCTAGAGGATAAATGGGATATTCAAATTCCTTCTATAACTTACTGGGCTAAGAATGAATTAGCTTGGACTGTTAAAGACAAGGATGGTAATACTTATCCTCCTCTTAACCTAGTTAATAATCCATTACCAGAGAGTATGACTGCTCTTAACATTACTAGTGATTCTGATATTCCATCTGAATTAAGAGACCGAGGTTATAGTGCTAATTTCTTGTCATTAGATGTTAATAAATGGTCCAATGAAAGGAAAGAGACTAGAATTAGGGATAAATATGTAAAGATTAAGGTGAGGTATACTGGTGATGAGTTAGCTATAATAACAGCTTTAAAAACATTATATATTGTAAGTTATGCGTAAACGTATACAGAAATATCAAAATTCAGGGGTATTAACAGGGGGGAGTAATCTAACTCCTCCTTTACCTCAACCTGCTAGTCTTACATCTATGATTCAGACTCCTTCATTTCCCACTACCCTAGAGCTTCCAGATAGTGTAAAACAATGGAACCAGAATCAAGCCTCTAAGATACAGAGAGCATACACAAAGAAAGCTAATCTTAATAAGGGGTTTGGTATTGCGGGAAGTATAGCTGACGTAGCTGGAAGTTTAATTCCAAAGACAGAGCAATCAGCTCTTACAGAAGGTCTGAATCAAGGCTATGACGCTGCTGCTAACGCTGCAATGGCTATTCCTGGAGTTGGTACTATTATTGGTGGTGCTATGAAGGTAGGTGGTATGCTATCTGATGGATTAACAGCTTTGGGAGTTGGTACTGACCAAATGACTACAGCAGATAAGATATTGGACAGTAAGTTCCTTAAACTGACTCCTCTGGGATTAGTAAATGCAATAGGAGCTAAAAAGGCAGATACTATTACTAAAGATAATGAAGCATTTGAACAGGTAGGTTCATCATATGGAGGAACTCAAGCTACAGTAGATGATGCTCTTACCAAGAGTGGAAAGAAGTATGGTTTACTTAGTGGGAAAGCTAGAAATAAGGCTAACCAGCAAATACACAATGCTCAAATGCAGCAGTCAAAAATGAGTAACATAGCTGATGAAGCACAGATGGCATTTACTGCTTCTAACAATCCACTAATAGGATTGGGTACTCAGCTACAACTAAATGGAGGTTATCAGCAAAGTACTGTGAGGGCTGGTAAATCTGGACTTAAAATGGATAGGGAGTTTGCTAAGAGGGTAATTAAGTTATCTAATGGAAAGAAAAGCAAAGCTAAGAAAATCCAAGAGGAAGTTAGAGCAGAAGAGGTAGCTGGATTCCAAAAAGGTGGAAGTATAGATGGTATGACAGGAGCTGCACCTAAGATTACCTTTGAATCATGGTATAATATGGTTCCAGAGGATAGAAGGGATACTACTTCTTATAACCTCAGGAGGGCTTTTGAACTAGCCCCAAGGGAGGAACTGGAAGCATGGAGAACATCTAGTATATCTGATTTAAAGGCAGGAAAAAATCATCTAAGTTCAGTCTATTTAGACCCTAAGACTGGTGTCTACGAGTTTATGAAGGCTAAAGACCACCCAACTCTTAAATATGAGTTAGATTGGTACAACTCAAATGACCCAGAAGCTATTCAATTTAGAAATAGCTATGACTTAGATAAGTCTGGAGGTTATTATAGATATGTTCCTAAGAAGTTTAAAAATGGTGGAGCTGTTAATGTAATACCAGACGGAGCATTGCACGCTCATAAGCACCATTTAGAGGACGTAGATGGAAAGTTTGAGGAGGTAACTACTAAAGGCATTCCAGTTATTACTGAGGAAAAGGGCGGCGATATAAAGCAACACGCTGAGGTAGAAAGAGAAGAAATCATCTTTAATCTTGATGTTACTAAGCAATTAGAGAAGTTAATGCAAGATGGTTCTGATGAGGCTGCTATCGAAGCAGGTAAGTTACTTGTACACGAGATTCTAGAGAATACAGTTGATAACACAGGATTATTAAAGACAGTTGAGTAATGAAAATTGAAATAGGAGACAAGGAATATAATGTGACTTGTGCTAGGACTGAGGAGGAAAGAATCAAGGGATTACAGGGAGTCACAGAACTAAAAGATGATGAGGGTATGCTATTCTTCTTCGAAGAACCTCAGACTGTAGGATTTTGGATGAAAGATACTAAAGTTCCTTTAGATATTATCTTTATTAGTGAAGATATGGAAGTAATATCAGTATATCAGGGAGAACCTGAGAATGAGAATATAGCCGAAGAAGATAACGTTAAGTTTGTATTAGAGGTTAATCAAGGCTCTGGAATTGAAGAGGGAGATGAACTCGATATTGAAGAGGACGAGGAATTGCCTAAGATGAAGGTAATTGCACCTGACGGTTCTACTCAAATGGAATTAGAAGGTGGGGAGAGAATCTTTAGTAGAAAGAATACGAGAACATTAATTAGAATGGCTAAGAGGGCTTCTAAATCTAAAGAAGATAAAGATTACAAAGCATTAGGTAAGAAGATGTTTACTTATCTAAAGCTCCAGGACGAAAGAGAACCTGAATATGTAGAAAAGAAGGATTAAGAAAAAAATAAGGGCGATACCAGTGAAATTAATCACCAGTATCGCCCTAATTGTTTATATGAAGTAGTTTTCCTTCATTATGTTTTTTACTTTTTCAATAGTATCATCTAAATTATCATTGGTTATAATATAGTCAAAGTCCATATAATCATCCAATGCGGTTTCAGACGGATGGTTATCTACATATCCTGTGTCTCTGTTCACTCTTATTAATATACCACCATGTTCTCTGATAGCATCTGCTTCAGACGGAAATCTTACATCCGTTACAACCCAAAAGTCATCTTCTAAGGAATAGTTGGAAAACAAAGCATCTACCCATACATTAGGGCTAATGTTTCTTCCGACCTCAGTTCCAAACTTCTGTAGTAATTCTCTATATGTATAGAATCCTCCCTCTGGCTTAGCAATAGTACTATCTGACATTTTGAATATATTATCTTCAAAAGCTTCCACCTTTACATCAAGTATTACAGCTAAAGCTTGTTTTAGCTTATCTGCAAATGCATGTTTTACCCATCTTTCATCTAATGCTTTAATTATTTTGCATATAGTGTCTTTACCACACTGTTTCTTACCAGAAATTCCTATTAACATTATCCTATTCTTCCTTAGTTGGGTCTATATAATCCCAGATTGGCTTAGTAGCTCTAGTAGCTGCCACAGTATTAATTAAACCCTGATACAAAGACTTATCTCCTGATATTACACTTGAGAATGTATCTACTGTTCTGTTAAGTGTTTCAAATGAGAATGGAGTCCATTGTGTTCCTCGTCCAGCAATAGCATCAAGGAAGTTAAAGTCATAAGCAGAGTTGGTAAGTATCTTACTACCAAGAGATAAAGTTGTATTTATTACAGCATCATTCATGGTATCATTACCTCTCTCCTTAATATCATCCTTAACAAATTCTGCCAAAGAGCCGCTGACTACTGCCCCAACGAATAATAACATGAACAAGTCATAGAACAATTGACGTAAATTAGACCTATACGCCCTTCTAAGATTCTCATCTTCATTATTCCAGATGTCATTAGTCATTAGTTTCCATCCCTCTCTTATACTACCCTTTTTATAAGAACCTACTACTAAGTCATTTAAAACCTTAGTGAAGGTCAATAAGATACCTTCCTCAAATCGTCCTTCCCATTTATAAAATGGAAATCCTGTATCTTCAGTAGTTGCTTCATCTGTAAGCTGTCCCTTATCATCTAATTTGTGATAATACTTTTGACCATTCTCTTCGTAGTGGACTAGTCTACCCTGCAGTTTTATACCTTCAGGGGCTAGATATTGATTCTTCTTAGAAGACCAATATGTACACATTTGGAAGAATAGACCTCCAATTAGAGTACTTTGAAACATAGATTTCTTCTCATGAGAATAATATCCATATATAGAGTCAGCTAAAGCCTTATGGCTCTCCGATTGTTGAACGGTGTATGCCTTTGGTAGAGCATCACCCACTCTGAATAATGAGCCATCTGCATTCCTAGTATGCTCCTTAACTAACTGGTGTGCCATAGTGTAGTATAGTGCTTCTTGCTTCTTGTAATCGGGACTAGATGTATTACCATTAGCATATGCACTAAATCTACTATCCTTCTTCCAATCATAAACTAACTTACCATTCACCACAGAGTGTGCTTCCCAACATCCGTCACCTCTCATTTGTGCTCCGAATATAGTCATTCTGTTATAGAAGTCAGGTCTTGATGCAAATCTAAATGCTGAAGCCCAAAAGTTCCATATACCTGCTTGGTCTGACTTTATCTTATCAGCATAAGTGTTCATGTCCATATCATTAAGACCATATTGTTCATTTAATAGCTCCGACATGGATTTGGTATTACCATAATGGATAGCATCAGCTATAGCATACTTATAAGCCTTAGTCATATTCTCCTTAGTAAAAGCTAAACCTCCGTCTGGTTTTCTTATTACCAATGATATATCCTTCCAGATTCCATCTAAATGCTGATACATTTGAACTGGAGAGAATGCTAATGCAATCTTTGATGCAAATCCCATCAATCCTCCAGTTATTGCTGCTAAAGGTTTACGGTCGTCAGAAATTAGAGACTGATTAAATATCTTGTTTCTAACGTAGTCACTTAAATACTTTAAATCATCTTCAAACTTATCATTCAGAATAGTACCCATGTCACTTAAATGGATAGCTAGAGCTTGAAGTGATGGGAAGATTTCATCTAAGTGTTCCTTAGCTGAGTATGCAGTAATATGTTTAAGTAACAGGGTTTCAAGGTTTGCTTCAAAGAACTCTGGTTTCCTGTCCTCTATTAGACTTAGTCGTATCTCTGAACCCTTTTCACCAATATCAAATGAGTTGGTCATCTCCCACAGCTCACCCTTACGGACTTTCTCAATTTTAACGTCAGTTGGGTCTAAGAAGCCCTCTACCTTTGTTTTAGCCCTTTCTACAGCCTTCTTTGGATTCCAATCCTGGAGCTTGTCTTTTATTGCAGATAATAGTCCCTTACTTGAGGCAATAGATGTAGCATTACCAGCAGCTAGAGGTAGCCTGTAATATCTAACATCACCTGACAACCTTAGTTCCTCTAATTCCTCCTCAGTCATATTCTTAAATCTGTTGGAATTAACCGTTTTAAGAAAATACTTCAGAAATTTCCTCTGTGCCTCAGATAGCCCAGTTGTCGGGTCGTCTGGATTCTTTAGTAGTATATCGCCATCGTCTGTATATACTATCATATCTCTATATAGAGTAGCCTGATTGCCTATTGTCCTTTCCTTTAAATAGGTGAAATTCTGGTCCTTCTTTAATTCATTGACTAAATTTCTGATTTCTCCCTGAGACCTATTTACGGTATCCCTAATATTCTGATAAGCCACAGTTACTAAAGAGGTCAACTTATTTAGGATAGGACTCTTCATATTACCAGGATTATCAAGATATGTACCTTCCATACCAGCTTTCCATACATAAATTGATTCTAACCACTTATCATGGTCACTAAGCTGCTGTCTGAAGTCAAGACCGTCTATCTCACCAATAGCCATTTCTAGCATCCTGTATACTTGAACGTGAGGCATACCTATTACATCATCGTTAGGTCTAGTATCATTAACGTTAGGGAATGCTTCCAAAAACTCTTTTCTAAGGTTAAGAAGCTCTAGTCTAAGCTGAGTTGGGTCGCCAATGCAAGCATCTAGAGCACTGGTAGATTCAGTAAACTTTCTCCACTTCTTGTTTATCTTAGTATCATCCTTAACATTAGATATAATCTCCCTAAACCTGTTATAGAATATATCATACCTATTCGCCATCTTAACAGCAGCATTTCTTCCCTTCATATTATTTACGCCAATAGGAGACAGCTTGTCCAACTCATTGAAGCAGTATAACAGCTGTTTATTGTCTGCAGATATACCCTCCTCTCTAAATGGGTTATATACACTAACTTCTCCTACTATAGCATTCTCCTCAAACAGACTAGGTAAATTATTAAGCACTAACATAGCTTCCATTAGTTCTATATTACCATTAACGCTTTCCATCATCAAAGAATTAGGTTTATTCTGTGATATAATATCACTTTCGAATGCTCCAGTAAGACCATGTCTTCCCTTTACTAACTCTCTAGACCTTTTTAGCATTGATGTACTAATTTTCACTACATCTATTTGATTGGTAAATTTATTTCTAAGTAGTATACATCCTAGATATTCTGCAGGTTCACAGTCAACCACTTCCCAATTACGGTTACAATATCTAGACATTCTTCTTTGAAACCATCCATTAACTCCACTAGGATTGTCTGGAATTTGTGCTTTTGTAAACTCATAGTACGGATTCTCATCCTCTATAGCCTTTATTAAACCCTCCTTAATAACTTGAGTAGTATTTATCTTATTGTTGGCTATACTATTCATCCTTCTTTTCACCTTTACAAATAATTCCTCATATGTGTCTCCTTTAAGAGGGTATCCATTGCCTTTTGGAGAGTATACATATTTACCTGTTTCAGGGTTAGGCTTATCACCCTTTCCTTCTTTTATAGTTTCAGCTACCATATCATCCGTGATTTCTCCTGGAACGCTATCATATTTAGGGAACCACTTTGACATTACACTGGTTACAGTTTGGAGTAAGTTTTCCGTTGTAGCTTTAGTAACAAACGGTGCTGGAAGGAATTCGTCAATATTCTCTTGTATATTAATATTTGTCTTAATATCTTGAGTCAAGTCTTCTACATGACCTGAATATTCTTTTATACCACTATATACCCAATCATCACCTTCTCTCTTAAAATCTGATAGTTGAATAGGAGCTACAAATAGCCTAGAACCGCTAGTGTTTATTCCATATTTTCTTAACAGGCGCTCATACACACCTAGCTGGTATTTAAAGGTTAAGATTTTAGCAGAATCATACCCAGCTTCAGAAGCAGTTCCCACATACGGTCTGGGTGATGTCTTATAGTCAATAATGTGAGCGTTTCCTCTTCCATCAATTACTAGTAAGTCAATAACTCCTAACAGCTTATTAGGATTTCCAGATTCTCCTATTTGAGAAGTAGTTCCAGAAACTGCAACTTCTGGAAGGTATATCAAATCTTCACCAAATTCTCTTTGTAATGATTTCTCTAGGTCTCTACAGTATTTGACGGTTTCTGCAATAACCTTACTTGGAACTAGCTTAGTATCTAATATAGATGGGAAATATGTGTTGATTAGGAAGTTATCATCTGATTCCCTTATATTTCTACCACTCTTTGATTCACTGAAATACTTTTGTATTGCCTTATGCAGTTCAGTACCAATTTTACCCTGAGCTTTCCATTTGTTTTCAATAACCTCTCTTGCTCTAGCAAACTCTTCATCACTTACAATAGGTCTAGTTTCTACTCCCTCGCCAAATATTGCATCAGCCTCCTCTTTGTCAAACTTACCTCCTGCCCATCTTGGCTTAATCTCCTTCCAATAATTTTCAGGTCTAAATTCTGGGAATAACAAATCCCCTTCTAAGTTCCTAAGACCTTGTAGAAACTTATTCACACCAATATATCCATTTCCAGATACATTAATGTTTTCAATATCATTTTTTCCATCTTCAACCTCAGAGATTATCTTACTTGCTTTAAGAGCCTCGGTGTCCATCTTTAAGTTCATTACAGAATCATAAGTCTGGATAGCTCTATTGCTTTTACTAAACACAATGTCTCCATACTTAGATACTAAATGTCCCCTTTCAAGTAAGAAATCATCTAATTCTAATTCAGATTGGAAGATATGTCCTTTGTAATCATAAATGCATCCCATTATCCACAAAATTCTTTTAGGTCTTTATTCTTCATTAAATCTGATTTAACGTTAGCTAATACTCTGTGAACCTCAGCTGACTTAACATTAAAGGTTCCTGAATATTGATTATTAGTTAGTGCAGAACCTAGATATTCAGACAGCTTTACTAAAGAGGAGTTGAATAGACTCTTTGTGTCTATAGTAGCTATACTCTGCTCCCCAAATAAGATAGAGTCTAACACTCTACCCATATTGTAGAATGTTTTATGCAGCACATTAACTGGTAACTTACTAATAATACTATCTTGCCCAGTTATATATTTTGAAAACTCTGACACCAACAATTCCTCATTTATGTCAGAATCTGTTCTGTCCTTATAATTTCTAGCCAGCAACGCTTTGTTAGGTAATTCATTCATAGCCTCCACCATTGAAAAATATAGTTGAGGGTCACTGTACCTAACTGAACCCAAGAATAGGTGTAACATTTCGTGCAATGGAGCATCAATGCTAGAATTATCTATATTAATGTATATATTACCATTGTAGACGAAAGCGTTAGTTGTTTTAGCATCATCTACGACTCCCTTCCATTGTTCTGAGGATAGTTCCCCGTTAGTAATGCTAACAAAATTAATACCATAGAGGTTTGCCAACTTCTCTAATATACTATTAAAGACTCCAACATTCCTAGAGGAAGATGTGGAATCATCAATGATTATTCCTCCCTCATATACATTGTCCCATTTATTTGGGCGTTTCCTAACTTGTATCGTAGACACCTCACTAGAAGGAGTTAGCTTAACCTCTAAGTCTCGATACGTGTTATTTATCCTAATATTAGCCTCTTTGACATCTGTTGTGCCAGTTTGAGAAAATATCTTATCATTCTTTACGAAACTCGTATCATCTATCGTTTTGACTGACAAAGAGTTATTCAGATAAGGTCTAGAGTCAGCCCCAGGTATCTCATCGAGTTCTGGATACCTACCAAATTTATCTACAAATGTAGATGTAAAAGCATTAAATTTAAATTCAGAGAGACCAGACATCTTCAACAATGTCTGGTACTCTACTGAATTTTTATTAAGACATACTGCCATATTAACAAGGATTGTCTAATAGTTGAGTTATGATTGCAGAATACTGTAAACCATCAATAGCTTTTACGTTTATGCCATCAACAACTCTGGTTACATAAGGTATATCTAAATCTGATTCAGAGCCACCTAGTGATTTAGCTAGACTCACTAGAACCTCCTTACTATAGGTTTTACCCTTATAGCTTATAGATTTTAGCTTCTTGTCAGCATCAAGATTAATTACAGAATTTGAGTCAATTCTTATGTTGTAGTCGTTATATATGTCAGCTGTGTCCCAGGGATTAGTATAGTTAGTGTTTTCAATAACCTTTGTATAATCCTCTAGGTTAGGACCATATTGACGCCCACCCATGTCTCCATTATCATAATCATCTCCAACCCAATCCATATAATCGGAATCATAGTCAAAATCTCCATCCACCTCACCAACGTCAGCAGAATTAGATTTCCTTACAAATAGATGATACTTCATATCTGCATTGTTATAGTCTCTAACATAATAACTAGTAGAATAGTTAGTATCCTCAATAGGGGCACACCACTTTTGAGCCTCTTCATAAGAGAAATCTACCCCCTCAACTAACTCTGAGTTAGAATCTAACACTGATGTGAATTTATGAAATTCTTCAACCAGCGGGGATGACTTTGTTCTAATGATGTCCTCAAAGATTGTAGTCAAAGAACTTTGAGAGACAGTGTTGTTAAAGTTTATCAGATTATAATAGAAGAATAAATCAGTCAGTGGATAACCTTGATATGTAGGAGCACCTTGTAATTGATTAAAGGCTCTCTTATATCTGTTTAAACGCTCTATTTCTGATGTAGACTTAGGCAACATATTAGTTGGTAAAGAATACACAAATGCAGAGTTACCACTAAGGGTTCTATCTAATCTAATAGGACTTAGAGATTGAATAAATTCATTAGGTTCTATATCCTTTAATTCGGGAATCACCACAGAATCCATCCACATCTTAAATGACTCATTACCCCATCTTGTTCCTAACATAATAGGGGTATCACCTTGAGTAGTAAAGGTATTACCAATACTATTCATAATAGTTACACCTGCTGGGACTGTAATTACCTTTTCAGAAGTTTTCATCCAAGTGTTTCTAAGAGTCATATCACAGAATGATTGAAGCTTCTTATAAACATTAGACCTTTCCTTACTACTATAGAAGCTACCATCTTTGATGATTCTGGGACCTAAATCCCTCATCATTCTGTATTTAGACATAATCATGTAGTTACCTTCCATATCCATATGGAAAGTTTCTAAGTAGCCCCTGTAGTGAGGTACTGACCAAGCTGCATCTAACACATTGAATGAATGCTTTAATCCTCCATATAGAGCAATTAAGGTATTTCTATACTCTTCGTCAGACATGAATCTGCTGAAAGAAATTCTGTATGGATTACTTTCATCGTTAGTTAGATTCCTTAGCTTTGAGATAACGTCAGAAACTTTCATAACCATTCCATTAACCATTACAGTTGATTCCTTCTCTTCACCTGAAATCTCCCTTATTCTATCCTCGAAGATACTTTCAAATTTATCAATAAACTTAAATTTATCCTCTACTTTGTTAGGAAGACCCTGATTAAGAGCATATATACTCCTTAACCTACCCATTTCAGATGCACCCTGAACTAATTGCTTTATTGAATCAATGGCTCTGTACTGCACTCCCTCAGAGTTAGTGATTACATCATTGTTTATGATATAGACGAATCTAATATAATCAGATAACTCTTCTAGAAACTTATACATTGAAACCTTGTTCATAGATGCCTCCATAGACCTTATTCTCTTTCTTAAGCTATCAATCAATTCGTGACCTTTAGATAAGTCAGAGAGTCTATATTGTAACATCTTACCAATTACGAAGTCAGATGCATCTGTACCAGACCCAAACTCCTTCTTTAGTATAGAGATGAACTCAGGGTCTAATTCCCCAATGCTGGGACCATTTTCGATATACTTAATAGCACTGGTAATTGACATACCATCTTTCCTATTAAATACATTAGAGTCCATAAGCTTAGAAAGGATACGAGCAGTTTTAGACATCATAGTACCAGCTAAATCATTTAAAGGAATACCAATAGCTGTACCATAAGTATATAATCCCATCATGTTAGGACCAGCATTGATTTTAGCCAATATCGGGTCTTTAGCATTATCAGTTGCAGCAGACATTAATGCAGAGAATACTAACTTAGCATCAGTGTCATTATCCACGTTCTGTAACGCATCTAATACTTCGGGATTTCTTACAGATTCTAGATTACTAGTATATGAGTTAGCTAACAGTCTAAAAGTTTTACCACAAACAACTCTGTTGAATAATAGTCCAGATTGCTTCATTACATCACCGCTACCTAGTGTAGTGTTATAATAATGGGTTAAACCATCATACACTTTAATAGCAGATGCAACTATACCAACGTTCTTCTTACCAGATTGAAAATCATACATAGACTCATACTTATTTACTACATTACCTGGAGTAAATTGTAGAGTTCTCTGACCTTCTGTTGACCCTTTAGCTATATCCTTTAACAATGCTACAGCATCATCAATAGATGATTGTGATTGCATTAAATTAATAGGATTATCACTAATCTTGAACATATAAGAAGATATGAAGTTCTTAATCATATCCTCTGGGTTACTAGAGTTCCTTACGTATAAATTGTGTCGGTCAATCAACTCCTTCATTTCGTTAAAAGGAAGCCTAGAACCTTTAGGGATATACAATTTACCACCGTTTTTCTTAATCATTCTTAAGAAGTTCGATAAAGATTGTATTGAACCTAAAGAATTGTCCAAGTCATATTCTGGCAGGAATAGAACTTTTGAACCACTAAAGTTAAACAATTTCCCTGAACCTACAAAATCATAAGCCCAATTAGTCAATGCTGTATCATCAGTCTCAACCAACTCTAACTCTTTATTTGTAGGGAATGGCAGCTTCTCAGATTCCACTAATGCACTCTGAGAACTCAAATTAAAGTATGGACTCCATCCAACATATTTACCTGTCCTGTCAAATGAATATCCTAACAAGGAAACTTTATCAATATCCAAGTCAGAACCCTGTAGCCAAAACTGGAAGTAATTAACGTAGGCGGAGTTTGTATCAGTCTCGTCAAATCCCACTACTCTCATAGGCATAAATGATTGCATAGACTGGGCAGGGATACGAGCAGCTAGAACATCCAAAGATTTAATAAAAGACGTATGTAATTCAGCAGCAGAATCTCTGATTGCATCAATACTTGGGTCTTCTATCTTAGCTCTAGGATTGGTTCTTAACTTACTAATACTTTCTGAGTATAGCTTATTCACATAAGTTATAATATCGGTAGGGTCATTCTTACCTATATACTTGGCAAATCTACTCGCCACCTTAGACTTTGAGCTTAGTATAGGCTGAATAATCTTACTAATATCCTTACTCATAGCAGCACTATTAGATACCTTTATAGTGTGGTAATTAAATGAATCAATATAGAACTGAGTATTATTAGTAACAATTACTTCATTACCATTAACATCAGTGTATATTCTATCTGATTCATCAGATAGTCTGTGTAGCTTCTCTCCAGAGCTATTAACTCTGTAAAGCTTAGCTCCATCCCACCTAGTCTCAATTTCCACAGGAGTCAAGTGAGTATCTTTATAAACTCTCTTGTCTACTAGATATACGTGCTTACCATTTAACCTCTTCAGTTCAATGTCGAAATCAGCATCATTAACTTTACTTTCCCAATTTGATAACATTCTCTTTAGGAAGAATGTGTCATCATTTTTAATGGTTGCTAGACTATCACCTCTCTTCAGCCCAAATCTACTAGCGTAAATCTTAGGCATTATCAGCTCAAATGGCTGAGTTTGTAGAGAAGATTTATCTACTTGTACTATTGCCCCATTAACGGACACAGAATTAAGTGTACCATTACTAACTGCACCCAAAGCATTCTGAAGCTCTCTTCTTAGGAGTATTCTTTCTTTAGAGTCAGTGGTAGAGTAAAGATTTTTAACTACATCTAAATCCCACATATTGTAGAGGTTTCCATCTACGTCCTTGAACGTAAAGTTGTAAGATGCTAAATCACGACCTGCTGTAATGTTTTCAACAATACTAAATGGTATTCCCATTAGTTCGGACTGAGTTAATCTGCTTCTTAAATCCCAGTACTGCTGAGGAGTTTCTATAAATTCTGTAGATGTAGTGTCACCTACAGTAATTGTATAGTGTCTACCAAGTCTCAACTCTGACAAGTTAGTTATAGGCTTAGAGTTATACAATTCCTGTAACTTCTGAATTTCTTCATCATTATTAAAAGAATCATACATTCTATCACCATACAGCTTCCAAATCTTATGAGAAGGATTCAATACAGCAAGGCTACCATTAAATTGTAATCTAATAGCTGCCTTAGTTAAAGTAGACGATATAGCAGAACAAAGTCCATTAAAGATGCTTGGGTCACTAAATGGAATTACCCCCTCAACATTCTTATACTTTACCAGTTTACCTGCCTTAGTATCAGATATTAATGTATCCATGACAGCCTGCATAAGATTTCCATCTCTGCTAGTACTATTCTGAATAGACTTAACTATTGTGGAGATTATAGCATCCTTGAACTTAGTAGGGTCACTATCATCCATGTATTGCCTAAATCCTTCAACGTAATCGTTGATTCCAGCCTCAGTTAGAGCAAACATAGCTTCGTAAACTTCTCCAGCTTGCTCTGAAGTGTAACCTCTAGAAGACAAAGCATTAACTACCTGAGTCATAATAGACAGCGTAGATTCATCAGCATTATGTTCTGCATCTAGCTGAATACCAATATCAGTAGTCTTAAACTTCATAGTCAGATATGGATTATCATCAAAATAAGCGTGCTTCAAATTGACATTAGCTGCACCTTGCTTAATAGCACCTGCTGTCACCACGTATTGAATAGATGCCCACTTTAATGGCTGAACCACATCTGATTGAGAAACAACAGAATCAGATATTTTAACTCCTACACCATTAACGGCTTTAACAACATTCCTTACTGAAACCTCAGATGGAATTAAACCATCTTCTGATTTAGAATAGGAGTTCCAGCCTCCAAACATTTGATATAAGCCAAAGTTGGTTGTTACTGGATAAAGAGTTGTTCCACTAGCTGTAACTCTCGGACCTTCTCCAGGTTTGGGAGTAATCTCAGCTGGAAGTTGTCTTACAATAGTACCATCAGGTTCAACTTCAGATTTAATAATCATATATGTACCATCCTCTGGCACATATGTAATACTATTAATCATATAAAATTTACCATCAGTTCCTTTGTAATAAACATCCTCATAGGGTATGAGATTGCCCTGGAAATCTACCAATACATTATCATTAAACAGAGAACCCTCAAACTCCCATGTTTTGCCCCACATCTTCTTTACCATTCTCTGATAGAACTTGCTATTTCGCATAGTAAAGTTGGTTAAGGCAAATCCAGCAGTTTTAATAATACCACCAGTAGCACTACCCTCCTTATAGAAGTGAATAAATGGTTTCTTATCCACACCTACCTTAGCACCACCAAGAGAATTATTCTCCAGATACATTGTCTCAGGGGATACAAATGTACTACCATCATATTGCTTAACACCATGTTCATCATGGTCTCCCATAGGATTATAGGTTGGGGCGGTATCATCCTCAATTACAGCAATTGTATACTCAGGTAATATACCATTTATCAGACCTTGAATCATAACTTGCTTGGCAGCTGTATATGATACATTTCTCTTATGCTGAGCAATATATCTTGCAGCTTCTTCTACTAAGTCATTCGGACTTGAAGTAGCCTTCTTAGCTGGATGATTAGCATGAGTTCCAACGGTAGAGAGTACGTACTCTTGGCTAAGTAGATAGTCTATTACGTTAAATCTAGCCAAATCAGGATGTAATTGTAGTTCTCCTCCTCTTATCTCTAAGAATTTAGAAAAACTAAATCCAGGAGTCCCCCAATTATAAGTTATTCCATTCTCAGTGTAACCTCCTATGGAATATAGGTCTGACCATTTAGTAATGTCAAAAGTTTTACCAAAATTGGTATACCTAGCCAATATTACTCTTTTGGTAGAGAACTTTATCCAATCCTTGTTCTTAGCTAGATATGCTACCTCTGGAGTGGTAAGAGCATTACCTCTTTCATCAGTGGTTTCAATCATGAAGTCATTGTCAAGTAGGTCAGTTAATAACTCTACCTCCTTAATCCTCCAAAAGTTCTCACTATTAGTAAGCTTACCAAATACTTCTTCTACGTTAAGACCAGCTCTAGTAAAATACTCTGGATTAAACCTATTAGTAAGAGATATTAAAGTTCTGTTGAATGATAAAGTCTTACCACCTTGGAATGATACTTCATCCTTAATTTCAAGGTCTTTACCCCTAACAATGTTTTGATATACTCTCAATACCTCTTCAAGAACCTTTCTTGAATCATTCCCATAGACTGTGTTCACTTCTGCAAAGTTAGTCATTGGGTTAAATACAGGAATTACCTTCTTGCTTGCCAACAACGGATACTGAACTGGATTGTTAAATACTAAAGAAGTATCAATACTCCTAAGAGCAGAGTTTAATTGTTCCCACTCTGAGGTTATAGAGTTTATTATCTTTACATAACAATCTCCAAGCTCCTTGTTTATAATAGCTATGGTTTCATCCTTAGTTAGATTCGCGTAGGGCTTGTCTAATCCACTAGTAGACTTTAGATTCTCAACCATGTGAATCAGAGAGGACTTATCTGAGATAACAGAAGGCAAGAATGCTGCATCTGTATTACCTACTATATTGCATAAATAATTACTTACAAATGCAGTATAGAAAGACTCTGACATATTGAAGTCAATGTGCTTCTTGCTACCTATTTTACCCTTGTACTCTCTTGACACTACCATTCCTCTATGAAGGAAAGAGCTATTTAAAAGGGAGAAGGCATTAGTGGCAGAACCTGGATTCATGCACTGATTTACCCATTGGTTTCTATAATTAGTACCAAGCATAGACATAGCAACTCCAGATAATGCACGACCCTCACCATCCCTAGCGATGCCACTTACATAAGCATCGGTAGTCATAGCATAGGCTGCTGCAACATCTTCCATTACTGGCACATAGCTAGGTAGAAGAATACCAATATCCTTAGAACCTCTCTTTATAGAAGTTAGATTCTCAGCACCAAATACCTCTTCTTGTCTCCTTCTAAATTCCTGAGTACTAGTTTCCTTTGGAACTAGATTATGGGAGAAGTATGAGTTGAAGAAAATACTTGTACTAAGTTGGAGTAAATCACTAATAGCTGACTCGTACTGGATATTACCATTTTTTGTCTTTAGAGCGAGATAACTTTCAACTAAAGGTCCATCCGAAACAAAATCTAGATATAGGAACTCTTTAAAGAAAGGAAGTGCTTTTTCCCAATCCTCCTTACCATTAAAGGTTGTTAAAGGCTTTCCATCTCTAGATATTGAAAAAGCATTAGACCTCTTCGCCTTTGGGTTAAATTGAACAGATATATTTAACTCTGGTATCTGGAATCTAAACACAGAAACAGTTCTTAACCCTTCTTTTGCATCCGTAACCTTATCCTCTTCATATCTAGGATTATATTTAGCAACTTTAGGCTCATATTGTGTAGGAGCTGTAATACTTAATGCAGAAGAAATGCTTCTTTCAAGTTGATTTCTTAATTGTCTATTAAGATTATCTCTCAAAGTTGCTCTGACTATCTCCCCATCTTCGTTAATCCTATATTGCACAAAGTCAAGAGGGCTAGCAGTTGCTACTAGCTGACAGATGAATGAGTAATAGTTAGTGTCAAGAATATTATTCTTGTAAATCCCAAATAAGGAGTGCATATCACTACTAAAGATACCCTGCCTCAGTGAATACACTAGGTTCTTTTCTATACTCTTGAATCCTCTAAGTAACTCATAATTGCTATTGAAGAAAGACTCATCACTCAGTAATTCGAACAAAGCGTGATAGTTTTCAAGTACATTACCAGTACTAGCAGAAGATAGTAGTGTATAAAAGGACTTACCTCCAATTGAAGAGCGCAAATGCTCAAATTGAGGGTATTTAAGGAAGAACATTCCATCAAACGTGAGTGCAGGGTTATGAATATCAGGAGAATTAGCCAATCCCTTAATCTTGGATATGATATAATTGAATGCATCCAACTTAACCTTTTTATCAGCAACAGGTGTACTACTTCCCCAAGTGTATACAGGAGTAGTCTCAACCAGTAACTTAGTCACATCAGATACATGGTCATTCATATTTACATCCTTCTCCTTGTCACCCCAGTTCCTACTATTGTTTGCTCCAGTGCCAGTAAGAGAATATCTATCCTCTGGACTGTATTTAGGGAAGTTCTCATTAATTTTAAGAACCTTTCCCAACTTGGAACTAAGTAAGTCGTCGAAGTGATTTAGGATAACTAAGCTATTATAGGCTTTAATAAACTTCTTATCAATAATCCTATTTCTAGAATATATCCTTCTAAGGTCGTCAGCTGTGAAGTGTGAATGATGAAGAAATCTTTCACCTACAGCATTAAGTTCTCCTACTGCATTTAGATACACTCCATCCTTCCACATGGTAAGATTAGATAACTTCTCAAGAGCACTTTGGGCATCTTTAGATGGAAGTTTAGAATATACATCCTTTAAATAAGCAACCACATCTTGTAGAAGGGTTTCTTGGTAATTCCTAAGTGCCTCATTGATTTCATGTTCAGTTTTTATAACTTTACCAGCTTCTCTGTCTACAAGGAAACATTTAACTATATTATCGACAACACTAGCTTCCATTGCCGAAGCAATTTCAGTTGCAGTACCATAATTAGTTACTATGAATCCTCTAATTCTTTGTTTTGCATCAGCATTACCCTCAGGGTCATCTAAGGCATCCAGTTTTGTAGGATTTTCCTCAGCAGTATCATCAATATTACTACTATTGCCAGAAAGGTAAGTAGTCATATTAGATGGAACAACATCATGTAATGCTGGAGCAATCTCCATAACGAATGCATCAATAAAGTCCGCAAGGTCGGAGAGGGACGTGATGTCGTACCCCTCTCCAATCTCTTTCAGACTATTAATAAACATCGCCTTTCTACTAAATTCGTCTTTTTCCTCCCAAATTTCCTCTAATGCATCTTGTAATACATCTTGTAAATCTAAGTTGGAATCATTCTTGTTAAATTTACATTTACCCATGATTATAATTTAATTTTTATGGTTATTGGACATGAATTGTCAGTAGTGTTTAGACGAGCCTTTTCATCTTGCTTAGACTGCAAGAAATCTACCAAATTCTTAAGCATGTCTCTCTGAGACCCCTCGAATTGGTCGATTTCCTCACTCATCCTTTTTATCATTTTAGAAGTTGCTCTCATAGCATTAACTTCTTTATTAAATGCTTCCACACCCTTTGCAGATTGAACCTTACCAAGCGTGGCAAAGTTAAATACACTAAGGATGTTTTTATATTCTGCAACTTCTGACAGTGAGTTTACACTGAATGAAGTAAGCGGAGTTCCTGTAGTTGCATCCGCCTGCTTTATTAAGGTAATCTCATTATCACTTAGATTTAGCTCTGCACTAAAGATTTCATTCCCCAAAGTTAAGGTAAATTTGTGAATATTTAAACCTATTTGGGAAATATCTGAAACAACAGAGTTAGACACATCAAGGTTTGTAGATTTTGCACTTATATAGATGTCAGAACCTATAGGTATTACCAGATGGTTTGTCTTCCTATATGCGTCTAAAACCTGCTCCTTAGATAGTGTTTGTAAGGTATCTATATCCATTTCTGACATGACGGAAGTGGATGCCTTAATATTCATTGACTTAAAGACAGTATCAACTGTTGGTTTAGAAATTACTCCTATACGGGAATGTCCAGCCAGATACTTACTATTATCTTTACTGCCCTTAAAACTACCTTTATCAGTCATTTTATTGACTATTGTTTCTAGTAGTGGGCTTACATTACCATAAAATGAAGGACTGTCTATCTTACCATTCACCATAAATGGATTATTGTCAATAGAATAGTTACCTACATCATATACTGCATCCAATGCAATAGCATCTGTAGAAGACTTATCATATTGTATATTGTAGAATATTCCAGGAATCTTGTTTTGACCTAGAATATGTTCCACAGAACGTAAGTTAGCTTCCTTAAACACTCTACTGGTATTATCAGCATTTGGCGGATATACAGAACCTAATAGATAATTTTGAAGAGCTTGTCTACCTGTAATGTTGGCATTCAAACCTTTAATATCCACTGGGTCATTAAGGATTGCCATTTGAGCCTTAGTATCTCCTTCTGCATTATTAAGCTTCCCAATTAACTGCATGATGCCTTCATACGCGGTAGTATTGTAGTTTAGGTCACTTTTCTCAAACTCTGGTTGAGCAGATAATATGTTGATGATTCTATAAGCAGTAAAGTCATTGCCTATTCTTTTGATAGAGTTCTTATCTCCAGAAACTATGCTTAGCAAGTTGTCAAAATATTCCTTAACTGATGCTTTTGGAGGAACTACATATACTAGCTTTACCTTCTTCTCTACAGAGCCATCCTCAAGTTGTTTATAGTAATAAGTTTCAAGGTCTGAACCTTGTAACATTATATCATTGCTAATAAACACAAAAGGATGTCCTGGCTTGGCAAAATTGATAGTCTTTCCACCAAATGTATACACACCTTTAGGTGATAACTTTACTTTAGAGATAGTCATTCCTGGAACTTTCGATAATTCATCGAGTGTTATCCATTTACCTTCATACTTCAAGTTTCCATTATACTCATAATCCATACCTTTAAGGACGTTAGTTATAGTTGGACCTTGTGATTTTAGTCCTCCAGCTAATGTCCAGTTGTTATCCTCTATGTAGAATATACCATTCGAGTTAAAGGTGTACACTTTCAAAAAGTTTACTAGGGCACTTCCTCCCCCAATAGATGGATTAGCTTGTATAAACTTAATAAGTTCATTGAACCTATCAAACATAGTAGCACTAGGGTCTCTCCTTGAGATTTCATTATACTCATCTCTAATTGCCTTAAACTTATCATTCTTAAACACAGTTACAGGGTTAGGCAGAATGGCTAGAGGTAGCTCTAATACATCATTAGTGCCCTCTCCTATAATAATAGATAGAGTCTTCAATTTAATGTTCTTGCTCTCTTCATCTTCAGAGAACATATAACTTAGAGATTCTGAGCCAGTGTCTTTTCTAAACCTGCCCCATTCAGCATTATTGAAAGTACTTGCTGAACTCTTAAATGCGAATGTACAGTAGACATCATTACCCAGACCTAACAAAGTCTTGACCTTTTTAACAAGGTCTCCCTTGTCAGAGGTATTAAATATAATACTTCTTAGATTACCTATTACTTCATCAAAAGTCTCCTTGTTCTTTACTTGGATTCCAGGTAGTCTATTTAATCCGAAATAACTATCTAACCTCTTACTGTTCTCTGGAGTTACTATTAAATTACCCTTCTCATCAAATGTAGTTCCAGATTCAAATGTCGGGAATGTGTACATTAATAAGTCGAGTATAGCTTCAGTCTTAGTACTAGAGGTATGGCTAACACTTGTTGCAGGTACAGGGGGTGGAGTTGTATCCTCACTAGACGCCAAGGTCTTATCCCTTATATCTTTCTCGGTTGGAAGTCCGTTATTTGTGATAATCACTGTTTCCTTAGTACCGTCATCGGTTACTGTTGTAGCAGTCTCTGAGGTTAATCCCACTTCTGGAACTACAGTAACAGAGGGTATAGTAGTATCTTTCTCTCTCTTAATTAGTTCAGTGGGTTTACTGTCTAATGTAAGCCTATTTAACATATCCCTTCTTTCAGAGGAGAATGTTTTAATTCCATCCCTTGATAATTCACTGACACTAGTAGAAGAATCTTGAATAGAGGCTAATTGATTAGAGTTACTGGTTCTATAGTTGTCCTTAGTATGTAGAACGATGCTTCCCTGTATAGCTCTAGAGATACCAGTATAAAGGTCGTCCCAGTACTCTTCGTTTTCCAAACCAGCAGAATCATCAATTATATAATACTTACCTTCAAGACCCTGCGAAGAGTTACCTTGCTTAAAGTCTATTCTATCTTTATAAGTAGCACTTGAAAGTAACTTATATATTTCAGTATCAGTATCATAATAGATAAATCCTATCTTCTCATCAGGATTCATACTACTAATCATAAGGTCAATATCAGCCTTAACTAATTCTATGCTATATGGTACAGAACCATTTACGTCTTTACTATTATAGACTTTGGTTCCAAATAGTCCAGAATTGTCTTGGTAGTAATGCATCGTTATGTCAGAACCATAATTATTGCTTCTTAGGTCTGACAGAATACTCTTAAGATAGTTAAGGTTGACTGTTACTTGCTGATTATTGGCTCTCATTGATACTCCCAGCTTAGGACATCTCACAAAGTTTCGACGCGCTAGTTGTATAGTATTTCTAACATTTGTTCCCTTGAAGTTAATCAGGTGTCTACCAATAGCTTTACTTTGGTCAAAGTCTCCAGCCACAATAATCGGAATACCATATTTTTGAGCAAATCTATTAATCAAATCCATATCAACAACAGTATATCTCGACACCTCATCAATAAGGATTAGAGAAGGCACTTCAGAAATTTCATTAATTTTGAAGTTTGACCTTGTGATATTGTTGTCATCGAAGTATATATCATCACCAACTATTGATACCATAATATCATCCTTAGAAGATGGGTCTACCTCCTTAGAAGATTTTTGAGGATAATCCTTGAAATCTCTCCACTCTTGAGATACCCTCTTCATAAGGTGTTCTCTGTCTAAGGTGGTGGCGGACTCAAGATTTAGGTCAGCTTTTAGACCCTTAGCACTATCCTCAGTAGCATGACCAATCCAAACATTCTTAAGAACGTCGGGATGATATTTCTTTAACAATACTATAAGATTATTAAATACTCCAGTAGTCTTTCCACTACCAGGAATGCCCTCAATGAATGCAACCCTAGCAAATCTCGGAGAAACTAAGGAATCTAATACTCCTTCTCTAAGAATAGTTTCTGAGTCATATTTAGAGTTCCACTCAGCATCAGTCATAGAATCCGCGTGGTTCTTTAGGGAGGTATTTACAGCATCACAGAAGTTCTCTATTACACCTCCGTTAAGTATAGATGCATATCCCAAATAAGTAGCCAATTCCTGAGTTGGAATAGGTGCAATCTTATCACTGATAATAGACCTGTATTCTTCATAGAAATCAGAAGCTCGAACTGCAGCTCTAGAGGCGATGTACCAAACTATAGCATTATCATCTATACTAGTAGACTTAGAGTTTAGAGATTCTATACTATCATTTAGGGTTATAAGTCCAAAGTTGTCAACACTAATAAGCTTAGACAGAGCTTCTGGATTTTTTACTTTATCGCTATTAGCTTTAAAGAAATCATATATGGCATCATCTAACTTAACTATTTCTGATTCAACTTGGAACCTCTCCTCCTTATTAAGATTAACCTTCTTAGCAGCAGATATTTCCTCTAATTTACTTAGACTACTCACCACACTCTCAAACTCAGCCCTTCCAGACCAGTCATTGGGGATGCTAAGAATAAATCTTTTTATCCTATCATAGATAAGTATATTCTTATTGTTGGCAGTTCTAGTTTGTTCCCCTAATTTCTGAGCGTTGTTAGCGGCAATAATTTTTTGGAATGTTTTAAGACGTAGTTCAATACCTTCCAAATCTTGCATCATTGCGTCAGCTACATTTGATTGCAGTTCAGCAAGGTTAGCCTCAGAATCTAACTCATTTATAGTAACATTCATACCATAAAGATTAGATAAATCAGCGTTGTCAACTCTAGCACTAAGTAGCTGAGCCTTAAATATGTTAATCACTGAAAGAGCTTCAGCAATTTGGTCTAACCTCTCGTTATTTAAGTTAAAGTTGGATAGGTCTTCCATATGCTCCTTTAAAGAAGCATCTGTTTCTTCAAGAATACTTGATACTTTAACATCTGAGTCAGTAGTGCTTAAAGAGAATTGGTCTAAAAGTTCAATGATATTTGAATGCTTCAACTTATCAATTTGAGCTTTAGCTGCTTCCATCTTGGTTGCATCTATATAACTGTTCTCATCCCCATAGTATTCAGCCTGATTAATAAAGTACCAATATGCTGAATTTAGGGTACTGCTAAGTACTCTCTTTAGTTCTGGATTAATGTAACCTTGATTTATAATAGGCTTAGTGATAGCCTCTATGTGAGACACTAAGAACTTACCTACCAACTTGTTATACTGCTCCGCTTGTACCTCTGCTGTATAATCCTCAGTTATTGGAGTATTTATAATATCGGTGAACGTAGACTTCTCAGATTCAGTCCCAAAAGTAGCTAATAATGGGCTTATAATACCCATTGATGAATGTACATTAAACTGAGACATCTCTTCGGAGAATGACTCTGAGTCTTTGGTTTCGTTAAGTCTATTAACATACTCATTCAATCCTGATTGTAAGACACCTAATGTAGAGTGTAGATTTTCATCAAAACTTTCATAGTATTTTAAACTATGATTTTGGAACAGTGGGGCAACCACTTTAGCTATAGACTTATGGATAGAAGCTGCAGTACGTACTGCATCTTTAAACCCAGAGTTCTTCCATCCCTCATACTCCTTAGATATTTCCCCTAACTCGTTTTTCGGAATATCTGTTACTTTCTTACCAGTTTTATTCTCAGCATACTGTATAAGAGTTGGAGATAGATATGCGCTACTAACAGCGGTAGACATCTCGAATAAAGACTCATATATAAGCTGAGGAGCTAGTTCTCCTTTCATATATGCCTCTTTTCTCTCAATAGCTGCTTTAAGTTCTCCTTCTAGTCTACTTCTCTCAGCCTTAGTTGCTTCATCCCCATTTTCTTTTACTTGTGCATCTGTGGGACCTCCATTTTCCATTCTTTCTTGAGTTCCCCCAAGAGAGTTGAGCTGATTGGTCAAGGTCACAATCTTCTCGCAAACACTGTTATAATCCTGTAGGTAACTAGCAGCTACACTACTATTTCTTAGTGCAGAAAACCTAAGGTCATTAAGTGTTTGTGTGTCGAAGAAAGCATCATCACTAATAGTAGCTCCTTGTGCAGCTAATGTATCAGTAACAAATTTAGCTATTCTCCTAACCTCAGATTTGGCAGCAAGGTCTTGATTATCAGAGTCTGTACCCTGTGCCCATATTTTCTTACCATCTACACCATCTACAAGTTTAGTGGCAGATAAGTACTTGTTTCCAAGCTCCATCTTATTTACTAGCTTTAAGAAATCATTCATTTTACCATTTCTAGCCATATAAACAAGTTGTTGCATAGCTTGTTTGCTGTCCATACTTCCAAGCTGCCTAGCTGCCCTAAGATTAGGTAAGGCATCAAACATAGCACCACCTAGCATACCTCCGACAAAGGACATACCATATCTGTCTAGCATATTATCCCATGCTTGTAAGGGAGGGGTATCACTACCAGCTAACCACATACCGAGATTGGTAACAGATTTAGCAAAATCATACAATACTTCCTCAGATACTTCTTCTATACCTTCACCAAGAGCATTTGCAGCAGTAGCCTTTAGTCCACTCTTCCCTATTGAATAATTAGCTTGGGCAACATCCTTACCTAGCTTAAATATTTTCTTCATCCATTCAGTTTTCTGAACCTTAGAAGCATTATCAACAGTTTTTCTAGAACCTTCTGTTAAAGTTTTAACCACCTGCTTCATCTGCTCTTTATCCATCCTAAGTTCTGGAAGTATCCATTCTCCTAGCTTACTATTAATAATAGCATACTCACCCGCAGCGTATCCTAGTGTAAGTAGTGCTGCTTCCATGTCAGTAGCACCCTGCTCCTTAGCTTCACCATAGGCATCTTGAACTGTAATGCTAGTCATATATGCCTTAGATAGAATTTCTCCCATCTTGTTATAGCCCTTCATATAGTTCTCTAAATCATTCTGAGCCTTTAATGCTGTAACAGCTTTAAGCTCTTCTAATTGTCGACCTAGTTTAGCTATATCCTTTTGAGACAGTTTAGTGTAATCCTGCAATGTAGCCCATTTTTTCTGGAACTCTAATTCTTTCTTAGCTATTCCAGTTTCATCCATTAGATTACCTTTTACTATAGCTGGGGCATATTTAAATATCCACCTCTGTTCATATAGTTGCTTAAATACATCTCCAGCTAAGTTAATAAAGTTCTCCATAGACCAGGCATTACTTTGACCATATTCAGAGGTTGTAGGCTCTAAGGACTTAGTAAATCCCTCTACAGATGAAAGGAACTTATTATCACTTCCAGAAAACACTTTACCTAGAGTAGCTAGAACCTTAGTTGTTTCTAAGGCAATTCCTGCACCTATATACCAGGGACTAATGCCAGGAATAAACATAGGAAGGATTGAAATTGCATTCCTAGCTAGAGAGCCAGCAACACTTTTATCAATTCCGTCTGAATCAAAGAAGTCATATTTATTAATTGCAGACCCGTCAGTAGTTAGGGTATTCAGCTTAGATAAAACTCTTCTTCCATAAACATCACGTCCGTCTAAATTCTCATAATAATAGGTTCCATTTTCATTTAGCTTTAGTTCCCCCTTCTTGTGTTTAACTAGCTCTTTAGATATTGGGTCTACGTGTTCTCCATCTTCATCCCATTGTGCCATGACCCTAGTATCCCAGAAATCAGTCCAGAATGAATCATTCGGAGAATCATGCCACACTGGGCTAGCACCGTTGGATGCTCCTATAGGATTAGCCAATACTTTTTGGGTTTGGGCAACTTCATCCGCTGACATAGTTGGAGCGTCCAGCAAGTTCAACCTTCTAACTCCTCTCTTTTGTCTAAGAGGGTTAGCCTCCCTAGATAGATAAATGTCTGGACCCTTCCTTCTTTGCTCAGGTTCTGCAAAGATATTATCTCTATGGAACGTAGCTTGGCTTACAATATCCTCCTGATATGACTCATCAGCCAACTGGTTGTAAGTCTCAGCCATGTATTTATATATATTATCAAACTTGGCTTCATCAAATTTGCCATCAGTTTGAAATGCAGGATTATCTTGAATTTGTGGAATGTTCTTATAAACACTTGCATCTTCTAATGAAGTGTTTGTGGCATCTAATCCTACTGCCTTAAAATCAGAGATAGAAAAGGTAGGATTAGATACTCTATTCAACAGCCAATCATTTTCCTTTGAATTTGTCATATTACTAGATTTTATAGTGTAGATAGAGAAGGACTTGGCACATAGGTTTGTAACTTTTGCTTTTGTTGCTCCTTAGCTTCTATATCCATAGCATCATTACCCTGCATTGTTGGATAATGACCAGAGCCAAGAGAGGCATTAATAAGATTCTGTCTTACAGGAATATAAACTGAACCAGAATATACGTTGTTACCACTAGAGAATAGACCTGGCTGACTCATCTTAAATGATGCATCAGCAGCTTTTAGTATTCTTTCTATACTTTCTCTTTCATTAATGTCAGTAACCTCACTAAGTGTATCGTCCATTGTTGGGTCTTCCGCAAATGCAGATTCATCAGCTGATGCGTCTAATATAGCAAATCTTCCGTAAGCAGAAGTATTAATTTGACCATTTACATATTTGTAAGGCAATTTATACTTAGCATAAATCTCATTTTTCTGAGCTTCGTCCTTTATATCTCCCTCTCTAATCTCATTTTCAGCTAATTCTAATCTCTTTAAAGAATCTATATCAGGTTTAAGAACTCCAGACTGTAACGCCTCTACGTCAATAGGTAGGTCTACAGCCACCACATTTGAGCCATCTATAGCTACTCTACTCCTTTGTGAAGAGTTCAATAACTGTCCTCCCATTGTAGCATTCTTAAAATCTAATACTCCAGAGAATGTACTCCTTGCAGCATCCTCTAACGTAGCACTTCCTATAGTCTTACCAGATGTATCGACCATTGGGGCACTATTACCAGGAAGATTCAAACTATAAGAATTTCCATTGTTAATCTTATGGTTCTTAATCTCACCCAATCCTAGTAGGAATGCTTTAGCAGGGTCTGTAATATTGTTATCCTTACTACCAGATGATTTGGTATTCCCCTTAGCATCCATTTTCTCTTGCAGGTCTAGTTTTATAGTATGTTCCCCACTCAATGCTGATTGAGTTAAGGACATCAACAACTTCTTAACCCCTTCTCCAGAATTATCTCCTAAGTACATAGCTGCCTTAGCTTGTAAAACCGTCCTCATATTTCTTGGCAAGGAAGCTAACAAGTAGCCTAATGCTTGATTAGCTTGAGCCTGCTGGGACTTGTCTAAGCTAGACATCTTATAAAGACCATCTACTGACATTCCAGATAGGTCTTCCCTACTTGGCTGCAAAGCAGTTAGATACTCTATACCTTTCAATATTTTTCCAGATTGCTGACCTACATACCCCTCTCTGGACATAGAGGTAGTTCCCAGCTTATTAATTACTGACTGTATATACTCGGTGATTTTAGGAACACCTATAGCATTGTTTATAATACTTGTTAGGTCAGTATTAAAGGCTGCACTAATACTATTGGCACGATAGTTAGCTAACTCAGAATTAGTTAATATTTGTTCAGAATTGAGGTCTACATCATTTAACGACTTCTTCTGTAACTTGCCTTCAGCATTAACCGTAATTACATGACCACCGTCGGTCACTGCAATTTCTCCAAGTCCACCATTTTTGTCCGCCTGTGTCATAGCACTTTTAAATCTTTCATTTTCTGCCTTTATTCTAGGAAGCATTTTCAATATTGTCTTATATTGGACGGTGGCATCTTCCTTCTTAAAGGGGTTTTTATATATATTATCCGAGAATATACCTGAAGTTTCTATAAATGCTTCAACATCACTAGGTATACCATTCTCATATAAAAATTTTACCATATTCTTGTCTAGTAGCCCAACAGAACCGTCTGATTCCTCCTTACTAGTTGTTGCAGGTGAATAGGGAGCAGCTACTTGAGGTTGGGGTACATTAGTGTAGCTAACAAAGGCGGGCATACCCCCGCCTTGTTGTAGCTTATCAATTAATTTCATAGTTGCATTCCTTTCTTTATAAGTGCAGCAGTGAGAGCAGACATATTTGCAATCATCTTGTTATGCTCCCTCTTAGATTCCATTATATCTTTATGAAATTGTTTATTATCATCTGATAGTCTCTTATTGAAATCCTTAGCCCTTTGAAGCATAGCTTTTTCAGCATAGGACAGCTTAGAACCCTTTCCACTAAATCTAACTAACCAGGGAGTATCTATCAGTGATGTTCTTTCCTTCAGTGCATCTGACTGATACTTGGAGCGTAATTTAGATATTTCTCTTTGTGCCCCCACTGGGTCATTCTTGTAAGTCTCTCCAATCTTAGCTAATTCAGTATCGTATTCCGAACCAACTCTGTTTAGATAGGACTCTAAAGCTAACTGATTCTTCATACCTCTAGCTTGTCTGAATCTATTCTCTACACCAGCTAAATAAGGAGCAATAACTTGCTGATAATTAGCAGTTATCCTTCCAGCATCAATCTGCTTCTTAGCTGCATCTATAGCATTCATTGAAGCTCTATTCCTGTTAGCAACCTCTACTCTTCTTGCCTTAGCAGCATCAGATTCTTGTTGTCCTAACATCCTAGTTTTATAGAACATTTCAGCATCTTGGAGACCACCTTGGAATCTAGCTTGTCCTGCTCTATCACTAGCCTCTAACTCTCCAGCTAACTGCAGTGAAGCATCAGAAGTTCTAGGTCTTGCGGCTACAGATTCTAAATTACCTGCTTGTTGCTCTGCATTGGTCTTAGCTTGGAAGTTACCTTGAAGTGGGACAGTATTTTCAAATGTATCTAATAAGGTTGGCTTTAGTCCTTCCTTATATACTTTAGCTGCCCTGTTGTTAGCTGCCAAACCTCCAACCATCCTACCTAAAGCTAATACTTCCTCTGGAGCTACATTAAGTTTAAGCTTCTTCTTAGGAGTACTTGTTACGCGCTTTATACCAGATGGGTTAGTTGTGTCACCAGCTTCTACTTTAGGAGCTGTAACTACAACCTCGTCTAGGTGTTGAGTTGGTTCTTGAAGTGCTCTTAGTCGATAGGTTCCATTACCTTTGTCATATAATTCCATTCCTCTGGTTGCTAATTGCTTATTAAAGCGAGCAACGTCTTCGGGAGTCATTCCGCGGGCAAGTGTTCTGTTACCAGTTCTATCACCAGCATATACGTCAAATCCAGTTGTACCTTCTGTAGTACCATAGCCTACGATACCATTTCTAATTAGGTCATCAAAGCCTTGATTAGTTCCTCTAAAGGTGATTTGCCTTTGTTTAGCTAATGGGTCTTGTACTGAGTAATTATACTTACCACCGAAGTAATCTCCAGTCTTATCAGTTAATTGGTCATATATATCTTCTCCGCCATTAAAAGAGAGCATATAAGAAGATTGCCAATCATCTGGTCCAGTATGTGAAGCTTTCCACCTATCAATATCAGCTACCCAGTCATAATTAGCCAGAGCAGATGCCCTATTCCAGTTAGACATATCTTTAGCCTTGATTCTTCCTACTGTATCACCACCTTGCAGGAACTGAATTAATCCACCCTCTGCTTTCTTAGTGACTCTATCATCCTTAGAAGTTTTCTTCTTTTTATTTGACTTCTTATGAGGTAAGTCTACCCTCTTAGTATGGTTAGTATTAGGTTTCTTGTTTATAAGTTCCCAAAGATACCTTGCATTAGGGTCTTTCATAGCACCTTCTGGTACTACATATACCTCTGTAGGAGTAGGAGGAGCATAAGGACTTCTCTTAGGGAAGACTTCTTCATATCCAAAGTCCTTCCTATTTCTAACAGCTTCGTCCCAAACTGCATTATACTCACGTTCTGCTGCAGGATGGAATACATCTCTATATTCCCTCTCAGTTTTAGCTCTTTGTTTACCAAACTGCCTTCCACCTGGTATTTGTCCTTCAATAAACTGGTCTAACCTCTGTGAAGGTTGTATAGTTTGTGAAGCAACTACTTTATTAGCATTTCTAGATGCAGGGATAACAGCTGGCAAGTTTGTAGTCTTAGGAACAAATGGCTCTAAAATAGAATTTATAGTCCTAACTGTCCTTACTGCGTTAGCATTTGGAGACTCAACTGGAGTACCTCCTGTGTGAACAGCCCTATCCTGATATGTTCCTGGCTTACTTAGTTTAGAGGGGTCAGTTTTATCTAAAGGCTGTCTTTGCCTACCATCTCCCATAACAAACACCCTATTAGATGGGGTTGCTTGACCAGGTGCAGGAAGTGCGAGTGGGGCGGTTCTGTATTTGGAAGCATAGTTAAGAGCTTGAACTAGATTAGATACTCCTTCCACACCCTTCTGAGCTATTTCAGAGTCCCTCTTGTTCTTTATTTCTCCAGCTCTTTTTCTACTTTCAGCCCATCTATTCCTAATATCGTTCTTCTCTGCTCTTGTTCGTCCTCCAACTATTCCATTCTTGTAAAACCATGCGTCTGAGAATGGTATGTTAGCATTACCTCTAGGCTGGGAAGCATCTCTATAACCTAACCAATAGTTACCTATCTTTGTGTCTGCTACCCAATTTCCAGCATTCTTTGTTCCTTCAACCTTCTCGGATTGAGGTCTTAGTCCGAAATACTTAGTATCTATAGACACACTTTCAGGTTTTATTGCATTATCCCCCTCAAGATTGTTAGCCTTATTATATTGTTGTGCAAATTTAGCTTTGAGTTCACTTACCTGGTTTTTACCCTTTGTATTCTGGAAGAAAGCATCATCAACTTCTAGTGTTTGTTGCTTACCGTCAATCATGGCAGTAACTTTCCTTTTACCAGAAGGTGTAGTTGAGGAGTTCCACCAACCCTTCTTAGATTGAGCATAGTTCTTTCCCATCAATACTGTACTAGCAATAGCAGAAAGGTTCTTGAAGTCCCCAGTATTAAGACTCTTAATATCACCCTTAGTAAGTTTTGATAGAGTTTTACTATATTCTGCCCTTAGTGTTGGGTCTAGGAAATTAGCAGCGTTAACAGCTGTCATAATAAGAGGTATACTCTTTCTTATTTTTCCTAATGCTCTAGTAGCTTTCAATGTTTTTCCAACTGGGATTAAGGATAAGGCATCCATTCCCAAGTTCATTGCGAGTCTACCAGCGTCTCCTAAATCTAAACCATCACTAGCCCAATCTGCGCCAAACTCTGCTAGAGATGAACCTACACCTATACCTGTGGAAGCAAGGTTAGCTCCAGGGACAAACCCAAGTCCAACACTAGCTAAGTCAGCCATAGCTGCTCCCAATCTAACTTTATCAGAAGTCTTAATAACTCCACCAGCATCAGTTATATCTTTGTCATTACCTAGTGAGGCATTAGACCTACCAGTGAATGACTGATGTGCAGCCTGATTCTTCTTAGCCTGCTCTTCACTAATTTTAGGTCTTGTCACACTTGGGGTATCCTCTACTTTAGTGAATTTAGTACCTAACTGAGCAGTTATTACTCCACCTTCTTTTCTGTATCCACGAAGTCTTAATATCTCATCATTTATTTCCCTAGTTCTTTGGTTAATTGGAATGCGAAGTAAGGCTTCGAGACGTTCATTCTTTTGGGTTTGGGAATTATCAAATCCCTTATTGAAACTCCATTGCCACTGTCCATCTGGTCCCTTCCTAACATTCATAACATCATCACCACTTTTCCACTGGTACTGACCCTTATAACTCACAAAAGGAGATTGACCAGATGAAATCCACTTAGATAAGGTACTCTGAACCATTTTATAAGCATCACTGGCTGGGTTGTTTAATCCAGAGTCATTCATCCATGCACTGAATAAATTATCCCTATTGCTTTCTGAAACATCACTGTAGTCTATAAAGCTAGTCCCTTGGTTACTCCTAGCTCCTGCAGGATTATATGTTCCTAGGTTCACAATGTTACCATCGCTACCAACAAATTGGTATTGTCCTAAGGATTTATTAAATTCTACTGAACCGTTGCGTACTTCTCCAGTAGTAGGATTTTTTAAGTAAAACTCTGATTTTCCACTTACATCTGATGGGTCTGAATATGCCCCATACAGAATATTATCACCAGCCCCAGATGCAAATTGAGATAAGTTAGTAATATAGTTATAACCCCTACCTCTCAGCATCTTGGTAAATGGGTTATTGTCAGTAAGTCTAGTATACTCATTTAATTGGGCTTGTCTTGCTCTAGTAATGTCTTGTCTATATTGTTCAGGCAAGTTTGAATCATCATAGATATTTCCATTAAAGGCATACTTATTACCTACCCCCTCAAACACGTTACCTGGAAGTATCCCACTAACTTCCTGGTTAGTTCCCTTTTTATATATATGATATTGACCTTTCTCATCAATTGTTCTGTCATACTCGGAGTTAGACCAACCTCTGTCAGTTCTTCCCTGTTGACCTTCTACCGCAGGAGCTTGTGCTGGCTGTGCTTCAACTGCAGCTTTCATAAATTTATCTAAATCACTACCACCTAGTGTGGCAAATGTGTTGTAATCGTCATTGTCTAGTTTATTATTAGAAATAGCAGAGCCAAATGCCCTTCCACGAGCCATTAAGTCTTCTACGCTATTGATACCAGTATCGGTCCAATCGTGCTCTTGATACAATTTATTATAATCCGCACTATTAAAGATGTCAGCTATGAGTGCATTACGGTCTTTCTCTGACCTGTTTTTAAACCAGTTGCCAAAATCTATATTGTTTCCTCCATACCATCTTTTTGAAATCTCCTTAGTTAGATAGTCATTGGTGTTAAATTTCTCAGCCTTTACCTCAGGCTGCTTATACTGCGGTGCTCCCTTAATGATGTTGTATAGATAATCAGCAGCTAATCCATAGGCATTATTCTCAGTATTCTTAACCCCTGTTTTTATACCCAAGAATTTCTTTCTATCTAACTCACCAGTACTTGATTTTTGACCCGTTGCATCTTGAAAGTTGCCCATAGCATCCATAGTTATAGTGCCATTGTTCATTCCCTCAAGCATATATTGCACAGCATTCCTAAAATCAGCTGCAGCAGCATTCTTTAACCCCTTAGATGAGGTATATTCATCCACATCTCTATAACCTCTCTTTATTAGGTCATCTTGGTTAAAGTCGCCTAGCCCTTTTATACTCAGAAGCTTAGGTTTGTCAGTTTGACCTCCAGAGTTGTACTTTCTTATTACTTGTGACATATACTATGTATAATAAAAAAGGAGCATATAATTAATATACGCCCCTTCTTACCTTGTTGACTAATTATCTTACTCTTACTAGTCTAGCACCTTTTCTTGCAAAAGTTGGTTCCTCTTGAGGAGCTTGTTCTTGAGCAGCACCACCTTGAGCGATTTGCATTAGAGCTTGACATACAGCCATTGCAGCCTCACAATTCTGAGTCTGAACTGCTTGTGCAGCTACTTGTAGAATCTGTGCCATTGGGTCTTGTCCCCCTTCAGCAGGTGCACCACCCTCAGCAGGTGCTCCTTCTGCTGGTGCTCCGCCTGCTGGTTCAGCACCAGGTTGAGGTGCAGCACCACCTTGCTGGAATTTTCTAAATTTCTCTTCGATTTTCATAAATTAATACGTTTAAACAGTTTAACCACTTAATTTCTGCAAATATAAGCATTATAAGCTGCATCACCAAATCAATTTATGAATTTCATGAAAATAGATTAGAGTTTGATTTAAAAGTCAAATATCACATAGTACAACTACTCACATCTTATCTGTGGATGATTATTATACTCTCATTATCAATAGCCTTTCTAATATACCTCATTAATGTAATAGGCTTATAGGAAGCTACAAATGTGGTAGTACCAACATCATCCTTATCATTCATGTCAATAGGAAACTCTACAATCACATCATCTGTTATGATTCTGTAATATAGAGTTCCAGCTATTGCATGAACAAACTTTGCTTCGCTCGGAAGAGTTACTATTTCCTTTAGTGTCATACAAGGAATGATTTAATAGTATCAGCAAGTAATTTACCATCTACATTATCAAGCTTTCCCTTGACCACCTTAATAGCTTCTCCCATAGACTTTTTTGGGATTTCTGGGCAGATTGTGTCTTCACTCTGCGGTATGTACCATCCCTTCTCCGTACAGATTTCATAGATTGCCTTATTGATGTCCTCAATCGTGGCTTCTCGCGGAAGGAAAGACTCCAGCACAAGAATCTCCTTAGATTCATTATCGGCTAGGTCTTTCCTTCCTGCTGCAATATATTGGTCTCTACTATCAAGTCTTTGCTTAACCATCTTACGAAGAATAGTAAACTCAGCTGCATCATCTAAAGGCTTAGCATTTTTAGCTGTTTGAAACACTAAGAACTCATTCTTAATAGCTCTTAGTACATCAGTTCTCTTTGTGTTCTTATCAAGCATTGATTGCTTAATAAGTGCATCCATTTGCTCTCTGAGCATTTTCGTTCTCCTTTCTTATTAAATGTTTTAAATACTCGTATTCTTCAATACTAATTACACCCTTAATCCTTAGAGAGGCTAACTTACGAAGAAGCAACTCTCTGTCTAGGGTTGGGTCATTATAGATATGTCTAAGCGGCTGTATCATTTAGAATATGTATTGCTTGTTCGACATCTTCATCACTTAAACCCCATTTCAACCAGTCAGTTTGGATAAAGTAAGGTAGCTGACAGTCTAACATATCACTATCATCGTCAAGAATAATATACCTATAAGGCTCAGTTTGCTTATCTAACCACTCCTGTATTTCGGAACCTCTATGTCTACTCCTCATATAGGGCGTAACATCATATATAGGCTCTTTAATACCAACTAGGGTAAATATCTCTTGGAGGTTACTATCACTTCTCCAAGTAGAGGAAACTATAATCTTAGCCTTAGTAGCATCTGTTATTCTATTCAACCTCTTTACTGCTCTTGGGTCAATGTTGCAAGCACCCCAAGCTATATGCTGAGGATGGTCTTTAATCCATTCATCATATCTCTTATCTTGAGTTCTTTCAGAATAGAAAAGGTTACTGTTCATAACCCCATCTATATCTAGGAATATAAACTTATTCATGCTTTAGATATTCTTTAGTAAACTCCTTAGCCTTAACTACAATATCCTTATAAGTAAGAATCTCTAACATCTTGGGATGCTGTAAAAATAAACTAGTAAAGTGTAGTCTTAATCTCTCAAACTTCTCCTTTTCAGTTTCTTTTACTTTGTCCATCTCCTTAGAATGTTTTGAGCAGTTCCAGAGGTTTCTTTACCCTTACGGATAAAAGCAATGTCATAGTCAGAGTTCCTAGTCATAGCTTCATCCCTCTGCAAATCGGATGTATAGCCACCTATAGTGGGTATATTGTGATTAGCTAAATACCTAGGTGCTTTTAGCATATGGTATACATTGATACTCTTTGGAGCAACACCACAGGCTAGCAAATAGTCCTGAGCCATTCTGTCAGCACCGTCACATTCAGCTACTACAAACATTGCTCCATTATCCGTACTGAGTGTCCTACTAATGGCAGGAGCGTACCATTTGGTAAACTCCTCCCATGTTAGGTCTCTATGTCCACTTATAAAGTAAATCATTCTGAGTCCTGGTCAATGTCATCAAAATAGTCATCTTCCAGGTGCATCCATTCCACAAAGTCCTTGATAATTTCATCGTGATCAAATGCCCACCTGTAATTATCAACGGTATCTACTGGAATCCATCCTATAGCTTCTACTTCGTCCTCTTCTCCACCTCTATCATTACCAGTTCCAACACTAATATTTCCAGGCTGTGCATCGACTAAGGCATAATACCTAAATGATACATTCTGCCTGTTTTGGGTTGGAGAATCATTGAAACACCAGAAATGAAGATAATCAGGATTGACCTTAACTCCAGTTTCTTCATAGACTTCTCTTATTACTGCCTCAGCCGTAGTTTCATTGAAGTCCAAATAGCCACAAGGCATATTCCACATTCCCTGAAAGTCAGGTGTACCCTCACCTCTTTTATTGGCTAATACACACCACTTACCATTCAGAAATGTAAATATACATCCAGTTACTGCAATAGAACGGCTTATCCACCATTCCTTGCCATTTTCGTCTAATATTGGAAAGTTCTTCATGTTAATAAAAATAACTCTTAGGTTGTTCAACATTAAGATAGTCCAATGGGTCTGCGAGCATTTCTCCTTTTAGATATATGTTTCCTACGTCTGATATTCTAAATCCTTTTAGGAACACAGAATCATCAGCAACAATGTTTCCAAATTGTCCACTTATAATCTGGTAGAAGTTATCTACAGTCCCAGCAACTCCCTTAAAGTTTAAATTGTCATCTATTTCCGTTCCATATATGCCTAATCCATTAGCAGATTTATAAGCTAAAAACATAGGAATCCTATGATTTATGCACCACAGTAATTCTGAGAGCATACCTCTTGATATATTCTCAAGTTTTTGTTGCCATGCAAATCCATCTAATACGAATACGACATAGTTAGATTGTTCAAGTTTAGAGAATTGATAATCTTCTCCCTTCTCACTATAAACTACCTTATCTTTTGATTTAGTCTTTATACTCTTAACTACTTGAAGTACCCCCAGAGGAAAAAGACCAAGGACCTGAAACATAGATTTGGTTCATTTATATAGCCCAAGTTTTCTGATTATTGAATTAACTGCATCTGTTACAAATGGTAATATAATCTCCCCGTTATCAACCCACATTCGGATAGCTGTAGAACATATAGTAATGTCTGGAGCATATACAATATCAACATCATCCGAAGATATATCTTCACTGTCAAAATGAGCCACATCAACTACTAAGAATTTATTATTCTTTAGTATTTCTTCACCATGCTGCCATCTAGGAATTTCCTTATAGGTTTCTGCAGATGTAACAATAGTAAACTCTCCATATATCTCCTTTAATGCTTCTATAGTCTTATAAGTGGGTAAAGGTTCACCATTAGATATGCGGTATTCTATACCATCTACAACTACTCCAGGAATATTGTCAAATGTTTCCTTAGCCATAGCAAGTCTATACTCCCATTTGGTTTCAGTATTCTTCCATACACTCTTATATGCAGGAACTACAATTACTTTATCAACTTTACCAGAGTTTAGAGCAGCTGTGACTACATTAACGTGACCTATGTGTGGAGGGTCAAAAGACCCAAAGAATATCCCTACCATTGTGAACGTTCCTCCTTAACTACTTTACGGATAATACTTTCCAAATCTGCCTTACATTTCTTGCAAGTGCCAGAATGTGCAAAGCCATTACCTAGCTTTATGTATTCATGTCCATCAATAACATAGCTGTACACATCTCCATGTACCTTAGACGTTCCTATAGTATTAGGACCACTAATGTTAGATGAGTTAGTACAACCCATTAATAGGAACATTACTAATAAAAATAAATAATATAACTTCATTTCAAACAATTTTATTCATACCTTTCCCTAGATATATAGATAGGAGACTTTTCACGCTTAAACCTAGAGTTACTGCGTCTTTTGATAATCTTATCTATAATCTCTGGACCTATTTCAACAGTTAAAGCATCTTGCACTCTGTCATTCTCAGGAGAAGCAGGACAGACTAAAGTTTGCAACACTCTATCGACATCGTTATAGCTCTTTGCCCCAATCTGGTCTAAGTCACTATTACTAATGCCAAGCCCATCAGTCGGAGTTAGCTTTATAGATTCTCCAATAGCTACAGCCTTATCAGCATCATCCCCATCTGTATAGTAGAAGAGTTTAAGCCATTCGGCTAATTGATAAACCTCAGTCTTCCACAAGTCCTGAATTGGGTCAAAGTCACCCACATCACCATGAATAGTCCAGAATCCTAGCTGATACTCAGTCTGATTATCAGTAGACATTACTAACCCATTATGAATGGAAGCAAGATTGTAGAGATATATCATTCTGAGCCTAGCTTGGATATTACCATTAGCTATAAGAGTTTGTTGTTTGGACTTCTCTGGGTGCATGGTTTCAGTATCATCCAATAAATCAATTCTCTCTTCCCTCCATACTAACCCACTTAGAAAGCATTTATACTCATCATACAGATTTGCAACATCAAAGTTATTACAGAATGCCTCTCCTACCAGTTTAGATACATCAAACTCATCCTTCTTATTCTTAATTGGTAAACTCCGTCCAATTAGAGGAATATTAGTTTGTTTGTTTACCTCACAACAAATAGCAGCTACAACAGTGGAGTCAATGCCGCCACTAACCCCAAGAACCATAGCGCGAAGACTATGATTAACAAGATAATTTCCAGTCTCCTCAACGAGGGTTTTGAAAACTTTTTCATAATTTAATCTGTTCATACTTTTAATTCTTTTTTAAAGTAATATATGAATCCCACTAGTTCAACATATACCACAGATACTAATTCCCAACCCTTATCCCCATAAGCATTTAGCTCTTTGGGGGTAAGTTTGGAAATACTAGATTTTAGTGCATATCGCCAGGTTGGCATTTACTTAAAACTTACTAATAGTTTGAATACAGTGCTTAACCTCTTCAGTATCACCAGTATGTTTCCCTAAATCATCAGATAGTTTCACACAGTTGAATACTGGTTGGTTCTTATTCATACGACAAGAAGTCAGCTTCATAACAATATTAGATGGTTTAAATCCAGTGTCATTAGTAAGGTTAGTACCTATACCAAATGCACATCGGATTCTACCTCTGCAATATTCCTGGATTTCTTCCGCCTTATCAAATGTCAGTGCATTGCTGAAGATAATAGTCTTAGTAGATGGGTCAATTCCAAGTTCTTTGTATCTGGCAATAGCCTTCATTACAAATTGGAACTCATCCCCACTATCCTGCCTAATACCATCAAATAACTTAGCCTGCTTACGAGATAGATTCTTAAAGAATACATCTGTAGTATAGGTATCAGTTAATGCAATACCCAAATCGCCATCATATACATTAGTCCAATTCTCTAAAGCCATATAGTTAGCTTGCTTATAGCCATACATAGCACCATGAAACATAAACCATTCATGTGGATGAGTTCCCATCATCTTCATATCATATTTCATTGCAAAGTAACAATTTGATGTTCCTGTGCAGTAAATAGAATGTTCTTTGATGTATTTAATAACTTCATCCTGAACATTGAATGAATATCTTCTACGAGTGCCGAACTCAGAGAATGGAATACCACTCTTATTAGACAGACTAATCTTGGGAGCTAACTTCCCAATAACTAGCTGCATATCAATACAATGGTTTAGCATATGGTTTCTTAACTGAGACACAATAGCCAGGATAGGTACTTCATACAGAGTTACTCTATATAGATAATCTGTAACTGTGATGTGTAGATGCTTTTCTTCATCCAACCACACTCTTACTTTTCCAGCATCAAGTCTTGTCCCAGACAACCATTCCCAATACATGGGAGGAATGAACCTACAGTTATTAGTCATAAACTCCTGTTCATCCTTAGTAAGTTTAAGAGAGCCTAAGTTACACAACTCAATTCTCAGGTTTTCCAGAAATTCATCGGAATATTCTGTACTATCCCTATCAAAGAACTCAAATGTTCCAATAGAATAAGGGAATAGTTTCATATAGGCATACGAAGTTGTAAATTTATACAAGTCCGTATCTAAAATAGATTTTACAACCATCTCTTTATATATTTTATAATTTTATGCATTACTACATCAACTAACTCACATAAACCAATGCAAACAACAACTATATTCATTATGGGAAGAAGACAACAATAAATGAATGAGAATACTTCACGTTCATTCTCCTTGTGTACCATGTTAGGTAAGTACTTACCCATAAGAATAGCTATTGCTGATATTGATAAGTGAACTAGCACTAGTATGATAATTTTTATGACCATACCCTAACTCCATTACTTTCTACATATTCATTGAGTTTAACTCCTCCATCTAGGGAAGCTACACCATCAAGGAATATCATAGGGTTAACAGGGGCTAGGTTCTTCAAAGTTTCAAGTACGCAGAAGTCTCCTGCTAAACCACAAATTACTACTTGCTCATCTGGCTGAACGTCAACTCCTACCGATGAACTATAGATAGTATGGTACTGGACTTTAGCATTAGCTGGAGCAACCTTTATTCCATATTCTTCTGAAAGTGATAGAGTACCTTTAGTAATTACTTCATAAGGTATTCCAGCACCAATACAACCATATAGTAATAAATCATGTATAGCTGCACCCTTAGAGAACTGCACACAATGCTCATTCCACTCACCACCATTCCTTTTAAAGGAACAGTGGTTAGCTGGATGCCAATCGGCAGTGAATATCACCTCACCAATTTTCTTGTTCTCAATCAAATGAGAAATGTTCCACAAAGCCCTATCGGACCCAGGAACGTAGAGTGGTGCTCCCAGTAGACAGAAGTCATACTGGAAGTCCACAACTACTAGAGTAATTTTCTTTTCCATGCTACGAATATTGCTATTAGGATTGATACTAAGAAGAATCCTGCCACTAATGCAAGAGGAATCCATAATGGAGCAAATACCCAGAACCATGTTATGTTAGCACCAAATAGTTTACAAACTAACAGTACTATAAACAACAATCCAGGGAATCCAACTCCTCCTTGTACTACAACTTTATTATTCGACATCGAGGTATAAAGGTTTAAAAGTTTCAGTGTAAGTTTCATCTACTAAAGATACATTAGCCATTTTCATATCATCAAAGGTTTGCAGTGTATGCTCACCACTATGAATATGTCCACAGAATGTATATCTAGGATGTTTACGAAGCATCTCGTCAGCCAACCAAGGATTACCAGCATCCTCTTGGTCAAATCTCTGGTGGATAACACCAAGACCGCATAATTTAGGAGCATCGTGAGATATAACAATATCACACTCTGCTGGCATAGATTTATATGCCTTGATTAGAGTTTCAGGCTCATACATATAAGCCCAATTGCCAAAGATTTTACAATATGGAGTTCCCCATACTAAATAACATTTTCCACTCTCATCAATAATACAAGTCTCTTCATTATCTAACAACTCAAGTTTACCATTAGTTGGCTGCGTTAAGATTGAGTTAATCTTTAAAGGTTGCCTGTACATATTAGCTAAAGCAAAGTCATGATTGCCTCCTACCATAATAACAGACTCACACGGAAGATTATTAACCCATTCTGCAAATTCAGTCTTTAACCATTTCTCACTCTGAGGAATGTTTCTCTGCATACGTAATGGCATAATATCTCCACATATCAATACTGCTGTACACGGTTCTTCTATTTTAGGAAGAATGCCATGTAAATCAGACGTTACACAAATTCTCAAGGCTTCTTAGTTTTTAACGATTGGTCAATTTTGTGGGCTTTGCCATATACATTCTTAGTCCATCCATTCATGTGTCCTTTATTATTACCTATTAGACAACCTTTCTCACTATCTACTGCATAGACTTTATGAGTTACACATGAACCTCTTACTTTACAGAATACTACATCACCCACTTTACAATCTTCCCATTTAATAGGAGTAACCAAATGCTTCTCATTACTTTTATATAATGGAAGCATTGAGTTACCTGGTTCACTGGTAATGAATGATTCACCAGCTTCTAACCTTTTAATCTTCCTTAGAGTATTCGGGTTCATAACCTAATTCTATGTCCTCTCTATAGTCCTGAGCAGCATCTCTTAAGGCATCTTTGATGGTGCAAATAAGAAACGTTTGTCCATGCATTAGAGTACAGAATCCTTTAATTAGCTCCTCAGCAGTTGCATCATTATAAGGCAACTCCATAGAGAATACTCGTCCGTCAATTTCTAAAGATATTTTAGTCACTTAGTTTATACACTTCGTCAGGAATGGTGTGTTCCTTAACAGATTTCTCTACTCCTTCATCTATTTGGTGCTGAATCTTCTCCTTTACCTCAGTCCAAGAGATTGGAGTATAGTTGTTGTTATCTACACCTACATCATATTGATAGGGGAATAGATGAACTAACCTATCACAATCCAATCCAGAACTAGTCGGACCAGAGTGAACATGACCGAATAACTGCCATACAGCATCAGCATCGTTACGATATGAACCACCATAGCACAGGAATGGGTAATGATTCAAATAGATACTTCTCTTCTCTATCTGGATTTGCATTTGTGGTAACACCCCAACAAACTTATCCATATAACCCTGTCTTAGATTCTTTCTATCATGATTACCTATAATCAAGTAGATTTGTCCGTTTAGACGAGGGATAACACTATTCCATAATGCACTACCACCGAAGGCAAAATCTCCCAAATGGAAGACTGTACCGTCCTCTGGAACTACTTTATTCCAGTTCTCAATCAACTTTTCATTCATCTCCTCTACATCTTTAAACGGTCTATTACATAATCTAATTATGTTAGCATGACCAAAATGTGTATCAGATGTGAAGAAAGTCTTTTCAGGATTAAATTCAAACTTCTGTTCTTTCATCTTTATCAATTTTTATATCGTAACCAGTTTCTACAAATATATATGTAGACGGACTGAGCATCCTTCTATATTGGAAGGCATAAACTTTGTCCTCTAACAATATCGGAATTAGAGTGTGAGATACAACTAGAAATTTCACGTTACTCTTAGCTGGAATGTTAATAAGCATATTGTGTAATCCCACTTGATACCTTAAATCAAAGCCCTTATCAGCTTCGTCAAGAATCAATAGACACTTCTCATTCCAGTTGTCTTGGTTCTCTTGAACCCACTTACCTAGATTCTGTAACTGACGTTCACCATTAGATTTACGTTTCCAATAGAATCCACCATTTGTAATAGCTGCTTCTGCTGTAGCCATGTTGTCTAATGATAATGGGTCGTCAAATTCAGAACTAATAAAGTAAAACTTCTCAAAGTCAGTGTCAATTTCTGCCTTATCTTTCATACCACTAATCCCTGCATATCCAAGTTTATCCTGACGGCTGTCGCTAGCATTGTCGCACTGAAAGCTACGTATGATATTAATAAGTGTAGACTTACCACAACCATTTGGACCAACTATCAGATACCTATCTTGATTAGTAAAGTCAAACTTATATTCAGTATCCTTCTTTAAGGTTCTGAAATCTTCCTTTATCTTAATGTTTAGGTACATAAAATTAGCTCTTATGGTCTAGACTCCTAGTTAGGTATTCGATAGCCTCCAATTCTCCTCTGGTTAGGAGTAGTTGCTTCTCGTTAATAGTAACATCCCAACCTTCACCATTAGTCCACTCAGTAATCTCTATGAAGTCACCATCCTTAGCCAGATGGTCATATTTCCTTAACTTGTCATTGACTGACTTCCTCTCAGCAAATTCCATATTCTGTCTCCTTATAAAACTCTATTTGATAGTTATACTGCTTCTTTAATGCCTCATTAATATCAGTAAATACACTAGAAGGCATCTTAGTACCCTTTCTAGAGAAGTACGCAGGGTGATATACTTCAATAGTCTTTAAACTATCTACTATATCATTCTTAAATAGCTGTGCTTGACTACCAAATAAGACATAAACTATGCCATTGTTCTTATAACTAAGATTATGAATTAGTTTAGACACAAATGGCTTCCATAACTCAAAGTGTGACCCAACTCTTCCTACTTCACAAGTAAGGGCAGTATTAATCATTAATATTCCCTGTTTAGCCCAAGATTCCAACGTATTGTCAAACTCTATTCTGTTATGGGGAATTTTATAATTAATAGCTGCCTCTTTAACTACTTGAAGCGAAGGAGATAACCTATCCTCTGGAGTATCTTCAGAGTTACCGAATAATATTCCAGTAGCTACTCCCTTTTGTGGGTAAGGGTCTTGCCCTAAGAAAACTACCTTACAGTCTTCATATGGACAAGCCCTAAATGCTCTGAATATGTTTTTAGGAGAAGGACATAGAGTAGCTGAATTAGTCTTATTAATCCAAGTTACTACTTTACGTAGTTCTTGCTTATCAATAACATCAATCCAGTCTCCAAAGTACTCCTCTGCTTTCATTGCAATAAACCTCTTCTGATAAATTCCTCATGTAATGGTGCAGCTAACTCTCTTGCTTGAGGATGTGCATCATTAGCATCTCTTAGCTTAAAGAACCCTTCCCACTGTTCAATAGTACCAGTCATAACTAACTCGGTCTTTAAACTGTTGGGAAGAACTGCTCTAGCCTGTTGAGGTTTCCACCCACAGTATTGAACCAAGAAATTGTAAGTTCTTTCAGCTTCTAGTAATAAGTCTATAAAATACTCATGCTCAGATAGGTCAGTTCTAATACTGCAAGAAGAATCATTCTTATCAGTGAATTGCTGTTCCTCGTAGTCTAGCCAACTAGGTATGATGAACGTACATTCATTTCCGAACTTATCCTTATTATAGTTACAATACATTTGTTATGTTAAGGCTCTTTATCCTTAACTCTCCTCGTTTCCAAGGAGTATCGGACTATATCATCATCCTTTACAGGATGCCCAGCACTCGTGTCAGTGTTATATTCTATGTGTAGTATAAGGGACTCGAACCCTTGTAGTAGCTAACTCTCTTCCAGCATAGTAGTAGGTCTACCTATTAATGTAGTTTGCATACAACTACCTCTTACCACATATAGTTTCAACTGTTAGTCTCTGAACCTTCCAACTTTGTTAAAGGTTGGCTTGGCTGCTGATTAGCATGATTTAATACTTTTCTACAAAACTCATACAATTGTTCCATTGTCATAGTATGTTTACTTACATTAGCTTGGTAGGTTACCCATTGAACGTTACCTTCAATATATCCTTTAGAAGAATCTATTCTATCAAGAGAAGCTTCGTCTATACTAGGAATATAATCTCCAGTAATAGCACAGATTTGTTTTTGTTCTTGAAATAGATTCCATAGATATTCCATGGAAACCTCAAAAGCATATCCTCTCTTCTCTGCTGACCTTCTTAGTCTAGTATGTTCAGTAAGGGTTAAATCTCCAACTCTACCATTAGTTAAAGTTGTTTGTAAGGCTCTTTCCCTTTGAGCACACTTTTCACATTGAAAATCTCTATTCTCATAGAGAAGCTCTATAGGTAGTTTATAAGCTTCGGTTCCACAGTCACATCTAACTTTGTAATAGGCAGTAGAGTTTCTATATATTGGACCATCAATAACAGTCCAATGCTTATACTTGCTACCTATTTCCAACTTAGCTGTTCTTTTTCTTGCAGAGCAAGATTTACAGCTAGAAGATTTACCGTTTCTTAATGCCGAAGCATTTATCTCATTTACAGCTCCACATTTACATTGACACTGTATATACCTAGCTTTGTTTCTAGACGGAATATCTGTATTTATAACAGTCCAATCTCCAAATTTATCGCCTACTTTAATATCCAATTTTCTCATAGTTACAATTCTTTTATGATTATTACTATGACAAAGATAATGATAAATTTGGATATATCCAAACTTGTAGAAAAGATTTTAATAAATTTTAGCCTTCCAGCAATTCACTGGGTTATTCATAAATAATTACTTATTTAAGCCGCCATTATCATTCGACGGGTGCTTTCCTGAGCAAAACTAAATACTCTATGCCTTACAAACTCATGACTAACTCCCCTATCACAAGTAAACTTAACAGTTATACGTTTAACGTGGTGCTCTGTTGGCTCACATTGGTATTTAAGGTCATCAAGCCAATCATTTTGCAATAGTACCCTGTAATTAGTAGTAATATATGCACATGTATGCCCATCGAACTTATCCTTATATTCCTGTGGCTCACCACCACACAAAGGTTCATTACCTATAGTTACTGTAGAATACTTGTTGAAATGGTATTTGTTAGCCATATTCATGGAGCCTTCCAATGTTATACTATACTTTAGGTATACAGTACCATGCTCAACCATTGCAGTATGACCACGTTTAACAAGCATATCTACAAACTTAGGAGCACTTTCTTCAGTAATCTTGTCTTCTGACTTATAACAAGTCCTACCACATCTTTCTATATGTTGTAACAGCCCATCTAGTCCAGGCTTTTGTTCTAGTATTTCAAATGACGGTTTTATCAGTCTCATTCAGCTACCTCTTCGTAAGTTTTCTCAAATATATCTGGCTTACAAGGATAGAACTCTCCATTCACTCCCTTAATGATATAATCTCCTACAGAGGCTTTCATAGTACCTTCAAGAGTTTCAATATACATATAAGGATTGTCTGCATCTTCATAGCTTATCACTATGGTATCTCCTCCTAGAAACTCTTGAATTTCTATAATGCGGTCAGCATCATCTATGAATTGTATAGCTTCAATGACTACTGGTTTCTTCCTATATTTCATTTCTTAACTAATGAGTCCCTCCAATCATCCCAAGCCTTATACTCAGCACGTTTTTGCTGGATAACTTTCCAAGATGTTTTAGAGAGTGTAGAGTTATAATAAGTAGTATCTTGTGTTACTTCTTTACCAAGCCATTGAGGTTTTTCAAATAGCATATCCTTGCGTGGTAACTCTATCTCAGCAATGATTAATCCTTCATCCTCACCATGAAACTCATCGACTTCCCATTTAAGCATACTATCCTCACATGGAATAATATAACGAGTTTTATGGATTACTCTGTCGCAAGTGAACGAGAGTAATTCCTCTGCATCCTTTTTAGGAATTGGAATTTCATACTCCAATCTTGCTAAACATCCGTTGGACTTTATGATAACCCATGCTTTCTCATCTCTTATAGATACCCTAGCTTCTCCATTGCTAGAAGTTCCTACATATCCCTGACGAATATCCATAATTCTGACAGCACTCTGTTTAAAAGTACTGTCAGTAACTATGAATTTTCTTTCTATCTCAGTGTGCATCAATCCTCTTCAGATTCTTCTTGACACACCTCATCAATTATCTTCTTTATGATACGAATATCACTATCCTTACAGTAATCTTCAACGAAGACTCTAAAGAAATCTTCATCCATTCTCTGCCAGAACTCACTTAAGAGGTCTTCATCTTCAATAAGACCTAGAACCTGAGATACTTCAGGCTCTACATCAATTACTGTACACAAGTCTATATACTTACCCATATTAATGAATCCAATGGTCCCCAATCTCCACATCAGCACCTAAATGTGCTCTTGTACAGAATGGTTTACCTGCACTTACCATACACTTAACTAATATATCTGCAACTTCTTCTGAAATTTCATCTGGAGCTTCAAGGTTAATTTCATCATGTACTGGAATACAATATTTAACCTTAAATAACAAGCCATTCTTCAATAACCAGTTGAATAGCTTTATAGATGCTAACTTAAAACACAATGCACCAGCAGCCTGAATCGGATAATTAATAGATTGCTTCTCAGACTCAGCTTTACGTCTGGCTAACCGCCTGACACCTTGTACTGTATCGCACTCAGGATTCTCCTGCTTCATTTCTCTATAATATGCCCAGAAATCAGGGTCATCTTGCTTTTCCATTTGCATCTTAAGCTCGTCATAATCATAGATATATGCCTTGTGTCCAGTAATCTTACTTAATAAGATATAACCTTTACGCATTACATCTACTCTTCTGAAATCTTGATACCTCTTCAATCCAGCAAAACCAGACATATAGTTCTCATAGATTTCTTTAGCCCTTTTAGCATCAAGACCATAGTTTCTTATCAAGGTACTATCCTGCCCACCATAATTGAAACAGAACTCATATCCTTTAGCTTCTTGTCTTAGGTCTTTAAAATTCTTCTTAATATCCTTTAGAGGCATGTCTCTTGGGATTTGTTGGAATACCATCTTGGCGGTTAGACTATGTAAGTCACCACTACCATTAGTAAGCTCTTCCAACATAGCTTCGTCGTTAGCCATAGATGCCATTAGATAAGATTCTTGACCACTATAGTCAGCAGAAATCCATCTATTCCCCTTATCAGATACGAAGCAAGCTCTAGTTTGAGCATCATGTGGTAAATTCTGTAGATTAGGTTCTGTTGAACTTAACCTTCCAGTATCCGTTCCTAACTGGTTGAAATTGGCGTGTATTCTACCAGTTACAGGATTAATCAAGTTTAAGAACTTCTGACCAAAGGTATTAACAATGATTGCAGCTTTCTTATACTTTATATATATTGGAATTAAAGGACTTTTAGATGCCTGTGGTTCTACCACTTTAATATCCACAGACTTCTTGTAGTGCTTAGTCTTCTTATCCAATACTTTGAGGTTTAATCCCAATTCCTCAAATAATGGAATTACTTGCTGGGAACTAGTCCAATTTATATGACATCTTGGCTTAGTGTCAAATCCATTGAACAAATCACCTTGTATATTTACAGAACAATACTTACTAGAATATTCAGATTCCTCTACCCATTCGTTCAATTCTGCTTCATATTTTTCAAGGTTGTTGAGGTTAGTAGCCATTTTAATTTTCCACTTATCAACGTCTAATTTAGCTCCACAGTACTCTATATATGCTAAGCATTTAACAAACTCATTTTCAAAGTCGATAGCCTTTAATAAGCCTTTCTTTTCTAATTCAACAAGTTGTTTATCTCTAATCTTACCCAGATAAGAGACATCTCCTGCAGCATACACAATAACATCTTCTGTTAGTCCAGTCTGTATAATCTTACCTCGTACAGACTTATCCATATCTACTCCTAGATAATTGATACTGGCAGCCTTCAAGCTCATCTCATGCATACCTGCTGGATAGCCTAACCATAATAGCTTCTCGGCTAGATAACCATCATAAACCCTTAATGGAACAATTCTTTGATGGTATAGGAACTTCAAGTCAAACTTGATATTCCAGCCCAAGAACATTCTTTGAGGACTTTCCATATACTCCTTAAACAGGTGTATATCCACAGATGTACAGTCAATAACTACTTGAAATTCTGCACAACCAAGTTGAACGGTTAACAATTCCTTAGTATACGGGTCTAAACCCATAGTTTCAGTATCCAGCTCTACTACGTTGAGAGGTGCTAATAATTCTAAAGCCTCTTCTGCACTAATGACTTTATATCTGTCAGATGTCCAGAGAGACTGCTGCTTGGTTACTAAATATATCATTAATATATAGATATGTCTACATCCTTAATATCAATATCTCCAAGCTGTGATAAAGCTGCAACAAGACGTTGTTTGATGTCTTCCCTAGCTTCATCTGTGTCCAGGAAACCATAGTACTCATACCATGCAATACCCTTAACACCTAAATCAAATTTAAACGTTTCTTCCTTAACATTGTAAGGAGCAAAAGGGTCATTCTCAGCCCCTAACGGTAAATTACTCATTGTGTTCTGCTTTTATAAATCCTAACGAGTAATCTAATACAGTACTTATTTCTAAGCCTTAAACAGTTGCATAATATAACAGAGTCGGATTATCTTTCTGTATATCAATAGAATCCATATTCCTAACCGCCAGCTGTTGCTGGAATTGTTGAACATCAAATCCTATAGTTATAAGATGATAGCCATGTAGTGTAGGTATTGTATGCATGACCTTTTGCTCAGAAACACCTCTACAACCATTGATAATTTCAATGACTGTCTTTAGATATTCAGGGTCTTTAGAGTCCACATCAACTACCCATAATGGTTTGTATCCTCTAGCTCTAGTTCCACCACAAGCACTATCCCATACTCTATAACCCTGATATGAGTTACCTTCTGAGACTAGTTTAGCATATTGCTGGATTGAAGCCAAAGCTACCTCCTCTGCATTCCTCCTATTAAGATGGATATATGCTCTAGCATTGTTCTTTAAACAAAGCTCTTTAATCTTTTCTTTCTTGGTTAAGAATTGTTCCTTACTAAAGATATAGTAAGTTTTAACAGTTCTATAACCATTGTTGCCTATTTGAGTAATATTCCCATCCTTCTTACGTTGAATAATTTGTAAGAAATAGAACTCATCTTGGTTATTAAACTCCAAGATATTCTCTATCTGGTCAAAGTTATCAACTACTGTAAGACCACTTAGGCATCGTTCACAGAAGTCATAGCCGCTATGTTCCTTACGATACCTATCGAATGGAATATTCTGCTCCATAATGACGCTGCAGCCATCACAGACTACAGCACCATTTCCTCCATTAAACTTATACATTATCTTTATTTGAATATAGTAATACATCATCTTTAGCTGAGTAGATTTCATGCGTGGCACGACCTCCATTCTCCTGAGGACTCAGATAATCATCGTCCTCGTAGAACTCTTCCATATCAGTACAATCCACGTCTCCATCCTTAACCAGCTTTACAGCTTCCTCTAATGTTTCAGCTTCTACGTCATAGGTATATCTACGCCAAGTAGCTACCTTTACATCCTCATACAATTGAAATTCCATAATCAGAATCCAGTTTGTGTAGTGAAGAAGTTTACATTACCAGTACCAATGATGTGAGCTTCTCCCTCAGCATCATCAATATAGTATTCTACTTCACCATCAAAGTCCTTAATCAGTGTAGTTGTCCATAGTCTATTGATATGATAATCAAAGTTCGGATTGTACTTTAATACCTCATCCAATAAGAATACGGCAACCATACCAGCATCTGCACAAAATCCTCCAATATTCTTTAAATCGACAGTAGCACTGAACATCTTATCATCGTAGATTTTACTTTGAACAGAGTCCTCACCATACTGTTTTCTTAATTCATATTGTTTCCTTTGAAGTTCGCAAAGCTCTTCTAACTGTGCAGCTACATCTTTACGAGGAGTAGACCAAGTAGTACAACTCCAATCACCATAGATAGTTGATTCAGAAATGTAGTTACTAAAGCCTAGTACTTCCATATTATCACCATAGTCACACTTTCCCCAATCATCATACTTATTTGTAAAGGAGCGATACTCGCTCATTGCTTTATCGTAAGCTTTTATATCTTCAGTGTATTTAGGATATGCTGGGAAAGGTATACCTAATTCCTTTGCATAATCTTCTGGACTTTTAATTATATAACATGGGTCTGTTATGATAATATCACCCGTGAATTTCATGTACCATACGATTTAATTGTTCATACGACAAATCTCTCTGATATATCACACTGATAGGACTTATTCCAGGACCTAGAGTCTCAATTAAATGAAATCCATTCTCCTCTGTGATTAAGGAATCTTTCTCAGATACACAGCCAGTATATTTCTGACCATAGTCCCCTTCAATCTTCTTAGTTGCAGGATTAATATCTCCCCAATCTGCTGGATGCCCATTACCTATTGGTTCAACATAGTATGTTTTACCAGTAGTTAAGGATTTAACAATGAATCTTCCAGTTTCATCAGTATTGGTTAGAAACCTCTTTTTAACATCGTCCATAAGCTAGTCTCTTGGAACTACATCCAAGTCAGTTAGATAAAAGTATTCATCATCTTTAGGGAAATATCCTTTAACTTCAGCATTCTGACCACTTAGGGTATGAATCATAACTTCCCTATCTTGGTCAAATTGCTTGAGGATTTCAATCAGTTGTCCTACTAACATTGCCATTAGAATTTCCCTTCATTAGGCTGAAGACATAGTAAGCCCTGTTCTCTCCACATCTTGACACACTTATAATTGTCTTCAAGAACAAATTGAACATTATACTTACCCTCGATATTGTCTTTATAGATTTTCTTCTTACAATCAGCTCCAGGACTATAATCCTTAACTGGTCTAAAGAATAATTCATCTACAGCAATATCGTGCATAGCCAACCATTTCTTAGTAGCTGCTATAATCTCTGGAGTGCCTTCTCTACCAGTAACAATAAAGACTTTGCACTTCTCATACATACGCCTAACAAGGGCACAAGTTCCTTCTATGGCTACATCATCCAGCATACCCTCAGCTGCACCTTCTCCATAATAAGGTCTACCTGATGTATTTAGGCATAAAGTAGCATCCATATCAACTAATATGACAGGACGACCACCATCAACATGCTTAGGACTCTTCTTTAACATACTCTTAATATCTTCCTGGATAATAAAGTCACGATACCTTCTCCAAGTTGCTTTAATAACTTTCTCTCCTATTGGATTAGGTCTCATGGCATCACGACGAATACACTCATCAACTGGAATGAAGAAGTCTTTGTATTCAACCTCATACTTCCAATCATAGGTATAATTCTCGTTGAAATCCTTAACCGTCTTCTCTAACTCTACACAAGTCTTAGGGTTAAGGTTCATGTTATCAACTACAATATTATAACCTTTCTCCATACCATAAGCTAGTACAGTGTTATATGTTGCAGTAACAACCTTCTCTCTGTTAGGAACCCAATAGTCACCTAACATATTACGAATATCATCGTTATTGAATCTAATTCTATGTTCTGGGTCTTCATGACACCATTGTTTAGCCCAAGTAGATTTACCTGAGCCTTGGATACCTCTACAGATTATTAACTGTCTTGTTTCCATTATTTCTCATTAGTTGGCTTAAGCCAGATGCTAGTTTCGTTAAAAATATATTCATCTAAACCTACAAGGAAAAGCCACATCAGTGTAGCATGAGTATCATACTTAAAGCATTTTAGTAGTTCCTCTCTGATTCTGTCTTCAGATACTACTTTCATCTTAGTATAATAATCATAATTTTCTATAGCTGAATGAACTTCATCACTAAAGTCAAATCCCTTAGTAACAGCAAACCTGACTCCTCTGATTATCCTTAAAGGGTCATCATCGAAGGTTACGACTGGGTCAAGGGGAGTTCTCAGAATCCTATCCTTTAAGTCTTCCATACCACCAAAGTAATCTATGATTTCACCAGTATCAGGGTCTTTAGCCATAGCATTAACAGTAAAATCTCTACGAGATAAATCATCATATAGATTACCTGGTTCTACTATAGGAGTCCTAGTACCTGGAACATACCCTACTTCCTTCCTAGCCATTACAAAGTCTGCTACACCTTGATACTTGTATCCCTCTGGGAACTTAGCACGTATGGTATAACATTCTGGAGTTACTAAGAAGATTTCAAACTTCTGTTCTTCCAAGTAGCTTTTCAATGCCTTAAACATTAACCTAGCTGGACTAAGCTGAGCTTCACATGGATGAATTTTACTGTACACTGCTTCGGTAGGTACAGCAACATAATCCACGTCCTTATTAGTAAGACCTAAGAGTTCATCTCTAATCTTACCGCCTACTTCATAAAATTTAAAATCACCAATCATACATACAACCAATTACTCGATTCTCTTTAACGAAGTCATATAATTCATTAATGCCTTCTTCGTAAGACATTTCAGACCAACTAGCATATTCATGATTCCCAAAATTATGTGGATACATGTGGTTCATATAATAGATAGTTGAATATCTATTAAAATAATCGTAGTCATCCATAAAATCTGGAAGACATATCCACTCTGCTACTGGTAATAACTCATTATCAGTTAGCATAGTCAGTGCTTCCTCTTTAGTTATGTCTCCAGACTCAGCGGAACAAAATACAGCATCAGCAGTTCGAGCTGCAGTTTTGGAAACTTCGTCTCTAAGTGATGAGAGTTGTGCTAATAAATCATCCAACCTTTCAGCTGTCTTTTCCATAGATTTCTCCTCCATACTCTTCCCACTCTTCGTCGTCACCTTCGAACTCTTCAATAGTGAAATTATAGTACTGAGATTCATCTACCGTCTCCCACAACTTATCCCAGTCTGAATCTTCCATTTCATCTGGGTCATAGCCTTCCTCTTCTGCTATATCAGCCTCACATCCATATGACTGGAAGTTATCATAAGCTAACTGGTCAGCTATTTCATCTAACTCAAGCTCACTCTCAGCTTCTGCTCTGAAAGTGTTTTCCATACCGCACCAATATGTGCTAACGTGTATTAGAAACCTCTTCATTATTTAACAAGTTTAGAAATACTGATGTCTTCTACCATCATATAATCATTAATCTCGTCCTCTATGTAATTAGCTTCATCTAAGGCTTCTATCATTAGAGCCTCTGGAATGTCGTCTAATGTATTGAAAGTGGGTTCATCAGAACGCCTTTGGTAGTCATTGACTAACTCTAGCAATTCCAAATCATCCACTTCCATTACATATTCAAGCTTAAATTTCACTTTATGATTCAGTTTCAATGTCCACTTCACCCTTATCCAGTGATTTAGATTCTCCTTCCAAGAATTTAATACACTTCAGCTTATAAGCTTCGGATAGAGAGTTTTCAATCTTAATAACAATTCCCTCGTGAGGAACTTTGTTATTACAAGTTGGAGATTCACACTCCATGAAGAAATTCTTATCACTAGCCAACCTCTGTAGGAAGTTCTCATTCCAATGCTCTGAAACAGAGAGGTCAGGATATAAATCCTTAGCATAGCCATAATAATATTCTTCTACAGGCTTTAAGCCTTCTTTAACACACCATTGTTGTACTTGGCGTGCACTAAACTCATATACACGTCCATCAGGATTAGTATAGGTCAAACGATAGATTTGTACTCCAAAGTTCTCACCATACTTATACAATGTATACGACCCATCACCGTTATCAATTGCTTCACGCTTTTCAGTAATAGATAGATGTCTGCTGGTACGAGGAGGTTCAAATCCGTAGTCAAATGCTTTACCACCTAACTTTTGGATTGCACCACCGTTGGGTAGGAAACCTACTATCTCGTAGTAAGCAGTCATACCTTTCTGTAGATGAGGTCTGACAACATCATCTGCATACTTCCACACATCTACTCCATAGAAACCACCGTTAGTAGTTCCATTGTAGTATGGATTCTTAACTACTGAACGAGAAGACCATAGGTAATCATATCGAGTATCATCTATCTCTTTACGAGTTAGGAACTCGAATACTTTCTCATACCATTTCTTAGGTCTTTCACACAATACATAAGCAGATATACCAGAGGTTCCATGAACCTTAGCAGTAATACTTATAATATCGTTAGGATGAACAGCTGACGGGCACTTCTTAATGAGTGTAGTATCATAATGAAACCTAAATTGAGTATCAATTACTTTCTTTACTTTCTTTAGGTTTCTCTTTATCTTACCTCCCTCTCTGGGCTGACCAGGAGTATAAGTAACTCTGGGAACATATTTCCTACATATGATTTCTCCATCTACAGAGTCAAACTCAGTACCTGGAGCAACCTTATGTACTACCTCACTCTTCTTACCAATTAAAGTAAGCCAGTTGTATAGATATGTAATAGGAGTAATGAATCCTTCAGAAGGATAACCTTGTAGCTTGATAATCTTCACTCTACAATTATCTTCAAAGAATCCTGCTTGTTCCTTATCAAGGTTCCTAGTCTTGTCTCTAAAGAGGTTATTGGCAGATAAGAATCTATCATCAATAGCACATTCTATAGGGAAGTAAATATATGTACCAGGGTTGGTATCAATACTTACTGCAATAGAATAACCATCAATTGTACAGCATTTTAATCTCTCACACTTTGGATTAGGATGTTTAATAAACTCCTTAATCTCTACAATCTTGGCAGCATAATTTCTGTTAAATTTAGGTGATTGAGTTAATTGCA